ATTAGTATTTGATAATTCGAATTCAAATGCTGAAGGTGCATCAGCTGTAGTTTCTTCTCTAAAGGGTAAGACAATAACATCTATTGCATCATCAACTATAGAATATTCTAATGCGGTTCTAACCTGGGAAGATAAAAATAAAGCAAGAGTTTATATTACACCATTCCATGTATTAAATAATCGTGATATTGTATCAATATCTGGTCTATCAACATTTGTTCCAAAAATAGCTGGAAATAGACAGGTATCAATATCAACAGATAGATTTACCGTATTTAAAGATATTCCATCAAATCCAGTTACTCAATCTGGTTTAGTAACAGACATTTATATTTCTACTATACCAAATACCCTTTCTATAGGTTCAAGTATAGGAATAGGTACTGAAATAATGTCAGTACTAAATATTTTTTCGGAAAGAAAATTATTAAGAGTTAAAAGGGGTGTAAGTGGGACTTCTCACACAACTAGCACTTTGGGATTTGTATATCCCAACTTTATTGAAATTGGATTACCATTACAATATTTTGATTCGGATTTAAATTCAAAGGTATATTTCAATCCAAATCAGTCTGTTGGTGTTGGTACAACATCTGGAGTTGGAGTAGCAGTTACTTATTCTCTAGGAGAATTAAATTATCAAATAGATATTCCTACACAAAGCATTTATTTACCAGATCACCCATTTAAAACAAATCAAAGACTTATCATTAGGAAGAAGAGTGGAGATCCTATTTCTGTTTCAAATACAGAAACTTCATCACCATTTAATTTGCTAAACTCTTCATTTGAATATGTCTATGCTATTAACAAATCAAAAGACTACATTGGTATAGTAACTCAAGTTGGTCTAACGACAAATACTAAGGGTTTGTTCTTTAGAACAAATGGTTCTAATAATTTTGAATATTCATTTGAACCAACATATAATCAAATAACATGCACCATTCAAAAAAATGATGCCGTTGTATCAGTATCCACAGCACATGGACTTATTCCAGGTGATTCAGTTACTTTAAATGTTGTTCCTAACCAATCTGTAGGTATTGGAACTTCTACTGCGGTTAAATTAAAATTTGCGTCAGATATTCAAAAGTTATTGGTTAATCCAGTAGGTTTCAATTCATATCGTGTTAATCCAGCATTAGATACAATAAACATAACATCACATTCATATAAAACTGGTGATAAAGTTTATTATTCAGCATCTGATTTAGTATCTTCTGGGCTATCGACGGGAGTTTATTATGTTTATAGAGTAGATAAAGACAATATCAAATTAACAATAACTTATGAAGACTCCGTATCCAACCCACCAGTAATAGTTTCAATTGCATCTACTGGTGGTTCTAATCAAGCATTGTCCTTAGTTAATCCAAAATTACAACCAATCAAAGGAAATAATTTAGTATTTGATCTAAGCGATTCTTCATTGAGTGGTTACAATTTTAATCTATACTCAGATAAAGACTTTAATAACAAATTTGTATCAATAGCAAATACTTCAATCATATCAACAATTGGTGTTGGAACAGTTGGGGTGACTAGCACTGCTAAACTTACTTTAAATTATTCAGAGTTACTTCCAAATTCTCTATTTTATAATATTGAAAAATCTGGATATATTTCTACAGCTGATGTTAGTGTAAGAAATTATTGTGAGATTTCTTTCATTAATAGTTACTATAATCAAAATTATTCTGTTGTTGGTGTAGGAACAACTACGTTTATTGTCTCACTATCATCACAACCAGAAAATACTTTATATAACCAAAATAATACTTCTGCTCTAGAGTATTCTACCACCTCAAAAACAGCATCTGGACCTATTGACAAAATTTCTGTTAATTTTAGTACAAAAACTTATAAAACTTTACCTGGCATAACAAGTATCATCACTGATAATGGAAGAGATGCTAATTTATTTGTAAAATCTAATGAAATAGGTAAAGTAAGAGATATAAGAATTATAGAACAATCTTTTGAATATCCTTCTGATAATACTCTTAGACCTGAAGCAAATATTCCACCAACGATTAAATTAAAAGATTCATTAACAATTGATAGCATTGAAGTTATTGATGGTGGTAGAAATTATAGCTCCGCACCAGAAATTGTGATTGTTGATGACGAAACTGGGGAAAAGGTTAATAGTGGAATATTAGTTCCAAAAATAAATTCAAATTCAATATCATCTGTTGAAATTTTTGAATCTCCAACTGGACTTAGTTTCAACTCAAAAACTTTATTTACGACTAATAACTCAAATGGAGTCGGTATTTCCACCATACAATCATCTGCTTCTGGCATAGTAACTTGTTTCTTAACTACACCTCTAGTTGGATTTACGACTAACGTGTTTAATGCGGGAGACTTAATTTTTGTAGAGGGTATTACAAAAAATGGAGTAGGTGGATCTGGATTTAATTCCGAAGATTATGGATATACATTCTTCACTGTTTCTTCTTATGAAAATCTTATACCAGCTATAGTTAGATTTAATCTATCTGGATATACAGCAAATCCAGGAATTGCTGATACAATACAAGGTTCTTATGCGACAATTACAAAATACTCAAACTATCCAAAATTCAAAGTAAATCAAAAGAGAACTGAATTTTTAGTAGGGGAGAATTTATATTTAAATAATCTACCTTCAGATCTTTACATTTCTGCAGTTCTAAAAGATTATATCAAAATATCTGGTAGAGATTCATTTAAAGAATCTGACATTGTTAGGGGAACAGAATCTGGTTCTGTGGGAACTATTTCGGAAATTATCCATAGTAGAGGTAAATTCAATGTTGGATATGGAGTAACTGCTTCTCTTGGTTGGAAAACAAATAGTGGGCAATTAAATAATGATATTCAGGTTTTACCAGATAATGACTATTACCAAAATCTCTCATATTCTGTAAAGAGTACAATCCAATATAAAGACTCAATTGATACAATCAATAGACTTTTACATACAACTGGACTTAAAAACTTTGTAGATACTGAAATTATATCTAATAAAAAAGTCTCGATCGGATCTACTTCTGTAGATGGTCTAATAATTTATGATGTAAGTGAAGATAAGAGAGTTGATACAATCTACGGATTTGCATTATCAAAAGATACTTCTACTCAAAATGGGACATCTAAGTTCTTAAAGACTTTTAATAAAAAGTTTGTAGATGGTTTGATTTGCAAAACAAATAGAGTTCTATCAATAGATGATGTTAGCGATCAATTTACAAATAAAGAAAATGTATCAGATACATTTATTGATTTGGATGAATATACAGATTCCTTTGCAAGATTCTTAGTTCAGATTAGAAATACCTCAGGAACTCAAATAGCACTATATGAATTATTGCTGATGTATGATAATAACCAGGAATCAGTATTTACTCTAAGAAAGGGATATTTATCAAATACTGGACTTGGTATAACATTCTCTCCTGGATTCGAAACTGATGCATTAACTACTATATGGAAAGAAGAGGAATTTGCTGATGTAACTGGAAATATTGATACATTTGATGTTCTTTCCCTGAGATTTACACCAAATGATCCATATGATACTGATTATGACATAAAATTTATTAAGGAAGTTTTAAATCCAAATGTTGTTGGAGTTGCATCAACTTCTATTGGTCTGGTTAAAAACCTATCTACAAATACTTTAGTTTCTGCTGGTTCTACTGCAACTATTTTTGAATATCCAGCTAATCAATATGATGCTGTCCATTCAATGTTCCATATTTCTAACTTGAATGATAATACAATGAATTTTGTGGAAGTTTATTTGAGTCATGATGGAACAAATACTTATCTAGCAGATTATTACTTTGATTCTAATTCTTCTGAAGGAATATCTTTTAATGATTTTGGAGAATTTGATGCTTCTTTAGTGGGTGGGACATTAACATTAAAATATACAAATCCAACTACGTCTCAAGTTAGAGTATTAACTAATGCAGTTGGATTTGGTTCAACATCTGCTGGAATTGGAACAATTAGATTTATAAATGATTTCCAACCAGAAGGTACGGAGAGAAGTGCAAAATACCAATCCAATTATGTTGTTGGTACTGGTGTTACAACTATCCTAACATGTACATCCTCAGAGATTACATCAATCAAATCTTTAGTTAGTGTTAGCTATGGTTCAACATATGCACTACATCAGATACTAACAATCAATGCCGATGGAACCGATGTATTTTCTACACAGTATCCTTTCTTATCGGTTGGAAGTACCACGGGTATTGGTACTTTTGGTGCAGATATTTCATCTGGCAATGTTCGAGTAAGATTTTTCCCAGATGCATCAGTAACTGGTATAGTTACTATTAAGTCATATAATGAAATAATTTATACCGATTTAGATTTAGAAAATTCTTACCCAGAAATAACCTATGGATTTAATAGAACACAAAGTATCGGAATAGGATTATTTGATTCATTTAATAGTAAGAGAATCAATAAAACGGAATTTGAACTAGAGTATAATAACACTCCAATTTTTACAAAAGAATTTAATCCTCAAGATAGTTCAATTTTAAACCCAGCAACAGGTAAATTCACAATTCCAAATCACTTCTTTAGTACTGGAGAAGCTTTAATTTATAAACCTGGTTCTACTATTGCTGGAGTTTCTTCTGCGCCTGTTGGCATTGGTTTAACTGCAGATTCTGTTGGAGTAGTGACAAACAGACTTCCATATAGAGTGTGGGCTATTAAAGATAATAACACCGAATTTAGAATTGCAACAAGACCAGAATATGCAACCGCTGGAATTTCTGTAACTTTCACGACTTTAGGTAGTGGAAATGCACATATATTTGAGATGGTTAAGAAAAATGAAAAAACCATAATTGCAGTTGATGATGTCATTCAGTCTCCACTCGCTTGGACCCCAATAGTATATACAGTTGATGGTAATGGTGGTTTCATTGGAACAGGAGAAACTGTTTTCTCAATCAGTGGAATTTCTTCAATTGTGACTGGTGATATTATTAGAGTTGAAGATGAGTATATGAAAGTCGCTGGAGTTGGACTAGGAACTACCAGCACTGGTCCAATATCTACGGGCATGATTAAATTAGTCAATGTTGAAAGGGGATTTGTTGGTACAGTAGCTACCAGTCATATGGATGCTTCAACAGCTAGAGTTTATAAAGGTTCTTACAACATTGTTGGAAACAAAGTATTCTTTACAGATCCACCAAAAGGAAGTGGATTAGTAACTTTAGATGATAGCGGACTTCCAAGACCATTTTCTAAATTTAATGGTAGAGTTTTCTTAAGACAAAATTATGAAAATAATTTAATATATGATGATATTTCCCAAGACTTCACTGGTATTGGGCAGACTTTTAGACTTACTATTGCTGGCGTCAATACTAGTGGTATTGAGACTGGAAGTGGATTAGTTTTAATCAATGGATTATTCCAGACACCAACAACTGTAAATAATGCGGGTAATAATTTCTTATATGGAGAAAGTGCTGGAATATCCAGTATAACATTTACTGGTATTACATCTACTGATGGAACAAAAGTTACATCTATTTCGGATGTAAATCAAAATCAATTCCCAAGAGGCGGTTTGATTGTTTCTCTTGGATCAACAAATGGATTAGGTTTTGCACCCCTTGTTGGTGCTTCTGTGACTGCTGTGGTTGGTGCAGGTGGTTCGATTGTATCTGTTGGATTGGGTAGTACAGATATTCTTGGATCTGGATATAATGGACTTACAGCAATTGGTGTTAGTGTTTATCAACCTGGACATACTGGAGTAGCAGCTTCAATTAGAGCCAATGTTGGAGCTGGTGGAAGTCTATCATTTACTGTTATTGTTGGTGGAAATGGATATACAGCAAATCCTGATATTTTAGTTTCCGAACCAACTTATGAAAATCTACAAATCACTGGGGTTTCTAGATTAGGAATTGGATCTACTACCACTACTGGACTAAATGCATTAATTTCTTTAGAAGTCGGTCCAAATTCAAATCCAATAACTTCTGGAAGAAATGCAGATGCTGCAAGATTGATTCTTGCAAATAAGACGTTAATTGGTGAAGTTGCTGTAGGTAGAATGTTAGCGGCATTCCCAGCATTTACAGTTCCAGGTGGAAATCAAAATTGTATTGATGATATTGTTGATGTTTTAGAGTGTATTACATACAATCTCCAATATGGTGGTAATGACTCAGTATATGATGCTGGTAAGATTTATATCGACAATGCGTACCTTGCTGGAGAGGAAGCAGAATCAATCTATGCATTCCAACAAGCAAGAGATATGGCAATTCAAGCCATGAGAAATGAGTCTATAACCATTGGTGGGTACTCTAGTGAAACTCAAGTCTTTGATTATACTATTGAAGGTGATATTTCTGAATTACCTGGAGTATATAACCCTGGAGATTGTGCTGATGTTGCCTCAGCAATCACAACATTTGTTGGTATTGTAACATATGCTGTCGGTCTAGGAACAATACCTGGTTCAAGAACTATCGCGCCAGGATCACTATTTGAAGTTTCCAAATTCATTATTAATAGACCTGGATATGCATTTGAAATTGGAGATGTATTTAAACCAGTTGGTCTAGTTACCGCGAAAGGTTTGGTTTCTCCAGTAGCAGATTTTCAATTAACAGTCCTTGATGTTTATTATGATAAATTTGCATCATGGCAATTTGGACAATTAGACTTTATTGATTCAATTAAACCACTTCAAAATGGAACTCGCTCCGTATTCCCACTCAGATACAATTCCGAGCTAGTGAGTTTTGAAAAAGATGAGAAAAATAATGATTCCGCACTCATAGATTTAGATGCTGTCTTACTAGTATTCTTAAATGGTGTATTACAAGAACCAAAATCTGCTTATATATTTGATGGTGGTTCTTCAATTCAGTTTATTTCAGCACCTAAAGTTGAAGATAATATTTCCATATTCTTCTATAATGGAACTAGAGGTGTTGATAGCGAACAGACTGATATTTTAGAGACGATAAAAATTGGAGATTCAGTATTTGTTAATAGGGCAAATGGAATTTCAACGTCATTGTCTCAAATTTCTCAAAGAACTGTTTATGATATCCCAACTTCAGATACACTAGAGACAGATCTTTATCAAAATATTGGAATTGATGAATTTAATTATCGCTCTATAGATTGGTCTAAGCAGAAAAGAGACTTAATTATTAATGGTGATATTGTTTATAAAGATAGGGATTCTTTAGAGGGTCAAATTTATCCAACAGCAAGAGTTATTAAAACAATTCAATCTGGAGATAATGAAATATTTGTCGATAACGCTAGATTCTTTAATTATGAAGAGGATGAATCCAGTATTAACATTCCATCATTTGATGCATTAATAATTGAAGATAAGTCTCCAGTTGCTGCTGCAATTTCTGCAACAGTATCAGTCGCTGGTACTATATCTGGATTAACGATAACCAATGCGGGATTTGGATACACAACTGCAACAGTTTCTGTTAAGTTTTCAGCTCCTAAGAGATCTTCAGTTGGTGTTGGCACAACTGCTGGACCACAAAATTCTACTTCAATTGCAAGTGCTACTGCAACAATTGTAAATGGTTCTGTGTCTTCAGTAACTTTGGTAAAACCTGGATTTGGTTATACAAGCACGAATCCACCACAAATTCTCGTTGAACAACCAAAAGTAATTTCAGAACTAGTAAAAGATATTTCTATAGTTCAAGGTTTCTCTGGAATCATAACTGGAATTACAACTACCGCTGGAATTGGAACTGCCCTTGCACTCAAGTTCTTTGTTAATGCATATACTGATCTTCAAGTTGGATATCATATATTTGTATCTGGTACAAATGTTGGTAGTGGAGTTACATCAATTTATTCAAATAATAATGATGTTATTGGTGTAGGAACTCAATACGTTGATAACATTTACAGAGTAAGTGCTTTACCAGCATTGAATGAAATTGTTTGTAATATCAGATCTAATACAGTGACAACTGGAATCCAAACATTAGGAACATCAATTTATAATCCTAATGGATATTATTCATGGGGTAGATTATCTTCTCTATCCAGAGCAAGTAATCCAATATCTATTGGTGTATCTGGAAGAACAATTAATTCTGGACTATCAACGTTCCCAACAATTCAAAGAAGAGGGTATGGATTGAGAGATAATGGAGCTATTAGAAAAATTCTACCAGATTAACCTTAATAAATAGAAAGAAAACCGTTTAAAAATGTCGGCAATTATAACTGATCAATTTAGAATATTAAATGCAAACAATTTTGTTGAATCGGTAGATAGTACCAATAATTCCTATTACATTGTTGTTGGACTGCCAAACCCAACACAAGTCGGTTTTGGTAGAGTGACTAACTGGAATGATAATGTAGAAACCCCAACAGATAATTTTAGTTATTTGTCCCATGTTCAAGATACTTCTCTCTTTGGGAAAAAAGTTACTTCTTCAAATGTTAGGAGATTGGTAAGGAGAATTGATTGGACTAGAGGAAGCAGATATGAAATCTACAGACATGATTATAGCACAACAAACCTATCTCCAGTAACTTCATCAAGTCGTTTATACGATGCAAATTATTATGTAATGAATAGTGATTATAGAGTCTATATTTGCATTGATAATGGATCGAGTGGAATCAATACAACTGGAAATGCATCTCAAGATGAACCACTTTTTACTGATTTAGAACCATCAGTAGCTGGAAATAGTGGTGATGGATATACCTGGAAATACTTATTTACTGTATCCCCAAGTGATATTATAAAATTTGATTCTACAGAATATATTTCTGTTCCTTCAAATTGGAGCACCAGTACAGATTCCCAAATCCAATCTGTCAGAGAAAACGGTGATTCCACTGTTAATGAAAATCAAATTAAAAAAATCTATATCGATAACCCTGGACAAAATTATAGTTCAGGTGAAGTAAATATAGTTGGAGATGGAACTGGTGGTAAAGCAGTTATTTCAGTAGATAGTGGTGGAAAAATAACTTCTGCTGTTGTATCTGCTGGAGGAAAGAATTATACTTATGCTATGGTAGATTTGGGACCTCTACAACCAGCAGGTAATATCAGCAACCCAGCAAAACTAATTCCAATTATTCCACCATCTAGAGGTCATGGATATGATATCTATAAGGAATTAGGGACTGATAGAGTATTGCTTTATGCTAGATTTGATGATTCAAATAAAGATTTTCCAACTGATACTGCATTTGCCCAAGTTTCAGTTGTAAAAAATCCATTAAGAGTCAATTCAACTAATGTTTATGATGAAAGTCAATTTTCTGCAACAAATGCGATTAAGTTGAGAAATGATGGTACTATCAGTGGTGAAAATTATTTAACGATTGGAAAAGAAATATCCCAAAGTGTAGTTGTTGATGGTAATAATGTTACTGCGGTTGGTTATGTTGCTTCATATGATGAAGAGACTAAAGTAATCAAATACTTTACAGATAGATCTTTATTCTACCACCCATCAACTTATGATCAGCAGGATTATGTTGGAGTTAGTAGCTTAGGTAGAAGATACGAATTCTCATCATCTGGAGGAACAATAACCACTACTGATGGGTTCTCTGGTTCTGTTGATACTGGATATACTGGAATCACTACAAATCCAACTGGAAATAAAAATATAAATCTTGGAATACAATTTACAAATGGTCTTGCAGCATCTGAGATAAATAAAGGAACAGGGGATATTATTTACTTAGATAATAGACCTCTTGTTTCAAGAAATTCTAGACAAAAAGAAGACGTTAAAATTATCCTGGAATTTTAAAGATGCCACAAAAAACTAATTTAAATATCAATCCATATTATGATGATTTTGATAAGAATGATAATTTTTATCGTGTCTTATTTAAACCAGGATATCCTGTACAAGCTAGAGAATTAACGACTCTACAGTCTATTCTACAGAATCAAATTGAATCTTTTGGTAGTCATATTTTCAAAGATGGATCAATGGTGATTCCTGGTGGAGTCACATATGATAGACTTTACAATGCAGTCAAATTAAACCCACAACATTTTGGAATTGATATTTCAATTTATTTGAATAGTATTGTTGGTAAAAAAATCACAGGTGCTGAATCTGGAGTAACTGCATCTGTACAAAAGATTCTACTTCCACCAGATTTAGATATTGAATATCCTACAATATATGTAAAATATATAAACGCAAATATAGATTTAGAACCAGCACCATTTAATGATGGGGAAACTCTAATTCTTCAAGAATCTATAACATATGGCAATACAACTCTCCAGGTTGGTGATAGTTTTGCTTCTTGCGTAGATAGCAGTGCAACTTCAGTATCCTCAGCCGTTCATGTTAGTGAGGGTGTTTATTTTATTAGAGGAACTTTTGTACAAGTACAAAAAGACACTATTATATTAGATCCATACTCAAATTCATCTTCATATAGAGTTGGATTTAATATTTCTGAAGAATTAATTTCTTCTGGCGATGATTCTTCCCTTTATGATAATGCTCGTGGATTTTCCAACTATGCCGCTCCTGGAGCAGATAGATTAAAAATTTCAACTGTTTTAGCAAAAAAAGTATTAACAGATTTTGATGATAAGAATTTTATTGAACTAGTAAGAATTGATAATGGTGAAATTAAAAAACTGCAGGATAAATCAACATATTCAATAATCAAAGATTATTTCGCAAAGAGAACTTTTGAAGAATCTGGAGATTATTCCGTTGGGGCTTTTGGCGTTGAATTAGCAGAATCTTTAAATGATAGGTTATCCAATGGTGGAATTTATAATTCTGATCAAAAAACAGAGCAAAATAATACCCCATCTGATGACTTAGTTTGCGTAAAAATTTCTCCAGGAAAAGCTTATGTTAGAGGATATGATATTGATTTTCCAGGAACAACAATCTTAGATGTAGAAAAACCTAGAGATTTAGAAACAGTAACATCTGCTTCAATCCCATTTGAAATGGGAAATCTAGTAAAAGTCAATAACGTTCGTGGATGCCCATTTGTTGGATTAAATAATAATAATAACTATGTTGATCTACAAACATATAGAAAAACTTCTAATAATGCAGCATCTGGTGAAACAATTGGTAGAGCGAGAGTTTATTCATTTTCAGCAAATTCAGATTATGTAAATGAAAGCTCAGCATTTAATCTATATCTTTTTGATATCCAAACTTATACAAAAATAACTTTAAATGAACTTGTATTTTCTGGATTTTGTCCAGCGACAAGTTATATTAGAGGTTTAAGTAGTGGAGCTTCAGGTTATCTTGTACAAGCTCCAGGACCATCTGGGACCACAGGAATCTATCTTTCTCAAACTTCTGGAAACTTTATTGTTGGAGAGCAAGTTTTAATTAATGAATCTTCTGAATATAGAAGATCCATTGTTGCTGTAGAAACAAATAGTATTAAGGACATAAAATCGGTTTATCAATCATATACAACTGCATCTGGAATAACCACAGATTTTTCTGCAGATACTATTTTAGATAGAAAAATCCCAACAGGATTTTCAATAACTGATACAATTACTGTTAATTCCATTGGTATTGCAACATGTGCTGGAAAAACCTTCAGTGGAATATCAACCAATACGATAATTAGATATCAAAGACCTGGATTCACAACTGAAACATATAATAGAGTAACAGCAGTATCAACAGATTTACAATATTTGTATCTGACTGGAGTTAGCACAGTTTTTGGAGTATGTGATGGTGGAGTTCCAGGATCGGGAACAGTTGATGCTACTTTTACCATCGGACTTCCAAAAGTTCAAAATGAAGATAACGCATTTTTATATGCTAAATTATCTTCTCCAAATGTTTCCACTGTAGATTTAAATTCATCTACGGTAACAATTGTAAAGCAAGTAAATGGACAATCTACAAGCCCCTCTGGAAATTTAAGTCTCAATACAAATACTTTAGGATTTAGTAGTGCATTTTTTGAACCTTATGATAGCGATAGATATTCGATAATTTATAATGATGGTGCAGTTGAACAACTAACTTCAGACCAAGTATCGTTATCTGCAAATAATTCACAAATAAACTTTACTGGATTAAGATCTGGAATTGGTAGCGTAACAGTTAATACAACAATCAAGAGGCAGGCTGTAAAAAGTAAAAGAAAGGATTATATTAGAAGTGCTCAGATAATCGTAAGTTCTACTTCTTCTGGAGTTTCAACATCAATTTCTGGACTATCAACGAGTCCTTATTATGGTCTAAGAGTTGAAGATAGAGAAATATCACTGAATGTCCCAGACGCTGTAAAACTGATTGCAGTTTATGAGTCTTTATCAACTTCAACACCAACTTTAGATACTTTACAATTTGTTAGTGGGTTAGGACTTGACATTAATGCAATTATTGGTGAAAAAATTACAGGTTCTGAAAGTGGATCTGTTGCTCAAATTGTAAATAAACCATCTTCAACAGATATTCAATTTGTTTATCTAAACTCAAATAAATTTGTTGTCGGTGAGTTAGTTACTTTTAGTGAATCAAATATTCAATCATCAATTCAAGCAATTACATCTGGAAGTTATTTAAACATTACAGATAGATATTCTCTAGATAAGGGTCAAAAAGAGCAATATTACGATTACTCTAGAATTGTTAGAAATAGAGGTACTGTATCACCTTCCAGAAAGCTACTGATTATATTTGATAAGTATGTTGTCCCATCAAACGATACTGGTGACTTCTACACAGTAAATTCTTATGATAAAGAAAGATATACAAAAGATATTCCAATACTAGCAAATAATACAAGAGCTTCTGATGTAATTGACTTTAGACCAAGGGTTTCCGATTTTACTTCAACTTCAAGTTCCCCATTTGATTTTTCTAGTCGCACATTTGGTTCGTCATCAGTAAATACCAATTTGGTTGTTTCTCCAAATGAAAGTTCCATTTTAGGATATAAGTATTATCTATCAAGAGTTGATAAAGTTGTTTTAGATAAACAAGGAAATATCAGTGTAGTTAAAGGAACTTCTTCAACTCCACCTAAAGAACCAGTAAATGTTGAAGAAGCGATGACAATCGCTACAATATCTTACCCACCATACTTATACAATGTAAAAGATGCTTCTATTAATTTAATTGATAATAGAAGATATACGATGAGAGATATTGGAAAACTAGAGGACAGAATAGAAACCTTAGAAACAGTAACATCTTTAAGTTTGTTAGAACTTAATACAAAGAGTCTTCAAATACAAGATGCTGATGGACTATCAAGGTTTAAGTCAGGATTCTTTGTAGATGATTTTTCTGATAATGGAAGAATGGATTTGACAAACTTTGATTCAAAGTCTGATGTTGATACTGAAAGCAAAGAATTAAAGACACCAACTGATTTCTATTCATTAAAATTAGAACCAGCATTATCAGATTCCATTAACTCCGATACTGCAGACTTTAGCAGCAATTTGGCACTTCTAGATCCAAATGTCAAGAAGACTGGAGATTTAATCACTCTCAATTATGAAGAAAAGGAATGGATTCAGCAACCATTAGCTTCAAGAGTTGAAAATGTAAATCCATTCCAAATGGTTGAATATATTGGAAGAGTTATTCTCTCACCAGCTTCGGATAACTGGGTTAGAAACGTATATGTCCCTGGTGGAACTAGAACAATAACTGGTGGATGGAATGGTTCCTACATCGATAATGTTCTAATTAGTTCAGAACCAGACACGTACATGCGTTCTAGAAACGTACAATTTGCATCTGGTGGATTAAAACCATTAGGAAGATACTACCCATTCCTTGATGGAATATCGGGTATTGATGTTGTTCCCAAACTACTTGAAATTGAAATGCAATCTGGAACTTTCTCAGTCGGAGAGACTGTAGATGGGTTTGTAGGTGCATCTAAACTCATTACTTTTAGAACATCTAGACCCGATCACAAATCTGGACCATATTTAACACCAACAACAACGTACAATTCAAATCCATATAATACCTCATTATCATTAAGTACTCAATATTCAGCATCTGCAACGGTTTTAAATATTGATATTGCTTCACTCTCGGAAGAAGTTCTAGGCAAATATAGTGGTTATGTTACAAGTGGAATGACTCTTGTTGGACAAACTAGTGGTGCCACCTGCATAGTTTCGAATATTAGATTAGTAGCTGACACTTTTGGTGATTTAATTGGTTCATTCTTCATTAGAGATCCACTAACAACTCCTCCACCATCAATAAGAATTCAAACTGGTAGTAGAACATTTAAACTAACAACTAGCTCAACAAATGCAACTCCACTTCCTGGTAGTTTGCTGATCAGTAGTGGTGAAACAACATATTCTGCTAGCGGAATAGTAGATACTTACAGACAAGATACTGTTATTGTAAGAACTCCACCCCCACCACCACCTAATAGAGGTGGTGGAAAGGATCCACTTGCACAATCATTCACTGTTGATGAGACGGGTGCTTTCTTAACTGCAGTAGATTTATACTTTGCAAGCAAAGATGAAAATGAAAAATGCTATGTTGAAGTTAGAGATGTTGAACTTGGAACACCTACTGATAGACTTGTACAAGATTTTGCGAGAGTAATTTTAGAACCAAGTCAAATTGGAATATCTTCAGATGCATCTGTTGCAACAAAAGTAACTTTCCCATCACCAATATACTTACAACCACAAAGAGAATATGCAATTGTTGTTCTTGCACCTACAACGAATAATTATGAACTTTGGGTTGCGAGAATGGGTGAAAAGACTGTAAATGGGCAGAATTTACCAGATGCAGAGTCTGTAATGGTAACGAAACAATATATTGGAGGAAGTCTATTTAAATCCCAAAATGGTACTATTTGGACAGCGAGCCAATTTGAAGATTTGAAATTCAAACTTTATAAAGCGAAATTTACTTCCCAATCTGGATCTGCATTCTTCTACAATCCAAAGTTAGAAGTTGGTGACTCCAATATTCAAAAATTAATTCCAGATTCAATAAGAATCTTCCCAAGAAAAATTAATGTTGGTATTACAACTGTTTATTTAAACTCTATCAAACAACAATTAGTACCTGGTAAGAGAGTTAAGGCAAGCACTTCTCTGGCTAATGGATACATTGAAAGAGTTGGAGGTGGTGTTTCATTCACTGGAATTACAACGATTTCTACTGGTGCTGGTTATTCTGGCGGTTCATATCCAAATGTTCGCCTATACCCAATTACAGGAAATGGTAGTGATTTAATTGCACAATCAGTTTCATTCTTCAATACAGGAAAACTTAATCAAGTCGTAATCAATACAACTGGTATTGCAACTGGAAAAGGATTTTCTGTTGGTGATGTTGTTGGAGTTGTTACAGCAGATGTTGGCAATTCTGGTACAGGTGCTAGACTGTCTATCAGTGGAATTGATGGATATGATACACTATATTTGACTAATGTACAGGGTGACAATTTCCTTTTAGGTGGCAGTCTTCAAGTTTATACTAATGATACAACTCAAGTTTCATATGCGAATACTGTAGTTATTACATCAACAGCTGTTGGTGGTCAATATTCTGGAAATGTTCTAGAAGTTACTCAGTTTAATCATGGCATGACTTCCAATAATAATAAAGTTACTATTAGTGGAGTTAAACCAAATACAAATCCAACTTCCCTAACCGTTGATTTAGATATAACAGATACTACAATTTCATTAGCTAATACCACTGGATTTTCAAGATTTGAAGGAATAACTACAGCATTTGGATATCTAAAAGTTAATAATGAAGTTATCTACTATAATAGCATTGGCAGTGGCGTACTTGGAATTGCAACCAGAGGTGTTGATGGAACTGCTATTAGAAAACACTATGTAAATGACCCTGTTTATAAGTATGAAATTGGAGATGTTTCTTTAACAAGAGTAAATAAAACCCATGACATGTCCTCTGATGCAACGTTAAGAAGTCTCAATGATATCGATAGTTATAATATTGAAATTGATAGGGGTTCTCGTTCCACTGGAGAATCGCAATTGAACTTCTCACTTGAGTCTCAAGTTGGTGGAGATGATATTTCGGTTTCTCAAAATATTCAGTATAATTCTATTATCCCACAATTCAATGTAATTACACCAGGTCAGTCTTCATCAGTTTCTGGTTCAATTAGAACAGTTTCTGGCACAAGTGCAGGTGGTTCAGAGGTATCATTCTTGGATAATGGATTTGAAGCAGTTCAACTCAATCAAATTAATGACCTTTCATCTCCAAGAATTGTATGTTCAAGAATCAATGAGACAACAAGATTAACCACACTTCCAAAGAACAGATCTCTAACTGTTAATGTTTCAATGAAGTCTAATGATCCAAATCTTTCCCCTGCGATCGATACTCAGACAGCATTTGTTGCTCTTGGAAGAAATCGTCTCAATAATCCAATACTTGACTATGCAAATGACTCTAGAGTTAATCAACTAAGCGGAGACCCTCATTCTGCTATCTATGTGTCTCAGAGAGTTAATTTATCTCAACCAGCAACTTCACTTAAAGTCTTTGTTTCAGCATACAGAGACTCCTCTGCAGATTTTAGAGTTCTTTATAGACTCTTTAAAGCAGACTCTAGTGAAATTGCACAATCATATAATCTGTTCCCTGGTTATGATAACTTAACTGATACAAATAACGATGGTTTTGGGGATACTATTGTTAATGAAGCAAACAATAATGGAAAACCAGATAAACTAGTTCGCTCTAGTAGGGAAAATGAATTCATTGAATATCAATTCAGTGTTGATGATTTAGAGCAATTTACTGGATATTCTATTAAAATTGTTATGAGTGGAACCAATGAGGCAAAATCTCCTAAATTTAAGGATATTCGTGCTATTGCATTGGCTTAATATGAAAAAAATGATTCGTGTTGAAGGCGAAAAGAACTTGTACAGAGATACAAGTTCTGGTGCAATAATTAATACAGATGAATATGAATATTCGCAGTATATTAAACAAAGGGAAAGAAGGAATAAAGAAAAACAAGAAATATTGGAATTGAAAAATGAATTAAGTGAAATTAAAACTCTATTAGTACAACTTTTAAAAAATGAATCCTGACGAAATTACTTTAGAAAATCTAAACAAAAATTTTGAATATGCAAAAATCTCAAGAGAAATTGATGCGTGTAATGATTTAGAGAAAATGCGAGATGTTGCAAAATGCTATGTCAAATTATTTTTGAAAACCCAGGAGACTATTATTTCTTTAGAGTCTATCGGAACTAAATAATAACATGAGATGTTATTTCAAAAAGTAGATGGCAGTATATGTATCAAATTTAGTGATTAATTGTGGTACTGACTTTTTCCAAACATTTAATCTGACTAACACTCAAGGTGATACTTCTTTTAATCTGACAAATTATTCCATAGCATCCAAACTTAAAAAACATCCTGCCAGTTCTTCTTCTACAGCATTTACAGCAACAATAAGTAATGCTGCTAATGGTACAGTTGGAATTGCCTTAACTTCTGGTCAAACCGCAGATTTAAAACCAGGTAGATATGTTTACGATATAGTAATTACTAGCTCTACTGGATACAAAACAAGGGTTATCGAAGGAAACGCTTTAGTCAGAGAAGGAGTAACAACTTAATGACATCTATAAAGGCTAGAGTAGGACAACAAAACACAATTAGAGTAATTGCATCCAACTCATTTGCTGGATCTGGAATTAAATTATCTGATATATCAGATATAGATATCTCGGGTAGAGCTGATAAGTTTGTTATGGTTTATAATGCTGCTCTGAACAAATATGTATTTGTAGATCCAGATCAAATTTTAGTAGCAGCCGCTGCAACGGTAAATACAGCTTCTGCTGCTGGATTACCAGGTTCTTTTATCGATGCTTTGGATACAGATCAATCTAGAGCAAATAATATTGATTTAGATGGTGGAACTTGGTAAAAAATATAAATACCTAAAGGAAAGAGTATCAAAAGCGAGGCAATCTAGATGACAGCCGCCGTAATTCAGTTTAAAAGAGGTAATTACGCTGGATTGCCAGCACTTGGAGCGGGGGAACCAGGATTTACAACTGACTTTTATGATTTCTACATTGGTCTTGATGATACGATTGGTAATAATAAATTCTTCGGAAGTCAAAGATATTGGACTAGAGAAGACGGAATTGAGTCTGCATATTTAAACTTAGTAGATAGAAACGGTTCGAACAGAATAAGTCTTAAGGCACCCAATGTACTAGCAGGTGTAACTACTTATGTACTACCAGCAACACCAGTAGCTGGTGGTCTGCTGCAATCTGATGCAAATGGTCAGTTATCCTGGTCAAGTGCATTAACACAAGTTAATTTATCAAGTCTATATGTTACTGGATTTAGTACATTCCAGTCTGCAGTTTATGTTTCGGATACTACAGATTCATTTAATAAAGATACTGGTTCTTTAGTTGTAGATGGTGGTCTTGGAGTAGAAAAGAATACAAATATCGGTGGTCAGATTCAAGTTTCTGGGTTAGGAACTTTTGTATCTGGTCTTAGAGTCACAAGCACCACAGACTCGACTTCTACGAGCACTGGAGCAGTTGTTATTAACGGTGGGGTAGGATTAGCGAGAAATCTTTTCGTTGGTGCTGGTGCTTCTATTACAGGTGTTACAACGATTGCTAGCACTGCCAACACAACAAACCTTGGTCAAGGTGCGTTAGATGTTAAGGGTGGTGCTAGTATTGCACAAAACCTTTATGTTGGTGCTGCTCTAAGTGTATCTCAAGCATCGACTTTTGAGGGTAATGCAGTTTTCAATGGTGACATTACTCTTGGAAATGCTGAGACAGATAATATTATTGTTAATGCTGATGTAGAAGGAAACTGGCTTCCAAATATCGACAATGCTTATAATATTGGTGATGCAACTCAGGGAAAAACCTGGTTAAATGGTAGCTTTAGTGGAATTGTATCGGCTACTAGTGGATTAAGGGGTGCCAATGTTACTATTGGTATTACTTCAGCGAGAACCATTAATACAACATCAGGGTCTCTATTCTTAACAGGTGCAGATTCAAGAGTAGTAACAGTTGGTGATGCTAGTGTATTAGGAAATCTTGATGTTCAAGGTAATTCTACGATTGTTGGTAGCGAGACCGTCAAAAATATTCAAATAGGAGTTAATAGTACAACTCAAATTGATACATCTTCAGGTAATCTAAGACTTGATGCTGCAACAAATACAGTTGATATTACTGCACAGACAAATACAACTGGATTTGCAACATTTACTTCTGGTATCAAGGTAACATCTGGTGGTGCATTAATTGGTAATATTGGTGTTGGAACTGAAGGTACTAATATTATTAGTACAAACTCTGGAAACTTAATCCTTAAGTCTGGAGAAGTTGCAACTACAGTTCGTGTTGAAGATGACCTTGTAGTCACTGGTACAATCACTGGTACAATTACAGGTACAATTTCAACAGCAACTAGATCATCATCAATTGATGTCTCATCCGTAGTTGATTCCAATACAAGATATCTAACCTTTGTTGATTCATCAACCGCTGGAGCAGGACAAACTGCATATGTAGATCCAACTCTATCATATAATGCAAATACAACTACATTATCAGCTCCCATTATTAGAACAGGAACTATTAATGCTGCTGATGGGTCTCCTTCAATCACAGTTTCAAATACTACTGGTAATGTAAGTTTTGCAAGTAGTGTCACAATCACAGGCGATATTACTGTACTTGGAACCCAAACAATTGTTAATACTGAACAACTTAAAGTTGAAGATAGTATTATTGAACTTGGATTAGTTAATAGTGGAGGCAGCTTAGTACCACCATCAACCGATCAAAATATTGATGTTGGTGTTGTAATGCATTATTACACAACATCAGCGAAAAAAGCTGCAATTTATTGGGATGAATCTGTAAATAGAGTTGCTGTTGCATCATCTGTAACAGAAACTTCAAGCGTTATGTCGGATGTTGTTTATGCACCGATTGAAATTGGTTCTCTTTGGGTTAATGATTGTGCTGGTCAATCTCAAGTTATTACATGCGTAGGTGGAGAAAGATTCCTTCAAAATATCACAATCGATGGTGGTGCATTCTGATAGATAAATAACTTTATTATGGAATCATTAATATGGCTTCAGACGTAGATTATAAAATTTTATTAGGTTCTTATCAACAGAAATCTTTTGATTTATTAAATCAAGTGATTGCTTTAGAAGCTCGTGTTTCTTCTAGTAATCAAATTATTGATGGATTAAATAAAAGAGTTCAAGATTTAATTGCTGAATTGGAAAAGGCAAAAGCAATTATTGCCGAATTGAAAATTGCTGAAATGGAAAGATTAGAGGAGGAAGAAAGGAAGTTATTAGAAACTGTAGAGTCAGAAATGCAATTTGGATTGGTTTCTATGCCACCAAAGAAAAAGATCAAAAAGACAGTTACGAGTGAGGATGTTGAGTTGATAGAAGATACTAAACCTAATGAGGGAGAACTCTAATGGCAAAACCATCAACACGCCAACAATTGATTGACTATTGTTTAAGAAAATTAGGAGCTCCTGTTTTAGAAATAAACGTAGATGATGATCAGATTGATGATCTGGTTGATGATGCAATTCAATTTTTTAATGAGCGTCATTTTGATGGTGTTGAAAGAATGTACTTAAAGTACAAGATAACGCAAGCGGATATTGATAGAGGAAGAGCAAAAAATGACAATGGTGTTGGAATTGTAACTACAACTGCGAGTTCTACAATTACGGGTTATGGATCCACATCTTTTAACTTTTACGAAAATTCAAACTATATTCAAGTTCCAGACTCTGTAATTGGGATTGAAAAAATATATAAGTTTGATACGAGTTCCGTTTCATCTGGAATGTGGAGTATTAAGTATCAACTATTCTTGAATGATTTATACTACTTTAATTCAGTTGAACTCTTACAGTATGCAATGGTAAAAACATATCTAGAAGATATTGATTTTTTACTTTCAACAGATAAGCAAATAAGATTTAATAAAAGGCAAAATAGATTATATTTAGATATTGATTGGGGGGCAAAAACAGTTGATACTTGGTTAGTTATGGATTGTTATAGAGCACTTGACCCAACAGATTTTTCTAAAGTATATAATGATAGTTTTGTTAAAAGATACTTAACTGCATTGATCAAAAGACAATGGGGACAAAATCTAATCAAGTTCCGTGGCGTTAAGTTACCTGGTGGAATTGAATTAAATGGTAGAGAGATTTATGAAGATGCAGAAAGAGAAATTGATGAAATAACAAAGAGAATGTCAATGGATTACGAACTTCCACCTTACGACTTTATTGGATAATGGCATTAAATCCCTTTTTCTTACAAGGATCCGCTGCTGAACAAAGACTTGTTCAGGATTTAATCAATGAACAGTTAAGAATGTATGGTGTTGAAGTTGTATATGTTCCTAGATTTTTTGTTAATAAAAAAACAATTATCGAAGAAGTTCAAACTTCAAAATTCGATGATTCTTATTTACTAGAAGCATATGTAAATAATTATGAGGGATATACTGGTGCTGGAGATATTTTAACTAAATTTGGGATGAGTTTAAAGGATGAATTGAATTTAGTTATTTCAAGAGAAAGATTTGAAGAATTTATTAGTCCATTTTTACAGGAAGAAGATGCATATGAAGTAGAAGTAGCTTTAAGACCTAGAGAAGGTGATGTAATTTATTTTCCACTTGGTCAAAGATTATTTGAAGTTAAATTTGTTGAGCATGAAAAACCATTTTATCAACTTGGAAAAGGTTATGTGTATGAGTTATCATGCGAACTCTTTGAATATGAGAATGAAGTCTTTGATACTGGTAATGAAGATGTAGATGCTGTAATCGCAAATCAAGGAGAAATTCTATCACTCAGATTAGTGGGTTATGGTCAAACAGCAGTTCTTGGTGCAGATATAAACAGCAATTATGTTAGAAAAATCTATTTGAATAATGATGGATATGGATATACATCGACTCCAACTGTAACATTTTCTAATGCTCCTGCATTCGGAAGAACTGCACAAGCAGTTGCAATTACAACTTCAGTTGCTGGAGTCCGTTCAATCAAAGAAATTGTATTAAAAGACGCTGGTTGGGGATATACTTCAATACCTACTATAACAATTAGCGGTGGAGGTGGTACGGGTGCGGCAGCAACTTGCTCTATAGATGTTTATCGAAAGGGGGTATCTTTTGTGCCTGTAACTTCTGGTGGGCAAGGATACACCACATCACCAAGTGTTACTTTCTCTGGTCCCACATTTATTGGTGCAGCAGGAACCGCAGTTATAGCAGACACAGCGTTAGATAGAGTAGTAATTAATAATGGTGGTTCTAGTTACTCTCCAAAACTAAGTATAGGAGTTACTTTTAGTCCCCCAAATCCAATTGGTTTTGTAACGGCAATTGCCACTGCAAATATTCAAAATGAGCAGTTATCCTCATTTAATATTGCAAATATTGGTATAGGATATAGTCAGGCTCCAACTATTACAATTGATAGTCCAACAGGAGTTGGATCAACTGCAACAGTTATCGCAGTTGGTGGGCTAGTTTATGGAGAGACTGTCTCTAGCATTTCGATAGCATCTTCTGGACAATTCTACATCACAAATCCAACATTAACCTTTGATAACCCTACAGGTATAGCATCAACTGCCAGAGTATCTTCTTCACTAGTCTCATCTGGTGGTATATCTACAATTTCATATTCACTATTGAGCTCAGGTAGGTACTATACAACTGAGCCATCATTAAATATTGATTTCTTAGTATTAAGTCCTGGATTTGTCAATCAACCAAAATTTGGTTCAAATTCTTGGAAAATAATTTCAACAGAACCGAATAGAAATATTACTAGACCAGCAATTTCTGGAGCAGGTGTCGTCTCTATTGGAATAACTGGTTCTATTCAAATGTTTGTTAAAGTTCCATCTACATTATCAGGTGTTTCAACTTTCATAGAACTGAACAGATTATCCAATGGTGGGTATGCTAACAATGTTGATATGAGAGTTAATTCTTCAGGATATTTTGAAGTTGGTATCGGAACAATATCATTAACTTCAAATGTCTATGCTCTTGACGATACTTGGCATTATCTATACTTATCATCTGACTATGATCCACCTCCAGTACAGACAGTTACACTTACCGTTGATGGAACAGATACTAGCGGATACTCATTCCCAACAGTAACTGTTATTGAACTGGTAACAAATGCAGATATAACTCCACCCGTTATTAAAAATTCTACAAATAGTGGAATTTTATTGGACGATATTTTTGGGACAAAGGTTTCGACAGGAACATCTGCAGTTCCAACATCCACTCCAGTTCCAAACTCCAATACAGTATTATTTGATGATTTTGAAAATAGTATTGGAACATTGAATTCAATTAGTATTGGATGCTCAATATCAAACGGAAGAGTAATATCTCTAGATAATAATAGTACTACTCTTTCTGGTATTGTAACATCAATTGTTTCTGCTGCAATTGAAGCGCCAACAGGAACACCTTCAGATTTCAGAGCAACTGGAATAGCAAGCGTCACGTCTGGAGTTCTTACTTCAGTAACTCTAACTTATGGTGGATATGGATACCTAACCAATCCAAATGTAACTGTATCTGGTCCAACTGGAGTTGGTTCAAACTTTAGAGCAACTGCTATTGCAAACCTAAGATCTTCAGGAAGACTGAATCAGATTTTAATAACAAATCCTGGTCTTGGATATACGGCAACACCTTCAGTAACTATTTCTGGACCTCTTGGACAAATTCCAGAAGGTTATGGCGTTGTTGGAGTCAGTGGCACTATAACTTCTGTTGTCATCACAAAACCAGGTATTGGATACACAGTTGCTCCTACGGTAAGCATTGCAAATACTGTAACAGATAGAGACTTTACCGCTGGATTTACAACTGCAAGAGGAAGAGCGGTATTGAATTCTGTTACTAATGAAATTGATTATATCTTGATTGATGACCCAGGTTCTGGATATCAATCACCACCAACGGTTACGATTGGATCACCTCCAGTAATCATTGGAGTTGGTACGTATTGGTTTAATGAAGTTGTGACTGGATCAATTTCAAGCACCACTGCAAGGGTTAAGCGTTGGGATGCTGATGATAGGATTATTCAGATTTCTATTGAAAATGGCAAGTTTGTTCCTGGCGAACTTTTAGTTGGCGCCGCTTCATCGGCTATATATGTTGTTGATGAATATTTAACTCTCAGCGAAGTTCCTGCTGCAGCTTCATTGAGAAACTTAGATGACTATGAAGAAAATGATGAAATTGAATTTGAAGCAGATCAAATTATAGACTTCTCAGAATCGAATCCATTTGGAAATTACTAATGTTAGGTACTTACTATTATCACGAAATTATTAGAAAAACTATTATAGGATTTGGAACCCTGTTTAATCAAATTTACATTAGGCATTATGATAAAAATGATGTTAATGTAGTTGATGAACTTAGAGTTCCTTTATCATATGGTCCTAGACAAAAGTTTCTTGCTAGATTGACTGAGCAATCGGAATTGAATAAACCAATTGCAATGACTCTACCAAGAATGTCATTTGAAATGGTTTCTCTAAGTTATGATGCAAGTAGAAAAGCAGGCGTAACCCAATCATTTAAAGCTTCTGATGGAACTAATTTGAAGAAAGTTTTTATGCCAGTTCCATATAATATTGGATTCGATTTATCAATTTATTGCAAACTAAATGATGATGCTCTTCAAATCGTTGAGCAAATTTTACCATGCTTTCAACCAGCATTGAATCTAACAATTGACTTAGTGGATTCAATTGGAGAAAAAAGAGATATGCCAATCATTCTGAATAATGTTTCATTTACAGATGATTATGAAGGTGATTTCAGTACAAGAAGAGCTTTAATTTATACACTATCATTTACTGTTAAAACATATCTGTTTGGTGCCATTTCCGATACAACAGACGGTCTTATCAGAAAAGTTCAAGTTGATACATATAGTGGTACAAATACAACCTCTGCTAAGAGGGAAATGAGATATACTGTCACTCCAAAGGCACTTGAAGATCTGAACAATGATGGAGTCATAACACAAATTGATGATGCACTTCTTGGACCAGATGATGACTTTGGATTCTCAGAGACAACGGAATTCTTTACAGACTCTAGAAGATACAATATTGTTCAAGGTGGAGATGTATAAAATATCATGCCTGGATATGAAAATTTAGATTTGACCTTTAATACAGATTCTAGCATCGTTGAAAAACAACCAACAGATGTTGAAATTGTTGGTGGAAATAAAGATGATATTAAAAAAGATTATGAATATACTCGTGCCAATTTGTATTCTTTGATTGAAAAAGGTCAAGAGGCCATCAATGGCATTATGGAGCTTGCGGGAGAAGGTGGTAGTCCTAGGGCATATGAAGTTGCTGGACAACTCATTAAAAGTGTTGCTGATACAACTGATAAGTTGATTGACCTTCAAAAGAAACTTAAGGAAGTAGAAGAAGATAAGGTTAAAACAACAAATGTTACTAACAATAATGCACTATTTGTTGGATCAACTGCCGATTTGTCAAAACTACTTAAACAAGGTTTTCTAAATAATAAAGAGTAATGTGTTTTTTCAATGAGTTGGTCTGACAAATATAAAAGATCAATAAATTGTGATAATCCTAGTGGATTTTCTCAAAAGGCTCATTGTGCTGCTCGTAAAAAAAGACAACGTGGTGAAGAGACTAAATCCGAATCTCCATTCAATGAAATGCACGAAGTAAAGTCCCATAAGACAGTTGAACAAATTGCAAAGAAACATCGCCTTGAAGTTTCTTTTATAAAAAAGCAACTTGAAATGGGAATTCCAATCGAGCATGAACACACAAAGGATAAAGATCTTGCAACAGATATTGCTCTTCAGCATCTAGATGAAATTCCAGATTATTATACTCGTTTGAAAAAAATGGAGGCAGATGCTAAAAAACATCATAAGAAATTTAAAGATGTAAAGGAGCATTGTGGTTGTGAGGATGATGCTGTTGAAGAACTCGAATCAGGATTAAAAAAATTAGATGATACTTCTTATGATTCTATTGATGGTCTCATGAGAAAAATTATGAAAAAGCATGATATGACTGCTAAACAATTGCATAATGCATTTGTTGATAAGCATCAAAAAACTCCAGATGATTGGATTAATGAAGGAACCCTTCACCATTGGTTTAAAGGTTCCAAATCTAAAAGTGGAAAACCAGGATGGGTTCAGGCAGATGGTTCTCCATGTGCAAATGAACCAGGTGAAACTAAAACTCCTAAATGTTTTAGTAGCGGAAGATTAAAGTCTTTAAAGAAAAAAGGTAAAAAAGGTGAAGCGTTAATTAGATCAGCAATTCGCCGTAAGCGTCAAAAAGATAAGGGGCAGCAACAAAAATCTGGAGCAGCAAAACCAACAAATGTTCCAACTTTTGCTAAAGGCAAAAAAGATAAAAATTACGTCAAAGCAGAACCAGGAATCAAAGAAGCAATGGAACTCAACGAAGCATCGAAAGATAAACCAGGCAAAGGTAGTGGTAACAAAGATGCCTGTTATCACAAAGTAAAAGCAAGATTTAAGGTTTGGCCAAGTGCATATGCATCTGGAGCACTTGTTCAATGCCGCAAAAAAGGTGCTGATAACTGGGGAACAAAATCAGAGAGTACTAATGCACTTGCATATGATTGGGATGGTCCAATTTTTGAAAATGAAATGAGATATTGTCCAAAGTGCAAAAAAATGGAAAAGATGCGTGAGTGCAGATATGGTCCAAAATATTGGTCCATGTTTTCAATACCATACGAACCATCAAATCAAGAAAAATTTAATATTGCAACGGTCCATCCTGCTAATGAAGCCTATGACCACGAGTATTCAATGGCTCGTTCAGAACTTTCAACAATCATTAAGGCTGCAAATAGACTTAAGAAAAAAATGAAGAAAGGTGAAGGTGAGATAGAAGCATGGGTTCAGTCAAAGATTACAAAAGCAGCTGATTACATCGACACTGCAGCAGATTATGTTGATAGTGGTGAAATGAATAAGGAGAGCGTATCTATTGAAGATGCTAATGGAAATCATTACGCAGAGTTTATTGATATCATCAAACCAGAACCATTAAAACCAACTAAAGGTATTGGTAGTGACTTACTTGGTGAAGGTCCTAGTTTTGAAATTGGTGGTAAAAAGACAACAGGTATGGGTGGAATGACTCCACAAGATGTTGATAGACTGAAGCAAGGGAATCCTGGTGCTGCTGGAAAAATAGATCAAAAATATCAACAGATTAGACAAGGAATCAATTCACCACTTGCTAAAAAAGAACCTAAAAAAGAGATGCAGGTTGCACATTATGAACCAGACTTAAAAACCTTCCAACAGTTTATGGAAGATTGGCAGAAAGTCAATCGTCAGGATAAAACTGATGGATTGAGTCAAGCAGCAGTAGATGCTTATCGTCGTGAGAATCCTGGTTCAAAACTTCAGACTGCAGTAACTGAGAAGAAACCAAAAGGTAAAAGAGCGAAACGCCGTGCTAACTTCTGCCGTCGAATGAAAGGCATGAAATCAAAACTGACTTCTGCAAAAACTGCAAGAGACCCAGATTCAAGAATTAACAAAGCACTACGTCGTTGGAACTGTAACTAAAATGAAATCTTTTCAACAATTTATTTCAGAAAGTATCACTATCAATGGTGATTTCAATGGAACTCTAAATGTAGGTTCCTCTCAACCAGAACAAGCAACCGAGTCTTTCTTTGCCGACGTTGTTTGGGAAGGGAAGATGTATCGTTTGGAAGTGGAAGGCAAGATGCTTCCCAAAAATGAACTTGCAGAACAAATCCAAGGAGAATATCCTGGAGCAATCGTTCATAACGTTTATCCAAATCAGGTAAATACTTCAAGAATTAAAAACGCACAAAGATATCAACCAGAGAGATTGTCTTGGGGTCAGTGATTTATGGCACAATTTAATAAAAGTACTCAAGATTTTTTAAATCAAGAGAGAACTCTTTTTGAAGTTAATATGATCGCCAATAAAAATGGCGAGGTAGTTACACTTGACAACCCATTTCCAGTTACTGGAACTGTTGGAATTTCATCAGATACTCTTATTACTATCAACCCAGATACAAATGCTGTTGATGCATTTGGTAGGAGTAGAGTTTCTGAACCATTTACTCTTGGCGACTACAAGCACTTATATGCTATTGACCCAAACTTTTTGGATAGTGTTTCTGGTGCAGGTTCAACAGTATCATTTTTGCAAAACCAAGCGTGTGCAAGATTACAAACTGGTATTGGAACAACTGCATTTAGTGTTCATCAAACGAAGTTTTATCATCACTATCAACCAGGAAAAGGACAACTAATTTTTAGTTCTTTTAACTTCTATGCTCCTCAACGAAATGCAACTAAAAGAACTGGATATTTTGATGATAGAGACGGAATTTATTTTGAACAGGTGGGTCTTAATACTTCTGATGGAATAAATACTGGTATTGGAACAAACAATTGGGTAATCAGAACTTTTGTAAGTGGTATTGCAACCGAAACCAGGATTCCACAATCACAATGGAACAGAGATAAATGTGATGGAACGGGAACTTCTGGGTTCAATTTAGATATTACAAAAACTCAACTTGCATTTATAGATTTTCAGTGGTTAGGTGTTGGTAGAGTTCGTTGTGGATTTGCTCATAATGGACAACTCATCACCGCACACGAATTCAACCATTCCAACTATCAGAGCACAGTTTATATTGCAAATCCAAACCTACCAGTTCGTTGCGAACTCCGAAATACTGGTGTAGGTATTGGAGCATCATTTGATCAGATTTGTTCTTCTGTAATGTCAGAAGGTGGATATGTAGAAAGTGGTATTGACTTTGCTTATACAATGACTGCTACAAGAACCACACCAACACCAGCAGGAACAGAACTTCCTTTGGTTGCCATTCGTCTCAAAAATATTTTTCAGGGATATCCAAATAGAATATCAGTTAAATTGAATAATATTTCATTATTCTGTGAAACAAATAGTATTGTTTATAAAGTTATAAAACTTCCAAGTTCTGCTTATTTGAGTAATGCGGGAACTTTAACTTGGACTTCTGCTTCTGATAATAGTGGTGTTGAGTTTTGTATTAATGCAACAACTTACAATAATGGTGATGTTTTTGCATCTGGTTATGTTCCTTCTGGTGCATCACAAAACTCACTTTCACCAGTTGCTTCTGGTACGTTAAGTCAGGCAAAGAAAAATATTATTGTTCAAAATATAGATTCATCAAACTCTGAAATTTATGTGCTTGTTGTAAGAACCATCACTACTACTGGTAATGCCACTGCTAGCGTTGCTGCTGCTCTTCAGTGGAGGGAGATTTACTAAATTATGAGTGAAGTTTATCTTGGTAATCCTAATCTAAAAAAAGCAAATACACAAATTGAATTTACCGAAGAACAAATTATTGAGTTCTTAAAGTGTAAAGAAAATCCTGTTTATTTTGCCAGAAATTATATTAAAATTGTTTCTCTGGATCACGGTCTTGTGCCATTTAAGATGTATCCGTTTCAAGAAAAATTAATTGATAATTTCCACAAGAACAGATTTAATATTTGTAAGATGCCCCGCCAGACGGGTAAATCTACGACTTGTGTTTCATATTTGTTACATTATGCAGTATTCAACGATAATGTTAATATAGCTATTCTAGCGAACAAAGCATCTACAGCAAGAGACTTACTTCAAAGATTACAACTTGCTTATGAAAACTTACCTAAATGGATGCAACAGGGTATCATATCATGGAATAAAGGATCTTTAGAACTAGAAAATGGCTCCAAGATTTCGGCTAACTCTACTTCTTCATCTGCTGTCCGAGGCGGATCCTATAATATCATCTTTCTTGACGAGTTCGCTTTCATCCCGAATCACATTGCTGATGACTTCTTTGCCTCTGTTTATCCTACTATTTCTTCTGGACAAAGCACAAAGGTAATTATTGTTTCTACACCACGCGGTATGAATCACTTCTACCGTATGTGGCATGACTCTGAACGCGGTAGAAATGAATATGTGCCAACAGACGTTCATTGGTCCGAAGTACCTGGTAGAGACGCTGTATGGAAAGAGCAGACGATTGCTAACACCTCAGAACAACAGTTTAAAGTTGAGTTCGAGTGTGAATTCTTAGGATCTGTTGATACTCTAGTTAATCCAAGTAAGTTAAAAACTTTAGTATATAATGACCCAATAAAAAGAAATAAAGGTCTTGATATCTATGAAGAACCAATAGAAGAGCACAACTATTTAATGACTGTCGATGTGGCTCGTGGAATTGGCAATGACTATTCTGCATTTGTAATCTTTGATATTACAGAGTTTCCTTATCGAGTTGTTGGTAAGTATAAAAATAATGAAATCAAACCAATGCTATTTCCAAGTATCATACATGAAGTAGCAAAAGGTTATAATGATTCTTGGGTTTTAATTGAAGTAAATGATATTGGGGACCAAGTATCAAATATTCTTCACTTTGATTTAGAATATGACAACATTCTTATGTGCTCTATGAGAGGTAGGGCGGGACAGATTGTTGGTTCGGGATTTAGTGGCAAGAAATCTCAGCTGGGAGTTCGAATGACTGCATCCGTTAAAAAATTAGGATGCTCCAACTTGAAAACTCTTATTGAAGATGATAAGTTGATGATTTATGATTATGATGTTATTTCAGAATTGACAACATTTATACAAAAAAATAGATCGTTCGAAGCAGAAGAAGGTTGCAATGATGACTTAGCAATGTGTTTGGTTATTTTTGCATGGCTTGTTGCTCAAGACTATTTTAAAGAGATGACAGACAATGATATAAGAAAAAGAATTTATGAGGAGCAAAAAAATCAGATAGAACAAGATATGTCACCATTTGGATTTCTTTCAGATGGTTTAGATGATATGGAAAGTATTATTGATCAAGATACTGGTGATCGTTGGATGATTGCAAGCAAATCAAATAGACAGGAAACTTTGGAAATATGGAATGTTGATGAATATGGGGATAGGTCCTACATGTGGGACTACATGTGATGGATTTAGATAAGGAGATAGAATTAGAACATTTATTATTTTTCGATAGGAGATGTAGAGTTTGTGGAAAAGTTAAAAATTTATTAGAAGACTTTTACTTAACTCGCAAGGATAGAGGTTCTTTTCCATCTGCATATTCTTATGAATGCAAAGAATGTACTGTTAAGAGGACTACAGAAACTAGAAAGAGACCAAGGGGAATAATAAAGTGGGAATATCCTGACTGGTGATCATACTCATGCATGGCTTCCCCATTCAAAATAGACTTTTTAATAAATAATTTCAGATAATTCTGGATAGCACGGAGAATAAAGATGCCTATAAATTTAGCATCTCCTGGAATTGTAGTAAGAGAGGTTGATCTTACTAATGGAAGGATAGACCCAACCTCTGATAAAGTTGGTGCTATTGTTGCACCTTTTGCCAAAGGCCCTGTTAATTTGCCAACACTAATTCAAAATGAGCAGGAGCTACTCAATGTTTTTGGTAAGCCATATACAATTGATAAGCACTATGAGCAGTGGCTAACTGCTTCATCTTATTTGGCATATGGTGGAGCCCTAAGAGTTGTAAGAGCATCAGGAACATCTTTAACTAATGCTCTAGCAGGAGCAGCAACTAGCGTTACAATTAATAGTCTTGACGACTATACAAATAAGCAATATGATGAGAATGTCATTCCCAATGTAACTGTGGTAGCTAAAAACCCAGGTTCATGGGGAAATGGTCTAAAGGTTGCACTTATCGACTCAAGAGCAGACCAAATTCTGACAGGAATTAGCACTGCAGGTCTTGCAGTTGGTTACGGAGTAACTCAAGGTCTTGATGGTAAAACCGATATTGGTGCTGGTACAACTTCTTCATTAACTGGATTTACGTTAAGAGGGGTTGTTACTGGAATTGGACAAAGTACCGTTAGCGTTAAGATTCAGAGCAAAGTCTCATCCACATCAGTTGTAACACCAATAGATTATACTCCAAGCGGAGTTTATGCATTTAATGCAACAGGATCGGTTGGTTTCCACACAAATGGTTCGTCCGTCGCATATGCATCATCCTCTTATAGTGGAGTCTCAGATTGGTTCGACAATCAAAATATTGTAATTTCTTCTGCTGGAATTACAACTGTAACAATTGCATGGAATTCAATTGCAAGCAGACCTGGTACAACTGCATATGCAGAAACTAGAAATGCAAGACATGATGAAATTCATGTGGTTGTAATTGATGGTACTGGAGAAGTTACTGGCACTGTTGGGACAATTCTTGAGAAGCATCTTTCACTTTCCAAAGCAAAAGATGCAGAGTTCTCTGTAGGTTCTCCATCATATTGGAGAGGATATCTTGCAGATAACTCAGCATATATCTTTGGTGGTTCCCAACCTGCTGGAATCGTTACAACTGGATTCAGCAGTGGATTTACTCTACAATCAGATAATGCATGGGACCAAGAAGCTGAGGGTATTATTTTCTCAGCAACTGGAAATAACACATTAACTCTTGAAAAAGGATATAACTATGACTATAGCAGTGGAATTGCAACGACAGGTGCTTTAAGTTCTTCGATTGCAGATATCAGTGGTGGATATGATTTATTTGAAAATACTGAGGAATATAATATTAATTTCCTAATCATGGGTTCAGCTGGATATGGAAAAGAAAACGCACAAGCATTAGCAAACAAACTAATTTCTGTTGCTGAAATTAGAAAAGATGCCATTGCATTCATCTCACCATATAGGGGTGCATTCCTTACAGAAACTGCAGTTGGAAGTGCTACTGTAAATTCTGCTTCAACAATTACAGATAATGTACTTAGTTTCTACGCTCCACTGACTTCTTCATCATATGCTGTATTTGATAGTGGATATAAGTACATGTTTGATAGATTTAATAATACATTTAGATATGTTCCACTAAATGGAGACATGGCTGGACTCTGCGCCAGAAATGATATCAACAATTTCCCATGGTTCTCACCAGCGGGTACTTCTAGAGGAACTATCCTGAATGCTATTAAACTAGCATATAATCCATCTAAGGCACAGAGAGATCGTCTCTACTCTGCAAGAATTAATCCAGTAATCTTCTCACCTGGTTCTGGAATCATTCTCTTTGGTGATAAGACTGCTCTCGCAAGAGCATCTGCATTTGATAGAATCAATGTTCGCAGACTATTCCTCTATCTGGAAGATGCAATCTCAGCAGCTGCTAGAGATCAACTTTTTGAATTCAACGATGAAATTACAAGAACTAACTTTGTAAATATTGTTGAACCATTCCTTCGTGATGTTCAAGCCAAGAGAGGAATCTTTGATTATGTTGTTGTTTGTGACGAAACAAACAACACTGCCGCTGTCATTGATGCAAATGAGTTTGTTGCTGATATATACATCAAACCTGCTCGTTCTATCAATTTCATCGGACTAACTTTTGTTGCCACCAGAACTGGTGTTGCTTTTGAAGAAGTAATCGGTACTGTTTAATTAACTTAGAGGTTTTAAAACTATGGCTACCAGAACCCAATTAAATCCACCCCCATTAAGAAAGATTACCGACTTCAAGAGTAAGCTGACTGGTGGTGGTGCTAGAAGCAACCTGTTTGAGGTTGTACTTTCATTCCCAGATATTGCTCCAGCAAGTTCAGAAGTTCTTGATAAAGCAAGATTCTTAGTTAAAGCAGCAAACTTACCTGCTTCGAACATTTCGGATGTGACCGTTCCATTTAGAGGTCGTGTTCTTCATGTTGCTGGCGACAGAACCTTTGATAGTTGGACAATCACCGTTATCAACGATACTGATTTTGCAATTCGTTCGGCATTTGAGAAGTGGATGAATTCAATCAACAGAGTATCTGATAACACTGGTTCAACTGATCCTGCATCTTATCAAGCAGATGCATTTGTCTATCAGTTAGATCGTAGTGGAGAAACTCTGAGAGCATATCATTTCTATGATATCTTCCCAACTAATATTGCTCCAATTAACCTTTCGTATGATACTGAGGGCATTCAGGAATTCACAGTTGAGATGCAAGTGCATTGGTGGGAAGCTATCAAGGGTAATGCTCCTCAAGCGGGTGGAGAAAACATCAACTAAATAATAGAATAATAGATAAATTCAAGTTATAAAATGGCGAAACTTTTTGGTTTTTCGATTGAAGATTCAGAACAAAAATCCAAATCCATAGCATCCCCCGTCCCCCCTAATAATGAGGACGGGGTTGATTTCTATCTCCAATCTGGATTTTATGGTCAGTATGTTGATATAGAAGGGGTATATAGAACTGAGTTTGATTTAATCAAAAGATATCGTGAAATGGCTTTACACCCAGAATGTGATAAAGCCATTGAAGATGTTGTAAATGAAGCAATCGTTAGCGATTTGTATGATTCCCCTGTAGAGATTGAACTTTCAAATTTGAATGCTAGTGATAGATTAAAATCTGCAATTAGAGAAGAGTTTAAATATATCAAAGAAATTTTAGACTTTGACAAAAAATGTCACGAAATTTTTAGAAATTGGTATGTTGATGGAAGAATTTTTTATCTAAAGGTTATTGATCTTAAAAATCCAACAGATGGCATCAAGGAATTAAGATACATTGACCCACTAAAAATTAAGCACATTAGACAAGAAAAGAAAAGAGATCCAAATAAACTTCAAACTGCCAATCTTAATTATACTAAAGAAAGTATTACTTATCCTGAAATCGAAGAGTATTTTGTATATACTCAAGATAGTATGAAAGGTCCTGGTGGATTTTCAGGATTCACTGGACAAAAAGGTACAATCAAAATTGCAAAAGATTCAATTACATATTGTACTTCTGGATTAATCGATAGAAATAAAAGTACAGTTCTTTCATATCTACATAAGGCAATCAAAGCACTCAATCAACTAAGAATGATTGAGGACTCTTTGGTTATCTATAGATTATCTCGTGCTCCAGAACGCAGAATTTTCTACATCGATGTTGGTAATCTTCCAAAGGTAAAGGCAGAGCAATACCTTAAAGATGTGATGATGCGTTATAGAAATAAAATGGTCTATGATGCAAATACAGGTGAGATTCGTGATGATAAAAAAATGATGTCCATGCTTGAAGACTTTTGGCTTCCAAGAAGAGAGGGTGGTCGTGGTACAGAAATCACAACTCTTCCTGGCGGGCAAAATCTTGGAGAACTTTCTGACATTGAATATTTCCAAAAGAAATTGTATCGTTCATTAGGTGTTCCAGAATCAAGACTACCTGGCGGTGGGGATGGATTCAATCTTGGTCGTTCATCAGAGATTCTCAGAGATGAACTCAATTTCTCTAAATTTGTAGGAAGACTTAGAAAAAGATTTGCAAATTTATTCAATGATTTATTGAAGACGCAATTGATTCTCAAGAACATTATTGCAGCAGAAGATTGGGAAAAAATCAGTGATCATATTCAGTATGACTTTTTATATGATAATCAGTTTGCTGAACTTAAAGAAGCAGAACTTATTCAAAATAGACTTGGCATTCTTGCAACAGTAGAACCTTACATTGGTAAGTATTACTCAACAGAATATGTAAGAAAAAGAATTCTTCGCCAAACTGATTCTGAAATTATTGAGATTGATGAGCAAATTGAGGATGAAATTAAAAAAGGAATTCTTCCAGACCCATCTCAAGTTGATCCAATTACTGGAGAACCTCTACCTCAACAACCTGCAGGTGGAGATCAAATAAATGGTCAAATGGGAGAAGTTCCAATTGAACCGCCAGCTCCAAGTGGTGATGCAACTGAAGCAGGGGTTTTACCAGAACCAAAAGGCGGGAAGATCTAAAATATAAATAATCATATTACTATATTAAAAAAATGGAAGACCTTATTAACATGGTAGTGTCTGATGCTTCCCCCTCAGATATTTCAGCACAAATTAAAGATGCACTTTTTGCAAAAGCTGGGGAAAAGATTGAAGCACTTCGCCCAGAAGTAGCTAACTCTTTATTCAGTATGGAAGAAGTAGATTCAGAAGAGGAAAAAGCATAATGCTTACCAAAATCGTTGCAACAGAAGTAACAACACCAACGACAGCAGGGGCTGCATCAAGTATCAGTGATGCAACTTGCGTTCGTTTGTATAACAATACTGCAGGAATTGTGACAGTTGGAATTAGTACCTTAGTTGGTGCTGCATCAACAAATTATTTTGCAATGCCAGGGGGATCTGTTGAGTTTTTAGCAAAACCACCTTCTGATGTTATTTGGTCTAGCAGTGCAATTAAAGCAAATAAAGTAGCATTTACAAACTAAAATGAAACTCATCACAGAAGAAGTACAACAGGTAAAATTCATCACCGAAGGAAAAGGTGCTGAAAAGAAAATGTATATTGAGGGTATTTTCCTTCAAGGTGATATTTGCAATCGCAATGGAAGAATGTATCCAATGGCAACTCTTTCAAGAGAAGTCGAAAGATATAATGAAGCCTTTGTTGCTAAAGGTCGTGCTTTAGGAGAACTTGGCCATCCTGATGGTCCTACCGTCAATCTTGACCGTGTTTCTCATAAGATTGTTTCTCTTGAGCAAAAGGGAACTAATTTTATTGGTAAGGCACAACTCCTAGAAACTCCAATGGGTAAGATTGCAAAGTCCCTCATTGGTGAAGGTGTTTGTCTCGGCGTTTCTTCTCGTGGTGTTGGTTCATTAAAAATGACCAACGAAGGTCACAAAATTGTTGGCGAAGATTTCATGCTTGCAACTGCGGCAGATATCGTTGCCGACCCTTCTGCTCCTGATGCTTTTGTTCAGGGAATTATGGAAGGTAAAGAGTGGGTTTGGGAAGGTGGAATTCTTCGTGAAAGACTTGCCGAACAAACTCAGAAAAGAATCAACACTCTTGTTGATGAAAAAAGACTCCAGGAAAACAAAATTGAATTGTTCCAGGAATTTCTTTCAAATCTATAATTTATAAATAAATATAGATTATATCCAAATATCTAAACAAATGTCCGTTGGTAGCAATTTACAAGAAATGGAAAACGTAGTAACCAAAGGAGCCGCCCCCGCCGAACCAATGCCAAAGCTAACCACAGGTATTGCACCTGGGCAAACTGGCAATTGGGAAGATTTAGGTGGCCCTACCCCAGATAACTATCGTGCAGACGACGATTCAGCAAAACTTGCTGAACCAAGAGTCAAAACTGTTCATGATATCGTTAATCGTGGTGCTAAGCCTGCTGAGCCTATGAAGGCGATGAAGGAAGAAGCAGAAGATGAGGAAGATGCTGAAGTAGTTGAAGCAGAAGCAGAAACCGAAGTCGAAGCTGAAGGTGAGTCTGAAGAGGCTGCTGAAGAAGTTGTTGAAGAAGAAACCGAAGAAGAGTATGACATTGAAGAGGATGTCAATGCCCTTCTTGCTGGTGAAGAGCTTTCTGAGGAATTCCAAGAGAAAGCACGTACAATCTTCGAAGCTGCAATCAAGGCAAAAGTTGCCACGGTCAAAGAAGAGATGCAAGCAGCATATGAAGCTGCTATCGTAGAAGAGATCGAAGAAATCAAAGTATCACTCACTGAAAGAGTTGATGCTTACCTAGAGTATGTTGCTGACGAGTGGATTAAAGAAAATCAACTCGCAGTTGAGCACGGTCTGAAGACCGAAATGACTGAATCATTCCTCACTGGAATGAAGAGTCTTTTTGAAGATCATTATGTAACAATCCCTGAAGATAAATATGATGTTTTAGAGAGTATGGTAGATAAACTAGATGAAATGGAGTCTAAACTCAACGAGCAAATCGAAAAGAATGTTGCTCTTAATAGAAGATTAGCCGAGTCAGTTGCTGATGTAATCTTTGCAGATGTCGCTGAAGGTCTTGCACTTTCTCAGAAGGACAAGCTCGCTTCTCTTGCCGAAAATGTTGAGTTTGATAGTGAAGATACCTATCGTGAGAAACTAGTAACCCTGAGGGAATCATACTTCCCATCAAATGCTGGTGCTCAAAAAGACGATTCTGACCACATTACTGAAGAAACCATTACTGAAGAGACTCAATCAGTTTCGACAATGATGGAAGCTTATCTTCAGACTCTTGGTAGAGTCGCTAAAAAGTGATTTTTAGATAATACCAGTCAAACTTAAACTTCAAAAGAGGTAAACCCCCATGCAAATGTTCAATGCAGAACAATTGCAGGAGAAGTGGAGTCCAGTTCTCGATTACGAAGGTCTTGATCCAATCAAAGATTCTCATCGTAGAGCTGTTACCGCTATCCTGCTAGAGAACCAAGAGACCGCTCTCCGCGAAGAGCGTCAGTTTCTCTATGAAGCTCCAACCGTAAACACCTTCTCAAGCACTGGTAATGCTGGTTTTGGTGGTGCTGCTTCTTCACCTGTCGCAGGTTTCGACCCTGTTCTGATCTCCCTAATCAGACGTTCAATGCCTAACCTGGTCGCTTATGACCTCGCAGGCGTTCAACCAATGAACGGTCCTACTGGACTCATCTTCGCAATGCGTTCCAAGTACGGAACCATGGATGCTGCTGCTAACGGCGAAGCATTCTTCGACGAAGCAAATACCGCATATTCAGGTCAGAACGACGGATTCGATCTTGAGTCTGGTCTTTATGTTGCTGGTTCTGACGGTGCTTCCGTTGGTTTCGGTACTACCGCTGGTCACGCAAGTGCTGCTAACCCAGGTCTCCTGAACCCAGAAGGTTCACAAACCGCTACTACATATCCTGTTGGTCAGGGTATGCGTACCGATTATGCAGAAGACCTAGGTGATGGCTCTGGCGACCAGTTCAACCAGATGGCATTCTCGATCGAGAAAGTCACCGTTACCGCTAAGTCAAGAGCTCTGAAAGCTGAGTACTCACTAGAACTCGCTCAAGACCTCAAGGCAATCCACGGTCTGAATGCTGAGGCTGAATTAGCAAACATTCTCTCAACTGAGATTCTTGCTGAAATCAACCGCGAAGTTATTCGTACCATCTACAAGATTGCTGAGTCTGGTGCTGCTGTTAATACTGCAACCGCTGGTACTTTCGACCTCGACGTTGACTCCAACGGTCGTTGGTCAGTTGAGAAGTTCAAGGGTCTGATCTTCCAGATCGAGCGTGATGCAAACGCTATCGCCCAGAGAACTCGTCGTGGCAAGGGTAACATGATCCTCTGCTCTGCTGACGTTGCTTCGGCACTCACCATGGCAGGTGTTCTTGATTACACCCCTGCACTCAACGCTAACCTCAACGTTGATGACACTGGTAACACCTTCGCTGGTGTTCTCCAAGGCAAGTATCGTGTATATATTGACCCATATTCGGCAAACGTATCTGCTAACCAGTACTACGTTGTCGGTTATAAGGGTTCTTCACCTTACGATGCTGGTCTGTTCTATTGCCCATATGTTCCTCTCCAAATGGTACGTGCCGTTGGTGAGAACACCTTCCAGCCTAAGATTGGCTTTAAGACCCGTTATGGTCTAGTTGCCAACCCATTCGCTGAGGGAACCACTGCGGGTCTAGGACGCCTCAAGGCAAACGCAAACCGTTACTACAGAAGAGTAAAGGTAACCAACCTAATGTGATCTCGATTCACATATCACTCAGAGGGTCGCAAGACCCTCTTTTTTTATCTAAATAAAAATAAAACACAATGGCATCACCTTTTGCTAAACAAATTTCGAATAGGAATTTTTTATCGCCAATTGGATTTAAATTTTCATTAGCAAAATATCCAAAGGTTGATTTCTTTTCGTCTTCCGCAAATATCCCAGAAATTAGCTTAGCAACTGCAATACAACCATCATACCTAAAAAATATTGATATTCCAGGGGAAAAATTAACATACGGAGATCTTCGTTTATCATTTATAGTTGATGAAAATCTAGAAAATTATTCTTCTGTACATAATTGGTTAACTGGAATCGGATTTCCAGAATCCACAAGTCAATATAAAGAACTGACAACAAATGAAGATGATATAAGAGATCCAAATCTTGTTTTCAGTGATGGTTCTCTTCATATTTTAAATAGCAACTTTAGAGATATTGCTATAATTAAATTTAAAGATTTATACCCAGTGTCTTTAAGTTCTTTGACTTTTGATGCGAAGGAACAGGACTATTCCTACTTTACAGCAGATGCCACTTTCAAGTATACTGTCTATAATATCCTGGATAAAAACGGCAAACCCCTATGAATCTTGATGAAATTCAGGAGATGTGGCAGAGAGATTCTGTCATCGACCCTGACAATTTACATGATGAGTCTTTAAAAATACCGCAACTTCATGCTAAGTATTATACAATCTACAACACAATTACTTTATTGCGTGAAAGGGCAAGGGAGACTTATAACAGAGTTAAATTAGAACGTCATAATTACTACACAGGAAAGGCACCTATAGAGGTGTATGAAGAAGAACCCTTTCCATATAAAGTTAGGGACAAAGAGGCATTACAGAGGCATATGGATGGCGATGAAAAACTTTCTAAGGTAGAACTCAAGATAAGATACTATGACATTATGTTGAAGTTTCTTGAGGAAGTTATCAAGACAATTTCTAATCGCACATATCAAATCAAAAATGCTATTGAATGGCATAGGTTCCAAGCGGGGTTCAATTGACCCCCTTTTTTATGTCAATAAATATTTTTGTATTGATATGAACTTATGTCACACTTGGTTATATCGAAAAAGAATGAGGTATATCTTCAGATAAAAGCAGAACCACACGTCTATTATGAACTTGCGGATCAGTTCACATTTGATGTGCCTGGAGCAAAATTCATGCCTCAGTTTCGCAATAGACACTGGGACGGAAAGATACGTTTATTCAATACACAGACGGGCGAAATCTATGTCGGTCTATTAGATAAACTTACCCGTTTCTGTGAAACTCATGAATACACTTATGAGTTTACAAACAATAAGTTTTATGGTCTTCCTTTTGAAGTCAATGATATGATCTCAAAAGAGGGAGTCAAGGATTATATGACTTCTATTTGCAAGTATGCTCCCCGCGAATACCAAGTTGAGGGAGTATACGACGCTTTAAAACATAATCGAAAGTTGTTGATATCTCCAACTGCCTCTGGAAAGTCGTTGATGATATATTCGATTGTGAGATATTACGTTGAGAAAGGACAAAATACTCTGATAGTCGTGCCGACGACATCCCTTGTAGAGCAGATGTATAAAGACTTTGCAGATTATGGGTGGGATGTGGGTTCATATTGCCACAAGATTTATGCAGGTAAAGAAAGAGAAACAGACTCTCAGGTAATCATTACGACCTGGCAGTCCATCTACAAACTTCCCCGACAATATTTCTCAAGATTTAATGTGGTCGTTGGAGATGAAGCACACCAGTTTAAATCAAAGTCATTAGTATCTATAATGACAAAACTTTCAGATGCAAAATATCGTTACGGTTTTACAGGAACCCTAGACGGCACACAAACACATAAGTGGGTTTTAGAAGGTTTATTTGGTCCTTCATACAAAATCATCAGAACAGAGGAACTGATGCAGAAGGGTCACGTTGCCAAACTGGATATTAATATTCTTCTATTGAAACATCCACCAAATAAGTTTGAAAACTTTGAAGAAGAAGTTCAGTATATTATCAACCATGAAAAGCGCAATAAGTTTATAAGAAACCTTGCCATTGATCTTAAAGGTAATACTTTAATTCTATTTTCAAGAGTAGAGGGTCATGGACAACCTTTGTACGAACTCATAAATAGTAGCACAGTTGAAGAACGTCATGTCTTCTTTGTTCATGGCGGTGTAGATACTGAGGACCGAGAAAAAGTCAGAGAAATTACTGAAAAAGAAAACAATGCAATAATAGTTGCTTCTTACGGGACTTTTTCTACTGGTATTAACATAAGAAATCTACATAATGTCATCTTTGCTTCCCCTAGTAAATCAAGAATCAGAAACCTCCAATCAATCGGAAGAGTCCTAAGAAAAGGTGACAATAAAACAAAGGCAACTCTATATGACATTGCCGATGATATTAGTTACAAGTCAAGAAAAAATTATACACTCAATCATCTAATAGAAAGAATCAAAGTTTATAACGAAGAAAACTTTAATTATGATATTGTAAACATACCGCTTAAAAACTAATGGGAGAAGAGTTTTATTGTGTTATTAAATTAGTTTCTGGAGAAGAAATTCTTTCACTAATTTCCATTGATGAAAACGATGGAGATCCCATCATAGTCGCACAAAATCCACTAAGTTTTAAAATCGTTCATAGTCCCCATGGTTCATTTATCAAAGTTAAACCATGGATGGAATTGACAGATGATGATGTATTTCTAATCAAATATGATAAGGTCATTACAATGACTGAAACAAGAGATAAAAAGATGATAGATATCTATAATGATTATATTGATGATGATAGTATTGATGTCTATAAACCTTCTGGTCAAGTAGGAGTATCAACAGACATGGGATATGTCTCTACTGTCGATGAAGCCCGTAAGAAACTTGAAAAACTCTTTAATCAAAATAAGGAATCTAAAGATCTTTAATATTATTATCTTCAACCTTAACAAACGTAGTCTAGTCATATTTTTCTAATTTGTCAAGACTCTGTGTTTGTGCTATAATTAAGAAAATTAATATTAGGATAAAGATGACAAGCAATGCCAAAGAAGAAATCAGAACATTATGTGAATAACAAAGAGTTATTAGAAGCACTTATCGTCTATAGGAACAAAGTTGCCGATGCCAAGGAAAAGGGATTACCCAAACCTCGCATTACAAACTATCTGGGCGAATGCTTTCTAAAGATTGCAACTCATTTGTCATACAAACCAAATTTTGTGAATTATATGTTTCGGGATGATATGATTTCTGATGGCATAGAAAACTGTGTTCAGTATATTCACAATTTTAATCCAGAGAAATCTCAAAATCCTTTTGCATATTTTACTCAAATCATTCACTACGCTTTTCTCCGTAGGATCCAGAAAGAGAAGAAGCAACTCGATATCAAATCTAAAATTATTGAGAGAACAGGGTTTGATGAGGTTATGATGGTTGATGATAGCTTGCTTTCTGGGCACAGTAGCGACTATAATACCATTAAAGATAACATTACATACAGGAACCGATGAAGGTTGCCATCATTACAGATACGCATTATGGGGCAAGGAAGGGTTCTAAGTATCTTCATGATCACTTTGAACTCTTCTATAAGAATGTCTTCTTCCCTGCCCTTGAGGAGCATGGGGTAGAAGCAGTCATCCATATGGGAGATGCTTTTGATAGTCGTAAGTCAATCGATTATCAAAGTTTAGAGTGGGCAAAGCGTGTTGTATTTGAACCCATGCGTAAGTATGAAGTCCATATGATTATTGGTAATCATGATTGTTATTACAAGAATACCAATAGTGTAAATTCTCCAAACCTTCTACTTCAGACTTATCCTAATATTCGTACTTATAGTTCTCCTCAAACTGCTAAAGTTGGAAATCTTGATATCATGATGCTGCCATGGATTTGCAGTGAGAATTATGAAGAGTCTTTAGTTCAGATCAAGAAGACCAAAGCAAAAGTTGCTATGGGTCATTTGGAACTTCAAGGTTTTCGTGTGAATCGAAATTTGATTATGGAGGAGCATGGACTGGAAGCAGATATTTTTAAGAACTTCACAAAAGTATTTTCTGGGCATTACCACACTCGTTCTGATAATGGACGCATTTTCTATCTCGGTAATCCTTATGAAATGTACTGGACAGATGTGAATGATACTCGCGGATTTCATATCTTTGATACGGAAACCCTCACTCACACTCCAATTAATAATCCTTATAAATTGTTTTATAATGTTTATTATGAGGATACTCCGTATCAGTTGTTCGATGCTTCTGAATATGAGAATAAAATTGTCAAGGTGATTGTTCGTAAAAAGACAAAACCAAAAGACTTTGAAAAGTTTATTGATAAACTCTATACTGCTGGAATTCAAGAACTCAAGATTGTTGAGAACTTTGAGATTCAAGAAAATGAAGAGTTTGACATTGATGAAGAAGAGAGTACCATTTCAATTCTGAACCGCTATATTGATGAGGCAGAATTTGATTTTGATAAAAACATTATCAAAGGAATATTTCAAGATTTGTATAAGCAAGCTTGCGAAGTCGAGTAATGTATCTTCTAACTCTTAAAGATAGAAAGGATGATGGTGCCTATGCAGTCCATGACAAGTATGGAGAAAAAGTTCTTTTTATGTTTGAAGAAGAAGATGATGCAGTAAGATACGCCTTAATGTTAGAAGACGATGCCAATTATTCTAAAGAAATGGAAGTCGTTGAAGTTGATGATGATATTGCAATAAAGACTTGTAAAATGCATAATTACAAATATGCTGTGATTACATCTAATGACATTGTTATTCCTCCTATTCCTAAATCATGATAACTTTTAAAAAAATTCGTTGGAAAAACTTTTTAAGCACTGGAAATCATTGGAGCGAAATTGATTTTCAGAAAAATCATACTAATTTGATTATTGGTACAAATGGTGCTGGTAAATCGACAGTTCTTGATGCTCTAACGTTTGCACTTTTTAATAAACCATTTCGTAAGATCAACAAACCTCAATTGGTTAATACTACGAATGAGAAAGATTGTCTTGTCGAGATTGAGTTCTCTGTGAATAGTAGGGACTATCTTGTCCGTCGTGGCATCAAACCAAATATTTTTGACATTGAAGTGAATGGCGTTTCTCTGCATAAAGAAGCAGATGATAGAGCAAATCAACGTATTTTAGAAGAAAATATCCTCAAGGTTAATTACAAGTCTTTTACTCAGATTGTGATTCTGGGTTCTAGCACTTTTGTACCCTTTATGCAATTGACCACTGCGAATCGTCGGGAAGTGATTGAGGACCTTCTGGATATTCGTATTTTCTCTGCGATGAATAATCTCATTAAGGATAAGATTCGTGAGAAAAAGGATCAGATTAAATCTCTTGAACTTAAGAAAGAAACTCTTAAGGATAAGATGAAGATGCAGCAGGAGTTTATTGAGGAACTTGAGAATCGTGGTAATGCCAATATTAATGTCAATAAAGAAAAGATTGCCAATTTAGATGCCGAAGTTGGCATTTATATGACTGAAAACTCTAAGACCGAAGAGCAGATTTTTGCTTACACTAAGGAACAGGAAGAAGTCATTGGTGCTGATGATAAGTTAGTAAAGCTTAACAATCTAAAGGGTAAGATTTCTCAGAAAGTATCTGTGATTACGAAAGAACATAAGTTTTTCACAGAAAATACGGTATGCCCTACCTGTACTCAAACTATAGAAGAAGAGTTTCGGTTAAATAGAATTGCAGACGCTCAAAATAAAGCAAAGGAACTCCAGAAAGGTTTTCAAGAACTTGAGGAGACTATAAAGTTAGAACAGGAGAGAGAGCGTCAATTCACAGTTCTATCTAAGGAGATTACGAAACTCAACCATGAGATTTCTCAAAACAATACTCGGATTTCCCTCAACCAGAGACAAATACGAGACCTTGAATCTGAAATTCAAACTATTACCCAAAACCTTGCAAACAGAAATACTGAGCATGAGAAGTTAGAAGAATTTCAAACCAATCTCCAAAAAACATTCGAAGACCTTTCAAAGAAAAAAGAAGAAATCGTTTATTACGATTTTGCCTATTCCTTACTCAAGGACGATGGCGTTAAAACGAAGATAATCAAAAAGTATCTTCCGTTCATAAATCAGCAGGTGAATCGTTATCTTCAGATGATGGATTTTTATATCAACTTCCATCTTGATGAAGAGTTTAACGAAACGGTAAAGTCTCCCATTCACGAAGACTTTTCTTATAGTTCATTCAGTGAAGGTGAGAAAATGAGAATTGACCTGGCACTCCTCTTCACTTGGAGAGAAGTGGCACGAGTCAAAAATTCCGTCAATACCAATCTGCTGATTATGGATGAGGTGTTTGATTCTTCACTCGATGGATTTGGCACCGATGAGTTCCTTAAGATTATTCGTTATGTGATTAAGGATGCTAATATTTTTGTGATTTCCCATAAGACAGACCTTCATGACAAATTTGAAAGTGTCATAAGGTTCGAGAAAGTCAAAGGTTTTTCCCGTAGAATGTCTGCATCGCCACAAGACGAATGAAACTCCCCAACTGGCAACACCACTCTAAAAAGGAGCAGAAGCGGAAACTAAAACCGCAAGCACTCCGACAAGCAAAGGCACGTCGCCAAGCACTCAAGAAGCGTCTCCATCACGGGGACGCTTCTTATTTTATAAATATTTGAAAAAGTATTTGTAACAATGGAATCAAAAGAAATTTTAGGCATGATGAGTGCCTATTCTTCTATCTACGAAAAGAAAGAAGAACCCGAAATGGAAGAGGGTGAGAAGGAAGAATCTGAGAAGGATGAAGGTGGAAAGCACAAAGAAGGTAAGCATAAAAAAGGTAAAGAAGAGAAGGGTGAAAAGGTAACTGAAAAGGAAGATGAAGATAAAGAAGATGAAAAGAAAATGAAGGAAGAAGTTGAACTTGATGAAGCAGGTCTTCCATATGGTCCAGTAGGGAGAGGATTTAAAAAACTTCCTCCTGGAAAAAAGAGAGAAGCAATGATCAAGAGAGCAGGTGCATTGAGAACACAAGCTATGAAAGATGATGGTGATGGTGGTAAGGGATCTCCTAGAGGAAAAATGGGTGAGATTAATGATGCTTTAACAAATCCAAGACTTCGTGAAGAGACAGATCTCTTTGACTACATTCTTGAGCATCTAGTTGCCGAAGGTTACGCAGACACCAACAAGGCAGCACTTGCCATTATGGCAAATATGAGTGAAGAGTGGAGAGAAGATATTATTGAAGATATTAGAGGTGCGATTACTTATAATCCAAATACTCGTATTGGAAAAATAAAAAGAAGAATAAAAGGTTCTACTCCAGAAAAAAGAGAAGCAAGAACAAGAGCATATCAGGGAAATAGATCTGATGCAGCTGGAAGATATGGTGCAAGTCAAAGTAATCCTTATGATGATAATAGAGGAGATATACCTAGTTTAAGAGGACTCTAATCCTTATGAAAAGGCATCCGATGCTGCATTAGATGCAAGGTATGGTTATGCACAAAGACTTCGGGATGAATGAAACCACTTTCCAAACTGGCACATAAGAGGGTCTAACCACCCTCTTTTTTTGTATGATGGTTCCATAAGAAATCAAACCTATGACCGTCCGCCACGAAATCAAGTCCCAACTTGCCAAACTTCTTGCCACTGAAGACCTTGTGGTTGAGCACAAGAAGGTGGAGACTGCCTGCTTCAACGTTCATACCCGTGTGCTGACTCTGCCGATGTGGGAGAAGGCAAGTAACACTGTGTATGACCTTCTTGTCGCCCACGAGTGCGGACACGCATTGGAAACTCCCGATGAGGACTGGTTGGAGAAGGTAAAAGTTCCTCCACAGTTTGTGAATGTGGTAGAGGATGCTCGCATCGAGAAACTGATGAAGCGTCGTTATGCTGGTCTCGCTAAGACCTTCTATGCTGGTTATCGGGAACTCGCTGACGATGATTTCTTCCAGATTGGTGATGATAAACTGGAAACTTATAATCTTGCCGACCGAGCAAACCTATGGTTCAAGGTTGGTAACTATGTTGATATTCCGATTGAGCGTGGCGAAGAAACTGAAATTATCAATCTGATTGCCGATACTGAGACTTTTGCTGATGTTCTGATTGCTGCAGAAGAACTCTATAAGTATTGTAAGCAAAAGCAACAGGAAGAAACCAAGATTTCTTTGGATAATCTTGAGTCCCAGCAGAGTGGTGCCGATAATCAACCCGCTTCCGACTTCATTGACCAGCAGGAAGGTGATAATGATCAACCCGAGTCTAATGATTCTGAAGGTGCTCCTACTTCTGATGAAACTACTCAAGAAAAGGGTGAAACCACCCCAGAAATGGGTGGTGAGAAGAATGAAGAACCTGAAGTCAAGACGATGGAGTCTCTCGAAGAAGCACTGAAAGATCTTGTTAATAACAGTGGTCCTGAAAATGTTTATTTGGAATTGCCTAAACTTGACTTGAAAAAGGTGATTGTTCCAAATGCTGATATTCACTCCAACTGTAAAAACTCTTGGTCTTCCTATCTTGAAGACCGTGGATATGGATATGGAAATGTCTTTGGTGAAGTTGATAAGCAGTTTGTAGAGTTCAAGCGTTCTGCCCAAAAGGAAGTTAATTACTTGGTCAAAGAGTTTGAATGTCGCAAGGCAGCAGATTCTTATGCCCGTGCTACGACTGCTCGCACTGGTGTTTTAGACTGTTCTAAACTTCATACTTACAAATACAACGAAGACCTGTTCAAGAAAGTCACCACTCTTGCCAATGGTAAGAATCATGGTCTGGTGTTTGTGCTGGATTGGTCTGGTTCAATGTGTGATGTGATGCTGGATACCGTCAAGCAACTCTTCAACCTTGTCTGGTTCTGCAAGAAAGTTTCGATTCCTTTTGAGGTTTATGCCTTTACAACTGAGTATCCTCTGGTTTCTTATGATGAGAATGGTAAGGCAAGTTTTCGTGAAACTGCTTATGAGAAAAAAGATGGTCTGATTCAAGTTGGTGAGTGGTTCTCAATGATGAATCTTCTCACCAGTCAAGTGAATGGTAAGACTCTTGAAGAACAGATGAAGAATATTTTTCGTATCGCCCATTCATTTTCACGCAATAGTTATTCGGCGTATCCAACTCCTTTGGGACTTTCTCTTTCTGGCACCCCCTTGAATGAGGCACTCATTTCTCTTCATCAGATTCTGCCTAAGTTCCAGAAAGAAAACAAACTTCAAAAAGTTCAATGCGTGATTCTGACTGATGGTGAAGCGTGTGGTATTAAGTATCATCGTGAAGTCAAGCGTCAATGGGAAGATGGTCCTTTTATGGGAACTGCTGCGATTGGATTCAGTTCGTTTCTGCGTGACCGTAAGACTGGAAATACTTACTCTCTGGATTGTGAATGGCATCAAATGACCGATGTTTTTCTTCGTAATCTGCGGGACAAGTTTGCTGATATTAATTTCATTGGTATTCGTGTTCTAGAAGGTCGTGATGCTGGCAACTTCATTCGTCGTTACTACGGTTGGTATGGTGATGAGCATGATAAAGTAATGAGTTCTTGGAAAAAAGAAAAGGCATTTACGATCAAAAAGTCAGGTTATCATTCCTACTTTGGTCTTTCTGCTACTGCCCTTTCTCAAGACACTGAGTTTGCTGTCTCTGAGGATGCAACCAAGACTCAAATCAAATCTGCTTTTGTGAAGAGTCTCAAGTCGAAGAAAATGAACAAAAAGATTCTCGGGGAGTTTGTGGAACTTGTCGCCTGATAAATATTTTTATAGAACTCAATAAAGGCAATGAGTAGATTCACAGACTTATTTCAAGAACCAGAAGCACCTACTCCTGCAGATCCTACTCCAGTAACTTCTCCTGCTCCAGAAGTAAAAATGGACAGTGATAAAAAATCAACATCGAATAAAAAATCCAAAAAGAAAGCAAAATGAAATCTAAATTCCCATTTGAACACGTCGTTAAATACGATACTAAAGAAGTTTGGGTAAAGTGTGATAGTGCAATCACTGCGATGGGCATTGGTTCTATCGTTAAGCAATTTTATCCTGGATACACTCCTCATATTGCGAGTGAAGATTATTTGAATGAGTTGCGAAACCAACAGGTCCAGTTCTAAAACTGTCACATGGGGCACTCAGTTGCCCCTTTTTTTCTTGTATAATAACTTCAGTTAAAAAACACACCTAACTACACCATGCCTCGCAAGTCTGCCGTGAATGACGCCCAACTGATTGAGTCCATCAAAGAACTGTATGGTTCTGAAATTACTTCTGGTGACCTCAAGGGTTTCTGTGCCTCTCGTGGTCTGAATATTCAGACTGTGACCCGCCGCCTGGAAAACTACAAGACTGGTCGTGGTCGTTGGAACCTGGAAGTGACTCAAGAACGTGTGGAAGAGATTGAGCGTTCTTTCAGTGCTCCTGCTGTTCTTCCTGCTGCTGAACAAAACCTTATTCCTGATAAAGATGATACCTTCGTCAAGTTTGGTAACTTTAACGATATTAAAAAAATTATTCAGTCCCGTCTCTTTTACCCTACGTTCATTACGGGTCTGTCGGGTAACGGTAAAACGTTCAGTGTGGAACAAGCGTGTTCCCAACTCAAGCGTGAATTGATTCGTGTGAATATCACCATTGAGACTGATGAGGATGACCTGATTGGTGGTTTCCGTCTAGTTAATGGTGAGACGGTCTGGCACAATGGTCCTGTGATTGAGGCACTGGAGCGTGGTGCAATCCTTCTGCTGGATGAGATTGACCTCGCTTCTAACAAGATTCTGTGTCTGCAATCTGTCCTTGAAGGTAAAGGTGTTTTCCTGAAGAAGATTGGTCGCTTCGTGAAACCTGCTGCTGGTTTCAATGTGTTCGCCACTGCAAACACCAAGGGTAAGGGTTCTGATGACGGTCGCTTCATCGGCACCAATGTGCTCAATGAGGCGTTCCTGGAGCGGTTCCCTGTGACCTTTGAGCAGTCCTATCCTGCTCCTGCTACCGAACAGAAGATTCTGGAAGGCATCGCTCTGGACCTTGGTGTGGAAGACCGTGACTTCTGTAAGCGCCTGGTTGATTGGGCAGACATCATCCGCAAGACCTTCTACGATGGTGGCATTGAGGAAATTATCAGCACCCGCCGTCTGGTTCATATCATCCGTGCTTACAGCATCTTCCAAGACAAGGCAAAGGCAATCCAAGTGTGTGTGAATCGTTTCGACGATGAGACCAAACAGTCCTTCCTGGAACTGTATGATAAAGTGGATGCTGATTTCAAGATGCCCACTGATGAACAGGTTGCACCTGACGCTCCTTTCTGATATAATTGGGGAAGGTAAATTATGACCCTTCCCCTTTATTATGGATGAGTATCCTTATTCCGAATACCAATTCACTATGGCATTGAATAGTGATGATAAAATTGTAATTGAAAAAACACCTGTTATGACTGAACCTAAAAATCATCTCTGGAAATACAACGAAGATAAGATTCTCAAAGACGTTGAAGATTATGTAACCAGCACCTATCACGGTCATTACTGTGGAGATGAAGATGGTTACAACGATATTCAAACTATTGACTTGATGGCAGCGAAGAAACTTGCCGCTGGATTTTGTCAGGCAAACATCCTCAAGTATGGCAGTCGCTATGGTGATAAAGATGGACGCAATAAGCGTGACCTTCTGAAAGTGATTCACTATGCTATGCTCCTGCTTCACTTTGATGGTCATTATTCTCGCAAAGATAATGGACTTACCGAATTCCGTTGATTATGAAACTCCCAAACAAAACTATGAAACTCTCTGACAACACCCTTGCTCTTCTCAAGAACTTTGCTGGCATCAACAACTCAATTCTTGTGAAGCAGGGTAATCAACTTCGCACTATCTCTGTGGCAAAAAATATTCTCGCTGAAGCGGATATCAATGAAGAGTTTCCTCGTGACTTTGCCATCTATGATCTGAACCAGTTTTTGAATGGTTTGGGTCTTCATCAAGACCCTGATCTAGACTTTACTGAAGAGTCATATTTGAGCATCAAAGAAGGCAAGCGTCGGGTGAAGTATTTCTATGCTGACCCCAATGTGATTATTTCTCCTCCCGATAAGGCAATTCAACTACCTTCAACTGATGTGTGCTTCCAACTGGATAGTGCTTCTCTGGAGAAACTTGTCAAGGCAGCAGCAGTGTATCAACTCCCCGATCTTTCTGCGGTTGGTGAGAATGGTGTCATCAAACTGGTGGTTCGTGATAAGAAGAATGACACTTCTAATGAATACGCTATTGTTGTTGGTGAAACTGACTCTGAGTTTGTATTCAACTTCAAGGTAGAAAATATCAAGATCATTCCTGGTGCTTACGATGTGGTTGTGTCTTCTAAACTTCTGTCACAATTTACAAATACCAAGTACAATCTGAAGTATTATATTGCTCTGGAACCAGATTCGACCTTTGGTTGATGGAATTTTTACTCTATCTTACTCCCCAAGCTCAAGATATACTTAATAAAGTTTATCGGGCAAGATATTCTGTCCAAGAAAATGTTGGGTATTGTAGGAGTAACAAAAATATTTTTGGTTATGCAGACTTTGGAAAAAAGTTTATCATATGTACCAATAATATTAAAAAAAGTGGATTTGCCCTAGACTTTTATATTAACGAAACGGTTTATCATGAAGCAGTTCATGTAGCACATCTTTGTAACGGATATAAACCATTCGGTATATCTAAAAAAAATATGAGCCTTCCATCCTTTAAATATCAAGATATCAGAAATTCTGTGAAAACATCTTCATCTTCTGCTCAAATGGAACATGAAGCATATTGGATGGAAGATAAACCAGACAAAGTTAAGTATGTACTTCAAAAATATTGTTTCTGATGAACATCTTTGTAACTTCTCCTTGGCCTGCTGAGAGTGCTATCTACCTTCCCGATAAACATATTGTCAAAATGCCGCTGGAATGCTGTCAAATGCTTTCTATTGTCGCCTCTAGCAAATGGGGTCACAATTATGGCAATTTATATAAGTCTGATAACACTCCATACAAGACAGAAAAAGGAGCGTTTCGTAATCATCCCTGTACCAAATGGGCAATGGATAGTATCCATAATGCCTATTGGTTAATTAAGTGGGGAATGAACTTGTGTGATGAGTATTCTGTACGTTATGGGAAAATCCATTCGTGCTATAATACCCTTCTAGGTGCTTATTATCTTTTCCCTAAGGGAAAGATTACAGAAGTAACTCCATTTGCCCGTGCTATGCCAGATGAGTATAAACTTGACACAAGCATTGACACTTTTACTGCTTACAAGATGTATATTGCATCCAAACCTTGGGTTGCATCTAATTATCTTCGTATGCCTGAACGAAAACCTAATTGGGTATAAATTATGAACAGTGATTTTATTTGGGTAGAGAAATATCGCCCTAAAACAATTGAAGATTGTATTCTTCCTGAAACTACAAAGAAAACCTTTCAGGAGTTTCTAAATAAGGGTGAAATTCCAAATATGCTTCTTGCTGGTCCTCCTGGTATTGGTAAGACCACAGTGGCAAAAGCACTCTGCAATGAATTGGGAGTAGATGTTTATGTCATCAATGGATCCGACGAAGGTAGATTCCTCGATACTGTCCGAAACAATGCGAAGAACTTCGCTTCGACCGTTTCGCTTTCGTCAGATGCTAAACACAAAGTCGTCATCATTGACGAAGCAGATAACACAGGAAACGACGTACAACTCCTACTACGGGCGTTTATTGAGGAGTTTGCTGGTAACTGCCGATTCATCTTCACCTGCAACTACAAAAATAAAATCATCGAACCTCTCCACTCCCGATGTGCCGTTATTGACTTCTCCATCAAAGGAAAAGAAAAAACCGCATTGGCAGGATCCTTCTTCAAGCGTTTACAAAATATCTTGGATGCGGAGGGCGTCGAATTCGATCAAAGAGTACTTGCGGAACTTATCAATAAGCACTTCCCCGATTGGCGACGAGTCCTCAACGAGTGCCAAAGATATGCGGTAGGTGGAAAAATTGATAGTGGAATTCTTGCTGCTTTTTCGGATATTGCTGTAAATGAACTTGTTAAAAACCTTAAAGAAAAGAACTTTTCTGAAGTTCGTAAGTGGGTCGTCAGTAATCTGGACAATGATACTACTGTACTTCTCCGTCGTATTTACGATTCTCTTTACGAAAGTCTGGTTCCTGCTTCTATTCCTGCTGCTGTTCTTGTGCTCGCTAAGTATCAGTATCAAGGAGCATTTGTCGCAGACCAAGAAATAAACATGCTTGCCTGCTTGACCGAAGTAATGGTGGAGTGTGAGTTTAAATGAAAAACAAGAAACTCAAAGCACTAATACAAAAACCATTAAGGTTTCATCATCAAGATATTCACGAAGAACTCGATGAACTGAAAAAGCAACATCAGGTCAAGTCCAAGTGGTATTACATCTTCTGGGGTGCTTGCGCCGTTGCTGTTGTTGGTGGTCAAATCTATGTTGGAACTGGATATCGTGAGATGGCAGAAGCAACTAAAAATACTGAAATTGTTGTGAGGTGTGTAAATGGGTCTGCTCAAAATTGACATTAAATCCCTTAAGGAAGTTGCAGTTAAAACAACCCCTGAAAATGTGAGAGGGGCAAATGAAGGTCTCTTTCGTGCTAAAATGACTCTTCCTGCTGCCGCAAAACATTGTGGCATGACGCAGAAAGAAATGAAACTCACTTTTAGAGAGTATTTGAAGTATCATCCTAAAGATTATGAAGTCTCTTAAAACACCCTTGAGGTATCCTGGAGGTAAGTCCCGTGCTTGTGAAAAGATGGGACCTTACTTTCCAGATCTTCGCAACTATGCTGAGTTCCGAGAACCATTTCTTGGCGGAGGAAGTGTTGCAATTTATATCACTAAGAAATATCCCAACCTAGATATTTGGGTGAATGATTTGTATGAACCTCTTGTAAATTTCTGGCAACAACTCCAGATTTTTGGAAATGATCTTAAAAATAAACTGGAAGAACTTAAACTGAGAAACAATACACCAGAACTAGCAAAGGAACTTTTTCTTAAAGCAAAGGAGCAAATCAATGACCAAAGTTTGCCTAGCATTGATCGTGCTGTGGCTTTCTATATTGTCAATAAGTGCTCTTTCAGTGGTCTCACGGAGAGTTCATCATTTTCTCAACAAGCCTCCATTTCCAACTTCAGTTTGCGGGGTATCGAAAAACTGCCTGCGTATTCTAAACTGATTGAACATTGGCGTATAACTAATTATTCGTATGATTATCTGATGGATGGAAATAAAGATGCTTTTATGTATCTCGATCCTCCTTATGACATTAAGGATAATCTCTACGGGCGTAAGGGATCAATGCACAAAGGATTTGATCACGATAAGTTTGCTGCTGATTGTGATGCTAACGATATGGATCAGTTGATTAGTTATAATTCTGACCAACTCGTAAAAGATAGATTTACAAACTGGAACGCTGCTGAGTTTGATCTAACTTATACGATGCGTTCTGTTGGTGAATATATGCGTGAGCAAAAACAACGTAAAGAACTTTTGTTATCTAATTATACTGAAGGTCCAAAAATTCAGTTTAGTTTTGCTGGTTGCTACAAATATGATAAATTAAAAAAAGAAGGTTTAATTAATGACTGAATTGAAGGACTGGTTAAACTCTATTAATCAGACGAAGCAACACCTGATTGACGAAGACCCCTCTCTTGAAAAAGAATATGCTCCTTATATTATCAATCGTTGTCTATCAGGTCATCTTGATTGCGTTCTGTTTGCGAATGAAATGAATCGCTATCATTTCCTCCCAAAGAAACTTCAATATGACTTTTTTATAAATAGTCTGAGGAAAAAGAAGAGATTTTCTCCCTGGCTCCGACAAGATAAAATCAAAGACCTTGATTATGTTAAACGTTACTATGGTTTTAGTAATGAAAAGGCAAAACAAGCTTTGAGGATTCTTACTAAAGAACAACTAACATTTATAAAATCGAAATTTGAAACTGGAGGAACAAAATGAGTGTCGTTCAAGAACCTGAAGTGAAGTGGACGCCCGACCAAATGGTGGAAGTGATTCTTAATGAACCTGATGATTTTCTTAAGGTTCGTGAGACTTTGACCCGTATCGGAGTTGCTTCAAGAAAGGAAAAGAAAATCTATCAGTCTTGCCATATTCTGCACAAGCAAGGTAGATATTATCTCGTTCACTTTAAGGAACTGTTTGCTCTGGATGGCAAACATGCTAACCTGACCGTGAATGATGTGCAACGTCGCAATCGTATCGCTCAACTTCTCGCTGATTGGGGGCTGATTGATATTGTTGATGCTACCAAGATTCAAGATATTGCACCACTTAATCAAATTAAAGTCCTTGCTTATAAGGATAAGGGAGACTGGATTCTGGAAACCAAGTATAATATTGGATCCAAGAAGAAGAAAGTTGAGGATGCTGAGTGATGTCTTCGGGAAGTTTTGAATTTCGTTTTCGTCACCAAAACGAAGGTGCCGCCTGGCATAACAATCCTAATGCTAAGTTTGCTCTTCCCGATGAAGATGTAGAGATTAGATGTGATGATCCATATCTAAATGAAAATCAATTCCTAGAAATGGTTCGCAGATTTTTCATTGCTTGTGGGTATACCGAACAACAATGGAAAGATGCTTTAAAAGTTCATCTTAAAGAAGTGGAAACCGAATAAAAGAATTACGGGGTTCAACACCCCGTTTTTTGTAAGAAGTATTATAATTATATACGGATGCCGAAAGGGTCCACAAAACACAAACTCGCTTTTAAAGGAGCTACCATAATGACAAGTTCTACGAGATATACTGCTGCGGATCTTCCTGCTTTGATGGAACGAATTACCCGCAATAGCATTGGAATGGATGAATACTTCGATCGTCTTTTTAATCTTCACGAAACTACAACGAACTACCCCCCATATAACCTAGTACAAATAAATAATGTTGAATCCCATCTGGAACTCGCATTAGCAGGATTCAAGAAAGGAGAGGTAAATGTTTTCACAGAGTATGGAAAACTTTTTGTCGAAGGGCAAAAAGCAGATGCCGAATCGGATAGGACGTTTATCCACAAGGGAGTGGCTAGCAGAAGTTTTAAAAGAGCGTGGACTTTATCCGACGACACAGAAGTCCGTGAAGTCACATTTGAAGACGGACTTCTACGGATCGTACTTGGGAAAATAGTGCCAGACCATCACGCTCGCAAGGACTATCTCTAAATAAAAATAAAAATGAAATCTTTCCACCAATTTCTTAATGAAATAAAGACTATTTCATATCCAGCAGCAAAAGCACATAAGGTTTATCATAAAGGAAGAGTGACTAATGTAGGTGCTGGAAGAGCAGTTCCTATTAATCCTGGAAGTGGTGCTGGTGATGGTGGTGGAGGTAATGGTGACTAAATATCTTTGAATATCGTCGGCGCTATGCCACGGGAGGTAACTGGCAAAAACCAGTTGACACCTCCCTTTTTAATTTGCTATAATAGTAAGGAGAAGTACTGAACGCATGTCAATCAAATTAGTTATTCTGAAATCTGGGGAAACTGTTATTTCAGATGCAAAAGAGTTGATTGTTGAAGAAGATAAAATTGTTGGATATCTTCTAAACAATCCTTTTAAAATTACCAGTCAAAAGTCACTTCTTCTTACTGAAGAAGTGAAGGATAGTGATAGTATGGTCGAAATCACTATGTCTCCATGGATTCTTTTAACCTCTGATACTGCTATTCCAATCAAACCTGATTGGGTGGTTACAGTTGTCGAGCCAATGGAATCTGTTAAGCAAATGTATGAGGAGAGAGTAAATGCCTTTAAACAACAAACAGATCAAGGGACTTCTTCTGAAAGTTGATAACGTAGTTATCTGTGAAGTCATTGAGGTTGAGGCAGAACCAGGGGAACCTAACTGCAAAATAATCAATCCATATGAGTTCGTTGATGGTGAATTGGTTCCATGGCCAGAAGTATCTGGTCAAAATGAATTAATGCTTCGCTCCAGTGACATTCTTACTGTAGTTGAACCAAAAGAAGAAATTATTCAAAAGTATCTTGAACTAACTGCATAATGCGATTTTATACTAACGTCCAGATGGTCGGGGATCACTTCTTGGTCCGTGGTTATGAAAATGGAAAACATTTCATTACCCGTGAGAAGTTTAACCCGACTCTTTTTATCCCTGCAAATAAAAAAACAAAATATAAAACTCTTACGGGAGATTACGTGGATGAGATTCATCCTGGAACTGTCCGCGAATGTCGAGAGTTTATTAAAAAGTATGAGAATGTTGAGGGATTTAAAATTTATGGAAACGATAAGTACATCTATCAGTATATCTCTGAAACGTATCCTGAAGAAGAATTAAAGTTTGACATCAATAAAATTAAACTCACTACTCTTGATATTGAGGTTGCATCGGAGAATGGATTCCCTGATGTAGAGTCTGCTGCAGAGGAAGTTCTTCTTATCACAATTCAAGATTATGCTACGAAACGAATTCGTACCTGGGGTCTTGGACCTTTCAACAATCCAGGCAAAGATGTAGTCTATAAGCAGTTTTCTACTGAGTATGATTTATTGCATGATTTTATCAACTGGTGGATGATTGAAGAAAATACTCCAGAGGTGATAACTGGATGGAATATCCAACTGTATGATATTCCATATCTTGCCCGTCGTTTAGATCGTGTTCTTGGCGAAAAATTGATGAAGAGATTATCTCCTTGGGGTCTTGTCACTGAGGATGAAGTGTATATTTCTGGACGTAAGCATATTTCTTATGATGTTGGTGGAATCACTCAACTGGACTATCTGGATTTGTATAAAAAATTCACTTATACTAATCAAGAATCTTATCGTCTTGACCATATTGCAAATGTGGAATTGGGGCAGAAAAAACTTGACCACTCTGAGTTTGATACTTTTAAAGACTTCTACACCAAGGGTTGGCAAAAATTTGTAGAGTATAACATTCTTGACGTGAAACTTGTTGATCGTCTGGAAGATAAGATGAAACTTATTGAACTTGCCGTGACAATGGCACTTGACGCAAAGGTCAATTTTGTCGATGTGTTTTTTCAAGTAAGAATGTGGGACAGTATCATTTACAATTATCTCAAGAAGAGAAACATTGTAATTCCCCCAAAAGAACGTTCTGATAAGGATTCTAAGTATGCTGGTGCTTATGTTAAGGAACCGATTCCTGGAATGTATGATTGGGTGGTAAGTTTTGACTTGAACTCTCTGTACCCTCACCTGATTATGCAATACAACATCTCTCCAGAAACCCTTCTGGACGAGAGGCATCCAACTGTAACTGTTGATAAGATTCTAAATCAGGATCTTACCTTTGAGTTGTATAAAGATAAGGCAGTGTGTGCTAATGGAGCAATGTTCCGCAAAGATGTGCGTGGGTTCCTCCCAGAACTGATGGAAAAAATCTATCAAGACCGCACTATCTACAAAAAGAAAATGCTTGCAGCAAAGCAAGAATATGAAAAGACTAAAAATAAGGAATTAGTTAAAGAGATTGCTCGGTGTAACAATATCCAAATGGCGAGGAAGATTCAACTTAACTCTGCTTATGGTGCTATCGGCAATCAGTATTTCCGTTATTACAAATTAGCAAACGCTGAGGCAATCACTTTGTCTGGTCAGGTTTCTATCCGTTGGATTGAGAACAAGATGAATGCCTATCTAAACAAAATTCTCAAGACAAAAGAGGTTGATTATGTTATTGCTTCTGATACTGACTCCATTTATCTTGATATGGGTCCTCTGGTTGAAAGTGTATACAAGGGAAGAGAGAAAACTACTCAAAGCGTTGTTTCGTTCCTTGATAAGGTCGCTAAGGTGGAACTTGAGAAGTATATTGAAAGTTGCTACCAAGAACTGGCAGACTATGTGAATGCCTATGACCAGAAGATGCAGATGAAGCGTGAGAACATTGCCGAGCGTGGAATCTGGACTGCTAAGAAGCGTTATATCCTCAATGTCTGGGATAGTGAAGGTGTTCGCTATGAAGAACCCAAACTCAAGATTATGGGAATTGAAGCAGTCAAATCTTCTACACCAGCACCTTGTCGCAAGATGATTAAGGATGGTCTCAAACTGATGATGAATGGAACTGAAGAAGAGGTGATTGAGTTTATTGATAAGTGTCGTGAAGAATTTAAAAGTCTTCCACCAGAACAAATTGCTTTTCCACGTACTGCTTCTGATGTTCGTAAGTATCATTCTTCTTCCAGCATTTATGCACCTAAAACTCCAATTCATATTCGTGGAGCACTTTTGTTTAACTACTACGTCAAAGACAAAAAACTCACTAATAAGTATTCATTAATCAATAATGGTGAGAAGGTTAAATACATTTTCTTAAAAAAACCAAATACTATTCAAGAAAACGTCATTTCATTCATTCAGGAATTTCCTAAGGAACTTGCTCTTGACAAATACATTGACTATGAATTACAATTTGAAAAGAGTTTCTTAGATCCACTCAAGTCAATCCTTGATACGATTGGATGGAATGTGGAAAAAACTGTAAACCTTGAATTATTTTTTGCCTAATGGATTTGCCTATTAACGACGAAGAGCTAAAGAAAATTGTCAGTGCTCTTGGATTTGGGGGAGATGCTGCTTTGTATCATAAACTAAAACTGGTAAAAGAACTTAGAGAACAGGGTTTACCTTATAAAAAAATACTTCGTGAAGAGTATGGGATGACAGTATGATAACCCTTCCTATAAGTGAAAAAGAGTTGAACATTATTATTAATAGTTTAAAGGGGAATCATCCTGCTCTTTACTCTAAACTTTGGACTTATAAAATGAATGATTTGAATACGGAAAAAAATAAGAATGAATTATCCATCAAACAAAATTATTAATGATTATATCATTTTAGATAATTTTGTACCAGTAAGTTTGCAAAATGAAATTGAAGAAATGCTACTCTCTTCAAATTTTCCTTGGTATATTTTTTCAGAGATTTGGTTGGGCGCTTCAACCCCACAAAATTTATTGAGTAATAAAAATATATTAAATGCTTCTGGATTGGTGCATAATTTTGTAAATGAGGGACTGCCAGGATCCGAATATAGACATTCATTTATTTACATCTTACATTTTTTATCTAAGGAATTAAAATTTGATGTAAATGAGATTTTGAGGATAAGAGGAAGAACAACCTTTCAATATCCAGAATCAAATCATAATACTTTTTGTGGTCCGCATGTTGACTTTAGTATGCGTAACGATTACTATAGTCTAATATATTATGCCAATGATTCTGATGGAGACACCTTCTTATTTGAAGAAGAACGAACAGATAAAGATTCAAATTTTCATCCAAATCTTTCAAACTTAAAAATAAGACAGAGGATAACTCCAAAAAAGGGAAGATTGTTATTATTTAATGGTAATATCCTACACGCTGGAAACTGCCCAATAAATTCACAAGTTAGGTGTGTTATAAATTATGATTTTACCGCTTCAAAAAACTACTATGGTAATTAATTATGGATTTTCTTAAAGAAATTGTAAAAGAGGTTGGTGGTGAATACACCAAACTTGCTTCCGATATTGATGAGACTGAGACTTATGTTGACACGGGTTCGTACATTTTTAACGCACTGGTTTCAGGTAGCATATTTGGCGGTGTATCTGGCAATAAGATTACTGCTATTGCTGGAGAGTCTAGTACTGGAAAGACTTTCTTTTCTCTCGCTGTGGTTAAGAATTTTCTTGATAATAACCCCGATGGTTATTGTCTCTACTTTGATACTGAAGCCGCTATTACCAAATCACTCTTGGAGTCACGCGGCATCGACACATCTCGTCTTGTCGTGGTTAATGTTGTCACCGTAGAAGAGTTTCGTGGAAAAGCACTCAAGGCAGTAGATATTTACTTAAAAAAACCTGAAGGAGAACGCAAACCTTGTATGTTTGTGCTAGACTCTTTGGGTATGCTTTCAACCGAGAAAGAGATTACCGATGCACTGAATGATAAACAAGTTCGTGATATGACTAAATCACAACTTGTCAAAGGTGCTTTCCGTATGCTCACTCTCAAGTTGGGTCAGGCAAACATTCCAATGATTGTAACCAATCACACTTACGATGTCATCGGTGCTTATGTTCCTACTAAGGAGATGGGAGGTGGCAGCGGTCTTAAGTACGCCGCTTCTACTATCATATATCTTAGTAAGTCTAAGGAAAAGGATGGAAAAGAAGTCATTGGAAACATTATCAAGGCAAAGACTGCTAAGTCGCGTTTGAGTAAGGAGAATCAACAAGTTGAAGTCCGTTTATTTTATGATGAGCGCGGTCTTGATCGCTATTATGGTCTTCTGGAACTCGGGGAACTCGCTGGACTCTGGAAGAATGTTGCGGGGCGTTATGAAATTAATGGCAAAAAACTTTATGCGAAAGAAATCCTAAAAAATCCCGACCAGTATTTTACCGAAGAAGTAATGCAGCAACTTGATGCTGCCGCGAAACAACAATTCTCTTATGGAACGAATTGAGACAACTATTCTCAGAAACTTAGTATTTAATGAAGACTACTCACGCAAGGTCATTCCTTTCATACAACCAGATTATTTTGAGCAAAAGACGGAAAAGATCATTTTTGAGGAGATTGTTCAATTCATTGTTAAGTATGGTTCAGCAATCACGATTGAAGCACTCAATATTGAGGTAGAGAATCGCACAGATCTCAATGAAACTGAAGTCAAAGAGATTCGAGAAATCAATTCGTTTTTAAATGATGCTCCTGTAGAAAAGCAATGGTTACTTGATACTACTGAAAAGTGGTGTCGTGACCGTGCCATTTACTTGGCACTTATGGAGTCAATTCATATTGCTGATGGAAATAATGATAAGAAAAATCGTGATGCGATTCCAAGCATTCTTTCTGATGCTCTAGCAGTATCGTTTGATAATAATATCGGACACGATTATCTTCAGAACTATGAGGAGCGATATGAGTTTTATCACCGTAAAGAAGATAAGATCGAGTTTGATCTGGAATATTTCAACAAAATCACAAAGGGTGGGCTCCCTAATAAGACTCTCAATATCGCTCTCGCTGGGACGGGCGTTGGGAAATCGCTATTCATGTGTCATTTGGCTGCTTCCGTCTTACTGCAAGGCAGGTCCGTTCTCTATATCACTCTTGAAATGGCAGAAGAGCGAATTGCAGAGAGGATTGATGCGAACCTTCTCAATGTACCGATTCAGCAACTGGTTGATCTCCCACGTTCGACATTCGAGAACAAAGTAAATAGTATTGCAAAGAAGACACAAGGTTCTTTGGTCATCAAAGAATACCCAACTGCTTCTGCTCATTCAGGACACTTTAAAGCACTTCTCAATGAACTTGCTCTCAAGAAGTCATTTAGACCTGATATTATTTTCATTGATTACCTTAATATATGTGCTTCCAGCAGGTATAAGTCAAACCTTTCTGTCAATTCATATTCGTACATTAAGGCAATTGCTGAAGAACTTCGCGGTTTGGCAGTGGAATTCAATGTTCCCATTGTCTCTGCTACCCAGACTACTCGCAGTGGTTATGGGAACTCTGATGTTGAACTTACTGATACTAGTGAGTCCTTTGGTCTCCCTGCTACTGCTGACCTTATGTTTGCCCTTATTAGCACTGAAGAACTTGAACAGTTGGGACAGATTATGGTGAAGCAATTGAAGAACCGTTATAATGACCCCACTATCTACAAGCGTTTTATTGTGGGTATTGACCGTGCTAAAATGAGACTGTATGATTGCGAACAGTCAGCACAAAAAGATATACTTGACTCTGGAAACGAAGACGAGTATAATGATAACGAAGACAAGAAACCTAAAAAGTCGTTTGAAGGATTTAAATTTTAATGGAAACTGCTAAACACGTAGATTTTGATAAGTATGCTGAGTTTGTGGATGCTGTAACTTCTGATGCATCCAAAGACTTTCTTTCTCTATCTGATCGCCTTGTTGCTCTTGATGAGAAAGGTGCCAATATTGAGCGTCTCCTGACTGCTGCTGTTGGTATTAATGCCGAAGGTGGTGAGTTTATGGAAATCGTGAAGAAAATGATTTTCCAAGGCAAACCCTTCAATGAAGATAATCGAGAGCATATGATTATCGAACTGGGTGACATTATGTGGTATGTTGCTCAAGCTTGTATGGCACTTGAAGTAACTCTTGATGATGTGGTTGCTAAAAATGTGCAGAAACTTCTCAAGCGTTATCCTGAAGGTGCTTTTGATGTTTATTTCTCTGAAAACCGTGCTGCTGACGACCGATGACTAAAGAAAAGAAAGTAACTCTAAAACTTGATGTTCGTGCTGCGGCAGCAGTTCGTCAAATTCTTTTTGAGGCACAACGTGGTTATAGTTATGAACATGTTCCTGAAAGAATCACTGAACTTCGCTCTGTGATTCTGGAACTTGATTCTGGAATCGGTGCGATTGTTGGTGAATAAATAATTGACCCTTAGGGGTTTTTGGGGAATTAGCTCAGTTGGTAGAGCGCCTGCTTTGCAAGCAGGATGTCAGGAGTTCGAGTCTCCTATTCTCCATTGCATTTTATTATAAAATAATATGAAAGTACATCTGATTGATAATTTTTTACCAGAAGAAGAATTTCAAAAAATTCGTGGGTTTATAATGGGCGATTGCTTTGACCATAGTTACCCTTCTTTGCCTTGGTATTATGGAAAAGTATTGTCTGAAAATATAAAAGATTTTTCTTCACCGTCGTGTAATGATGATGATAATTATCAATTCAGTCATGTTTTTTATGTTGCTGATGCTCCAACTTCAGCATTAATTCAAAACTTACAACCGCTTATTGAATCAATGCCAGAAGTTGGTTGTCGCTCTTTTGTTAAGATAAAGGCTAATTTAAACCCAAGGACTGATAAAATAATCGAGCACGGATTTCATATTGATATTGGAAATTTTGAGGGTGGAAAGACTGCGATTTATTATCTCAATACAAATGATGGATATACAAAATTTGAAACTGGTGAAACGATTGAAAGCGTAGAAAACCGATTAATTATATTTGATCAAAGTCTTTTGCATACTGGTACAACTTGTACAGATGCCCATGCAAGATATGTTATTAATTTAAACTTTTTCTAATTCTAATTTAAAAAAAATGAAAGTTCATATCATTGACAATTTCTTACCTGAAGAAGAATTTAATCAAATTAAAAATTTTATTACTGGTAAAACAATTCCGTGGTATCATGGTCAAGTAATTGAAGAAAATATTCCAAATATATCTTCAATAGATTGTACCACTGAAGAAAACTACCAATTTAGTCATATTTTTTATATTGATGACCAGGCAGCACCTTTTATTGGAAGTATATCTCCACTTGTTGATGGTATTATACAAGTTGGATGTCGTTCTTTAGTGAGAATAAAGGCCAATTTAACGTTAAAAACAGATGAAATAATCGAACATGGGTTTCATGTTGATTATCAAGACTTTGATGGTGGTAAAACTGCAATTTATTATGTCAATACAAATAATGGATATACTAAGTTTGAATCTGGAGATACTGTAGATAGTTTAGAAAATAGATTAGTTGTTTTTGATGGGACTATGCTTCATACTGGTACAACCTGTACTGATAAAATAGGAAGATACGTTATTAACTTTGACTTCTTCTGATTTATGGAAGTAATTGATAATTTTTTACCTGATACGGCTCACCAAAAATTTTTTCATTTAATCAAGAGTAATACATTTCCTTGGTTTTTGTCAGAAGTTTTAGAGACAGAATATCATCCGATAGAATGTAATGAAAACGATAACTACCAATTCAGTTATATTTTTTGTTCATCAAGAGATGGTGTTCTGAGAAAGGGTAGATTTTTTGAAGACGCATTTCCATTCTTTCAAAAACTAACTCCAAGAAATGTTCTCGTGATTAAGGCAAATCTTACATTGAGGACCAATAAAATAATAGAGCATGGTATGCATGTCGATCATCATTTCAAGTCAAAGACTGCTGTTTATTATGTAAATAGCAACGATGGATATACAAAATTTGAAACTGGTGAAATTGTAGAGAGTGTTGCAAATAGGATTGTAATCTTTGATAGTGATATCAAACATACGGGTACAACATGCACTAATGCTTTGGGAAGATTTGTTGTCAATCTAAATTACTGGCAGTAAAATAAATACTTAAAAAGTCTTATGTCTAGTAGTTCAAAAGACGACAATTGGAGAAAGCATTGGAGAGGAACTCCAACTATACTAACAACCATTAAAAAGGCATCTCCTTATTTTGAAGATCCAGCGACTGGTGGAAGGGGAACGGGATACTTGTCTATTGGACAACAAGTTACCTATGTGGATGCGCTTTCACAAAATATGCAAAATAATTCTTTTAGAGTCGCAATACAATTGGGAAGTTATGATGCATCAAAACCTGTTTATTATACCCATATTGATAATCTAACCAAACCTATTAATAGGAGTATCTTTGAGGGAATTTTTAAACCTCAAAGATTTGGATTGACTGGACAAGAATATAATTATGATACCTATGTTTCTACTCTGAGGCAATCAATTACAAATAGAACGGATATTGTTGGCGAACTTGAAGATTATTTACTATCATTAGTCGATTATGCTGACAGTAATGCTTCTGTTGGGAGTTTTGATTCAAATGCCATTAGTAATTTACCACTGAATAATATTCGTAATGACTTTGGTGAATGTATTGGACCAATTTATTGTATAAGTAGGGGATTTAATACTTTAAATCTTGGAGTTAATAAAACAACATCTAAAATTTTTATCCCAACAAGATCAAATGAACCTTTACTTGATTATTATATTGTAACTCCAAATAGGTCAATTAAAGTATCTGCAAAATCTAGTGGGGTGTCTTCTAATACTCTTAAGGTTAGGGATATTATACCGTTGGTTGAACAAAATTCTTCACTTTTGGCACAGATGAGAAACTCACAAGAGTTTGATTTGATGAGAATTATTAATAATAACAATATGGTGCAAGGTCCTATTCAAGCTGCTGCTCGTCTTGGATTGTTGGATCAAAATGTAGCAAATTCCGTTTTAAATTCTTCTGCTACAGGATTTATTTCAAATCCTGAATTATTTGATAGTATCATTAGATCTGATCCTAGACTAGTTGGAATATTGAATTCTCAAAGAGGTGATTATTCCAGAGTTAGGATAACCCTGATGCAAATATCTTATGCTTGCGAAAGACTAGTAATTGATTATTCTAGGCAATCTGTAGCATCATTAAATTTTACCAATATTGTTAGAAACGCATTATCCAATGAAATGTTTTTTGTTCATCTTTCATTGAATAATATCACACCATCATTTACTCTTAGAAGAGCACAGGGAGTGGAGGGTCAAGCAACTATATCAAACTTGCAATTTAGAACTAAAAATGGATATGACTTTAAAAAAGATAAGTTAGGATTCAAATTATGAAAGAATATGTTGATGAATTGCTTAAAAATTTTAAGGGCACGTATCCAGAATTTGTTCGCTATGTGCATTTAGTTTTAGATAAGAAAATGTCTGTCAGTAAAAATAAACATAAATATAGGCAGATACATAAAAACATCTTAAAATATATTACTGATAACGAAAAAGTAATCATATCAAAGATAAAGAAATTTAAGTAATGAAAAGTTTTTCTAGATTTTTATCAGAGGCAACTGCATCACAGCAAGCAGCAAGACTTGGGTTGCAGGGAGATGGTCATGGTGGATGGTATAAGGATGGTGAGTTTGTAGCAAAAACTGTAAAAGGAACTCTAAAGTTTTATAATAAAAGGCAAGCAGTTGGTGGAAAAGACCCTGCACAAACTGAAAAAGAAAAAAATATTTCTGATCCAAATTTTGTAGATCCTGCACTTCAGCAGCAAGCACCTGCTCCTGAGCAGCAACCAGTTGCACAAGAACCTGCCGCTCCTGTTGGACCACCACCAGTCGAAAAAACAAAAGGAACTCTTACAATTGCTTTCGGTCGATTCAATCCCCCAACGATTGGTCACCAGCAATTAATGGATGTTGCTGCCCAATCATCCGCTGCTGATGGTGGCGATTATCTTATCTATCCTTCAAGAAGTCAGGATAAGAAAAAGAATCCATTGGACCCTGATACAAAAGTCTCTTACATGAGAAAGATGTTCCCTACACATAGTGAGAGAATTGTAAATGATGCAAATACTAAAACCATTTTTGATGTTCTAAAGAAAGCGCATAATGATGGATACACAAATGTAAGAATTGTTGGTGGTGCTGATAGAGTTAAAGAGTTTGAAAAGTTATCCAATAATTACAATGGACAACTCTATGCATTTGATAACATCGAAGTTGTTTCTGCTGGGGAAAGAGATCCTGATGCAAAGGGTGTTGAAGGAATGTCCGCATCCAGAATGCGACTTGCCGCTGCAGAAGGTGACTTTAAGAGATTTAGAGAGGGTCTCCCATCAGATTATTCTCGTAAAGATGCTCTAGAGTTATTTGATAATCTTCGCGGTGCGATGAATATTAAAGAAGGGTGGCAACTTTGGCAGATTGCTCCTAAGTTTGATTTTAAGACTCTTCGTGAAAATTATGTTGCAGAGAATATTTTCAACATCGGTCAGATGGTAGAGAATCTGAATACAGGATTAACTGGTCGTATTCTCCGCAGAGGCACTAATTATTTAATTTGTGTAACCGAAACGGGTCAGATGTTTAAATCTTGGATTAAAGATTTGGTTGAATATACCGAAGTTAAAATGGATAGCATGTATAGAGCACCTGGAAAACCAAATACACTTGCAGGTACTACGGGATTCTTTAAATACGTTTCGATGCAAACTCCAGGAGCAATTGGAACTGGTAAGGAAAATCTTCAATCTGGGGCAAAGGCATACGGAGTTAATTTCATAAATAAGTATAGAAAAAAGTAAAGTAGAAATTATTTTCCATGAAAAAGCATATTGCTGAGGAGCTCCCTGCAAGAAAATTTGCTCCATCTGCTCCTGCTGCTAAGGGTGGTGGGGATAATGAAAAGGGCGCGGGGGGAAAAGACTCTGCTTCTCCCGAGAAAAAAATTCGTCAGGCAGTTTATGATATTCGTTATCGTGCCAGAAGAGAGGACGTTCCTTTGAGAACTGCGTTTGCACAATATATGCAAAACAGCAATCTTGGTGGAAATGAAAGAGCTGCTGTAAAGAAAAAACTATTTGGTGAAGGTCCAATGAAGAATGAAGAATTCATTGGATCGGTAAAAGACTTAGCAATGGAAAGTGTTTCTGATGTAATGGTAAGAGTATTTGCCAAGGAAGATATTGAGGCACCAAAAAAGTATAAGGTTAGAGTTGAAGATAATAATGGCAAAAGTTATGTAAGATATGCTGATAGAAATAAAATTACTCAACTTCGTTCTAATCCAAATATTAAGTCTGTAGAAATCACTTCATATGGTGAGCCATATGAGGGTGAGAGAAAGAGAGGTGAGCAAACTGCCGCTGCAACAGCAGGTAAGGATTATGATGGTGACGGTAAAAAGGAAAGTTCATCAAAAGAACATGCTGGTGCAGTTCATAATGCCATTCAGCGTAAAATGGGTGGTAAGCCAGACGGTCAGGACACCAGAAAGACTGTTTCCGCTTCTTATGAACCAGAAGGTGAAGCACTGGATGAGATGCGTCGCCCTAAATTTAGATACAACAATACAGATAATTCAAAATCATCACGCAGTCATCCTGGCAGGGGAGGGGGTTCCATTAGAAATCCTCAGGCAAGATTCAATGCTCCAAACCCATCCACAACAAGTTCGGATTCTTCGAACGGAGATAATGTTAAAGAAGCAGTAACAGGTGGAAGTGCTCCAAATTTACCTGCTGGTGTAGTGAAGTTTGTTGATGAGTTGCCAAAGACTGTTCAAAATGTTGGGCAAAAAGTATTTGGGGCTAAAACCAAACCAACCAAACCAGCAGTGGAAGAGGCACACAAACCTGGGCATAAAAAAGGTGATGGAAACCTAGCAAATAATTATCCTCCTTATGATAAGGTAACTAGAGGTGATATTGTTGCAGGTGCTCTAGGCAAAGATCAAAAAGGTGGTAAGGCAAAGGTTGAAGAAGACTATCTTTGGACTGAAGCAAAAACTGAAAAGAAAAAAGTTGATACCTTACCAAAGGGCGAGTCTAACAAAGTAAAAGTCTTCCCTTCAAATATGGCAGAGAAGATGGATCTTGCTACGGCAGATATGGGTGATGTGATTAAAGATTTCCGCAAGTCTAAAAAGAAACAATTCAAAGGGAAATCAAAGAAGAAAAAGCAACAAATGGCAATCGCCGCTAAATTAGAAGCAGAAAGAAAAGCAGGAATGAGTGAGCAGTGCGATTCTCCAGTTGATAGATTTAGATCTAGACTTGCTGATGAATCTAAGAAAAAAGAAGTTGCTAAAAAAGAAAAGGAAGAAATGGATATTAGATCCCTTCCTACATCTATGAATCTTTTTAAGAATAAGATGAGAGCAATTGGTCTTAAGATGTCTTATGAACCAGAAGGTGAGCAAATTGATGAAATGCTTCCAGCACTCGCTGCAGGAGCTGCTCTTCTTGCTGCACCTGCGGTAATTAAAACAGTTTTCGATAAGCCAGCGAAAAAAGCACTTGATAATGCAACAAATGACCCAAACAGAAGATTGATGACTGGTGGAACAGTAGGGCAACTCAAACAAGCACAAAATAATTCTTATGAACCAGAAGGTGAAGTAATTGATGAAAGAATGGCAGAAGACAGGGGAGAACCAAGAAAACCACGTGATCGTGCTGTAGAAATTGTTAGAAATATGAATAAGGGTGGTATGATGACTCGTAGTGGTGGAACTGTTGCTCAACATGAAGCAGGAAGAGGTGTAAAAAAAGATAGAACCAGCGAAGTTAAACCAGAACCTCCAACAAATACACCTGCCAAAAAACTTGCTGCAAAAAAAGCACAACAAGCAGCAGCACAGAGAGCAGCACAGGATATGTACAAACCAAGAGCAGGTGAGTCTGACTGAGATAATATCTAAATAAGACAGGATACTCTTCACACGGAGGTCATCATGTCGGCACTCGTCGCTTGGTGTTTAGCAAATCAGGCTCTTATCGCAACTGCTCTTTTTGCAGTTTCGGAAGCACTTGGAGCAAACCCAAAAGTCAAATCAAACGGTATTCTTTCGCTCATTCTTCTTCAAGTGCAAGCACAACTGAAGAATAAAGGTGCTAAAGATTTAACTCCTTGAGTTAAGGATAAAGGGGACCGAAACTAAAGGTCTCCTTTTTTTATAAATATCAATATAAGAATTTTATAGGTAAGGAAACATGTCTCTTTGGGGCAATAAAGATTCGGTTTATTCAACAGGAACTATTTCGGTTAATCTAATTACAGGAATTGCAACTGGTGGGGTTGGTGTTGTCACCTTTACCTCTGCTGGTATTAGAACTGGAGATGTGATTACAGTTGGTGCTGGTGCTACTTATGGTTATGCTGTTATCACTGGATTTACCTCCACAAGTATTTCTTTAGCTAGCACTTCATACTTCGTTGCTGGACTAACTACTGTTCCAACAGGAACTGCTTATAATATTTCAGAAGAACCAATTTCAACACTTGGAAATTCGGTTTATAGAGCACCTGAGTCTAAGACTACAGGATTCTCAACAAGTCCAGTATTCACTGGTGTATTTGGTGTAGATACTACAGAGCAAGCTGTTGCTAACGCAGCTACTGGTAATGCTCGTAAGTTCGCTGCTCCACACGCTGGTTGGGTTGGTGTCATGACTTACACCGATACTCACGGAAATTTCAGAGTTAAAACTGAAGTATTGGTAGCAGGAAGCACAATCAACACGGATGCTGCTGACGACGCTCAGTATCCAGATAGCTGATAATTTGGTATGAGATTTGATGAATTGAATGAAGATAATTATCTTCTATTTGCTATTAAATTTTATGATAATCCCCAAGCAGTTACTAGGGATGATTTTGAGGACGATTTAAAACGTATTAAGTATATTAAAAGATTACTTAAGCGTTATAGGAATACAGGAGTTCTTAAAACTCACTTGATTCTTAATCACCTAATCGTCCTATTTAATGTCTTTGATGATGCAGCAGTCCCTTTGCTTCTTTATAATTTAGAATCTGACCTTTGGCCTGCTATTAAAAGTTTTTTGTTATTTTTAAATAGATTGCCTGAATATCCAAAAACAACTTTGCATTCTATTATTGAAGACCAAGAGTGTATAGACAAATTGCAAGAAGTTTAATGGACATTGATAAATTAATTTCTACAATTCGCACTCTTAAAGAAGAACCAACCGTTAATGTTGGTTCTGGAAATATCGCTGGAACTGCACCAGCGGGAGACGATCCTCCAGTTTTTAAGAAAGGTAGATATAGAAGTAACTATGCAAAAGGTGGAAGAGGTTCTCGTAGATGGTGGTTACAATTTTTAAAAGGAAGGTAAAATGTTTTCCCAAGAATCAAAATTAGCGGTTCTTGAATCTAAACTCGGTATTTATGAAGACTTATCCCGCGAAATGCTTGCCAAATTAGAGGCAGCGGTAGATAAAATATCAGAAGGCAATTCACGTATTGCTACAATCCTTGCGAAGCACGATGAGAGAATTGAGCAAAGTATGAAAAACGATGCACTTCTTGTTAAAATGATTGATGAAATGAAAGAAGATAATGATAAAGAACACAAAGAAATTTCAGATAGATTTGAAAAATTAGAAAGTAAAATAGAAGAATTATCTAAGTTTAAGTGGCAAATTGCTGGAATTTCTGCCCTAGCAATCTTTTTAGTTGGTGTTATTCCAACCATTAAAACCTTGACCCCTGCCCCTGCTCCTGCTACAATAGAAAGTACGAAGTAAAGCACCTTTATAATGGATTTGATTGACTCCAAGTACATTGGACTCGTTTCGTCACGCTTACAAAAGTTTAAGAGAGTCAAGGCAGATCTCTACAACTTCCGCTGCCCACTGTGTGGCGACTCTCAAAAGAACAAAAATAAAACACGAGGATATATCTATCCCGTAAAGAATAACACAAACTTTAAGTGCCATAACTGCGGAGCAAGTTTATCCTTTAATAACTTTCTCAAAGAGTTAGACCCTACACTTCATAAGCAATATACTCTTGAGAAGTTTAAAGAAGGACATACTGGTAGAAACTTTGTGGTTGAGGAACCCAAGTTTGAGTTTGCGAAACCAGTCTTCAAAAAGAAACTTGATTTACCCAAAGCATCAGAGAATCCTATTGCCAGAGAATATCTGGAAAAAAGGAAACTCAATCCTGAAAAGTTTTATTTTGCTGACAAATTTAAGGAGTGGACGAACACTCAAAAAGTTACGTTTGACACTATCGGTAGGGATGAGAGTCGCATTATTATACCAATGTATGATACAGACTCCAACTTGATAGGTTTTCAGGGAAGAGCACTAGGTCCTAACCCTGTTAAATATATTACTGTGATGCTTTCTGATGATTCGCCCAAACTTTATGGACTGGACCAAGTGGATTCTTCGGAACCCATTTACATTGTTGAGGGACCCTTCGACTCCACGTTTGTCAAAAATGCTGTTGCTATGTGTGGGTCCGACGTTGATATTAGGTCGTTTAATTGGAGCGATTATATTTACGTTTTTGATAACGAACCACGTAATCGAGAAATCGTCAACCGAATATCAAAAACCATCGACAGAGGCGACAAGGTGATTATTTGGCCAACATCAATCCAGCAAAAAGATATTAATGATATGGTTTTAGCTGGACTTAACGTTATGGATGTGTTAAAATCAAATACATACACAGGTCTAGAAGCAAAAATTAAGTTTAACAACTGGAAGAAAATATGAGCAACGGAACGAAAGTCGTTAAGAGAAATGGTAAAACTGAACCACTTGATTTAAATAAACTCCACGTTATGGTGGAAGAAGCCTGCAAAGACCTAGCAGGTGTATCAGCATCTCAGGTAGAGATGCAATCAGGCATTCAATTCTATGATGGTATCACTACCGCAGAGATTCAGGAGATTCTGATTCGTTCTGCTTCTGACCTGATTGATCTGGATCATCCCAACTATCAATTCGTTGCTGCTCGCCTGCTTCTGTTCGCCCTCCGTAAGCAGTTGTTTGGTCGTATGCATGAATGCCCCACAGTTAAGCAGCACGTCCTTCGTGCCGTTGGTAGAGGTGTCTATGACCCAGAAATTCTTACCCTATACTCTGATGATGAGTTTGATAAACTTCAGTCGTTTATTGATCATAGTCGTGACTATCTGTTCACTTATGCAGGTCTACGTCAAGTCGTTGATAAGTACCTCGTGCAGGACAGAAGTTCTAACGAACTTTATGAGACGCCACAGTTTATGTACCTTTTGATTGCGGCGACAATCTTTTCCAAGTATCCTAAAGAAACACGTTTAGATTACGTTAGGAAGTACTACGATGCAATCTCCAAGCACAAAATCAACATTCCCACACCTATCATGGCGGGAGTGCGAACTCCACTTCGACAATATGCTAGCTGTGTTCTTGTTGATGTTGATGACACCCTCGATAGCATCTTTAGTTCTGATATGGCTATCGGCAGATATGTTGCACAAAGGGCGGGTATCGGCATCAACGCGGGTCGCATCCGTGGCATCAACAGCAAAATCAGAGGCGGAGAAGTTCAGCACACAGGTGTTGTCCCTTTCCTCAAAAAGTTTGAAGCAACTGTCCGATGCTGCACTCAAAATGGCATCAGAGGTGGATCAGCAACTGTCCATTTTCCAATCTGGCACCAAGAAATAGAAGATATTCTAGTATTGAAAAATAATAAAGGAACCGAAGATAATCGTGTTCGTAAGTTAGACTATAGTATCCAAATCTCCAAACTGTTCTATGAACGCTTCATCCGCAACGAAGAGATTTCTCTCTTCTCTCCCCACGCCGTTCCTGGCTTGTATGATGCTTTTGGTACTGATGGATTTGACGAGTTGTATGTTCGTTATGAACGAGATGAGTCTATTCCAAGAAAAACTATCGGAGCTCAAGAACTCTTTTTGGACCTCCTGAAAGAGAGAGCAGAAACAGGTCGTTTGTACATTATGAACATTGACCACTGTAACTCTCACTCATCCTTTATGGATAAGGTTGAGATGAGCAATCTGTGCCAGGAAATTACTCTACCTACCAAACCAATTCAACATATTGATGACCCAAATGGTGAGATTGCTCTATGCATACTTTCTGCTATTAATGTTGGAAAAATTCGGGATAACGAGGATCTTGAAGTGCTTTGCGATCTTGCTGTTCGCTCTCTTGATGAACTTATTGATTTTCAAGGATACCCCGTCAATGCAGCAGAAATCGCCACCAGGGCACGTCGTTCGCTTGGGGTAGGGTTTATTGGTCTGGCACACTATCTCGCCAAGCACGGCGAGCATTACGACGATCCTGGTGCTTGGAGACTGGTACATGAACTTACCGAAGCATTTCAGTATTACCTAATTCAGGCAACTGTTAATCTTTCGAAAGAAAAAGGTGCTTGTGAGTATAGCAGCCGAACAAAATATGGCAATGGCATTCTCCCGATTGATACATACAAGAAGGACGTTGATGAAATTGTACCTAACGAATTGAAGTATGATTGGGAGCATCTTAGAGAGCAGGTACTCAAATACGGGGTACGGAACTCAACATTGTCCGCACAGATGCCATCGGAGAGCAGTTCCGTTGTGTCAAATGCAACCAACGGAATCGAACCACCTCGCGGATACTTGTCCGTTAAGAAGTCGAAGAAGGGACCACTCAAGCAGATTGTTCCCCAGTATCAAACACTTAAGAACAACTATACGCTGCTGTGGGATATGCCTAGCAATCGCGGGTATATTCATATTGTTGCTGTTATGCAAAAATTCTTCGATCAAGCGATTTCTGGAAACTGGTCCTATAATCCAGAAAATTACCCAGATAATGAAGTTCCTACTTCAGTAATGGCACAGGACCTTCTAACTACATATAAGTACGGCTGGAAAACCAGTTACTATCAAAATACTTATGACCATAAGACTGATGAGGTTGAAGAAACCAAACAGTCTCTTGATAACTTAATTTCCGATATTCTAGACACGGAGGAGGAAGATTGTGAGTCTTGTAAGATTTAAAACAGGTTTGGAGGAAAAATCAATGGTCGAATCAATGACCGTTTTTAATCCTCAGGAAGTAGATACCAAAAAGCAACCTATGTTTTTTGGACAACCACTGGGAATACAGAGATATGATTCTTACAAATACCCAATCTTCGATAAACTAACCACACAGCAACTGGGTTACTTCTGGAGACCCGAAGAGGTTTCTCTTCAAAAAGATCGTAGCGACTATCATATGCTACGCCCAGAGCAAAAGCATATCTTCACCAGCAACCTGAAGTATCAGGTGATGCTGGACTCAGTTCAGGGTAGGGGTCCTGGTATGGCATTTGCTCCATACTGCTCCCTTCCTGAACTGGAAGCGTGTATGAAGGTTTGGGAGTTTATGGAGATGATCCACTCCCGTTCATACACTTATATCATCAAGAATGTTTATTCGGACCCATCTGAAGTTTTTGATACGATTCTGAAAGAGGATCGTATTATGGAACGTGCCGTGAGTGTCACTCAGGCATATAACGATTTCATCAACAGTGCCCAGCATTATGGTTCAACTAATGAATGGATTCATGCGTTAGAACAAGTACCATACGCACAAGAGGCAAGGTATGAACTCAAGAGAAAACTATTCAGAGCAGTTGCAAACGTTAATATTCTTGAAGGTATTCGCTTTTACGTCAGCTTCGCTTGTAGTTTTGCGTTTGGCGAACTCAAGCTTATGGAAGGAAGTGCAAAAATCATCTCACTGATTGCCCGTGATGAGAACCAACATTTGGTTATCACTCAGAATATTCTGAACAAATGGAAAGAGGGTGATGACCCTGAGATGGCACGTATCTCCAAAGAAGAAGAGCAATGGTTTTACAAGACCTTTGAGAATGCTGTCAATCAAGAAAAACTTTGGGCAGAGTATCTGTTCAAGGATGGTTCTATGATTGGTTTAAATGATAAACTTCTTCAGCAATATGTCGAGTGGATTGCCAATCGTAGAATGAAGGCAATTGGACTCAAACCACTTTATGATATTCCTGCGAAAAATAATCCACTTCCTTGGACTGAGCATTGGATCAGTTCTAAAGGTCTTCAAGTGGCGCCACAGCAAACGCAAGTGCAGTCATATATTGTTGGTGGTATTAAGCAGGATGTTACCAAAGACTCTTTTGCTGGGTTCCAGTTGTGATTGACATTAAGACTGAAATAGTGTATTATATAAATAATAATAGGTAAGTTCAGTCTTAAAATGAATAATTATATTCTTTACTACTACTTAAGGGAGGACTTTGGTTCTCCCTTTTATGTGGGATATGGGAAACCAAGAAGAATACACGCAAAACATTTGAGAAGTAATGGTGCAAATCTATTACCACCAAGAGAAAGAAGATGGGTTGTAAAATCTGGTCTTACTAAAGAAGAAGCAATAGAGTTAGAAATAAAACACATAGCACTTTGGAAAAGAGAGTGTGATGGTGGTGTATTATTAAATCAAAATCTTGGTGGTGAAGGAAAACCTGGAGGACAAAAAACAATAGGTTTTGGTGGCAGAAAACACACCGAAGAAGCAAAGAAAAAAATAAGCGAAAAGGTTGCTGGTAAAAATAATCCAAGATATGGTGTTAAACTTTCACAAGAAACAAGAAATAAAATAAGTCAAAATAGAGCACCAAAATTTGGAAAAGATAATCCAAACTCTAAAACTTGGAAAATCACTTCTCCAGAAAATAAAGAATATATTATTGTTGGTGGATTAAAGAAATTTTGTAAATCTCAAAGTATTTCTTATGCAACAATGAATGCAGCAATACTTTATGACAGAAAAGGACCGAGAAAAAATGGATGGTCAATTGAGAAAATTTAGAGTATCACTACCTGAAGATGAGTGTGTGATGAAACTTCAGGAGTATTGTAAGTTTTCTTCTACTTTACTGAAGATCCCTGTTATTAAAAAACCATTATGTATTGATGCAAACTGCCACAATAATGTAAATCATTATGTGAATACTTATGGCGGAGAAAAGATAAGTGGATACTATTTGATTACAGATACTGAAGATGAAACTTATGGATGTGCAATATATCATAGTATCTGGAAAAATACTTATGGAGATCTAGTTGATATAACTCCATTTGAGGATGGTAGAGAATATAATATGTTTTCCGTTATGAATACTACAGAATATTACTCTGGGGTTGCATATGATGGAAAAAGATATAAATTATTAGAACCAGGACTTAACATAATCTAATGTTACCAAAGATACTTTCTCAGGATTCCAACTATGATGAATGGTGCGAACAGGAAATCCTGAACGCATATCAGGAAGCGGCAGAGTGCGATGAGTTTCTTTTTGGAGATTATGATTATTCCAAAGAATGGTTGGGTAAATGCAATGACGATGTGAAATGAGGGTCTTCGGACCCTCTTTTTTTATAAATAAAATTATAGAAAAATCATAAAAGAAAAGATGTCTAGACTTACAGGTAATGAAGTTGCAAATATGATGGAAGCATATAGTGCTGTCTATGCTCCTCAACAAGAAGAAGTTGTAGAAAATGTTGAGAAGATCGATGAAAAAATGGATGTATTTTCTACACCTGCTATGAAATCTGCACAACAACAATCTGCCACTCAACTTTTGACAGGTAAAAAACCACCAGCTAAACCAGATTATCTTAAACCAGCTGTAACTGCAGGAGCAGCAAAGTTCTTCACTAAACCAGGTGCTGAAACTGATAAATCTTGGGAAGTCGCTAGACAAAAAGCTGGTGTATCAAAACCTACACGTCCAGCAGGTTCAGGTAATCCTCCAGCAGGTTCAGGTAATCCTCCAGCAGGTTCAGGGAATCCACCAGCAGGCACTAAAACCGCTCCTGCTGCCTCTTCAGTCGTTCTTGCCAAGCAAGGTGGTGTAGAAGGTAAATTAGATAAGGCAACTGGTAAATTCACTGCAGGTGCCTTTACAGGTGCTGAGAAAGAGCGTTATGTTGCTCGTGGTGGTAGTGCTGCTCCTTCTGCACCAAAACCAGCGGCACCAGCACAACCAAAGATTAAACAAGATGTCGCTGATATTAAAGCAATGCAAACGGCTTCTCAGATGAGACAGGCAGGTGCAAATGTTACATCAGACCAATTAAAGACACCACCATCAACCGCTGTTAATACATCACAAGCGACCGCAGCAGCATCTAATCTTAAAGCACCAGACCCCGCCACAAAATTCTCACAGGGAACTGCTGCAACCCCTAAACCAGTAGAGAATAAACCAACAACAGGTTTTGATCTTGCTAAAAAGGGTGTAAATCTTCAATCCCAATCCTTTGATATATTTGATATCATCAAGGGTCATCTTCTTGATGAGGGTTATGCCGAAACTGAAAAAGCAGCTCTTGCTATTATGGCAAATATGGGTGAAGGGTGGAAAAAAGAAATTCTTGATGAGATTGCACCTGCATTACTTGCTGGAGGTGTGCTTGCTAGTGGTGCTTTAGCGGCTATGGCAGCAAAAAATAAAATTGACAGAAGCAATGCTGCCAGAGCAAATACTAATCCATTTGCAAATCAACAAACTAAACCACTTCCTAGCACTCCTTCACCATTTGCTAAACCAGCAAGTAAGGATGACAGTGGTAGATTAACAACCTATGGTGCTGGCGGCGGTGCTGCAGCAGAAAAAACAGGTCAAACTCGTGCCCAAGTTATGCAGCAAGGTGGTAAGAATCTTGAAAATAAAAACAAAATCAAACCAGTAAATCAAGGAACAGATTTCGGTCGTTGATATAATCATAACATAATTCTAAGCACCTCTTGACAGGGGTGCTTTTTTATTGCTAGAATCGCTTTGCTAGGGTTGAAGATAAATAATAGCTCATAAAGATTCTTAGTATGAGTTATGAAAACCCTTGGAGATTCAATGGGGAAATTTTTGAGTCTTCTGATATTCAAGATAATTTTGGTTTCGTTTATCATATTCACTGTAATAAAACTGGTCGTAGTTATATTGGTAGAAAGTATTTCTGGTCTTTCCGCACACCAAGAGGAAAATCTAGAAAAGTTAAGTCAGAGTCCGATTGGAAAAGATATTACGGCTCCTGTCCTGAACTCAAAGCCGATATTGACATTTGGGGAAAAGCATCCTGCGACAGAAGAATACTTAGCCTCCATAAAACAAAAGGACAGTGTAACTACGAAGAAACAAAACAGCTTTTCCTAAATAATGTGTTGATCGAGTCTCTTGACGATGGGAGTCCAGCGTATTACAATAGTAATATCCTAGGACGCTACATGCGAAAAGATTATGGAAATTTTGGAAAAGACTCTGAAACAATCACATGATTGGGCAGTTGATCGTATTCATACTCTCTGTGAAGAAAACTGTTTTGAAAATGCCCATGCGATTCAATCTGAGTTTAGTGAATGGTTGAATCCGAATATTCCAGAGCATGATATTTTCTCATTAGAGTTCATAGGAGAGGAAGATGACACTTGACCTTCACAACTTTTTTAAGTTTTACGACGAAAAAAATTCAAATCACGTAGCAGCAGTACAATGGTTAGAGGATAACCTGCCTGCTGAGTTTTTAGACGATGCAGAAACTGATTGGATTGGTATTTTTAGAACAAAACCACCAACTCCAGCAGTTCTTGAAGTTCCATATTTTAACCAAGTAGATAACTACAGAGATGCACATAGAACGTGTAACTCTTCATCGTGTGCAATGTGCCTTGCTTTCCTCAAGCCAGGAAGCATCAAAGGTGATGATGAGTATGTCAAAAAAGTATTTGCGATTGGTGACACGACTGACCATGCGGTACAGACAAAAGTTCTGGCAGGTTATGGAGTTAAGTCACACTTTAGCTATAATCTTTCTTTTGCTGACATTGATAAGAGTCTTGATGCTGGGAAACCTGTTGTTATTGGTATCCTGCACCGTGGTCCTTTATCTGCTCCTACTGGTGGGCACATGTGTGTAGTCATCGGTAAGACACCAGATGGTAAAGGATATTATGTCAATGATCCATATGGTTCTTGCAATGACAATTACACTGGTCCAGTAACAAATGGTAAGAAGACCATTTACACTAAGGCAATGCTGAAGCACCGCTGGTGTCCAGGAGGGAACGATGGCTGGGGAAGAATCTTCGATTAATTTCAAGAGGAAAATCTTACAAAAGATTAAAGACCTCACAAATCACGGCAGACACGTAGAAGCACAACAACTTTATTCAAAGTATTTCGAAGGAGACAACAATGGCAAGAGTTGATTTACACAATTTCTTTCAGTTTTATGATGAAAGAAATCCTAACCATGTCAAGGCAGTTCAGTGGTTAGAAGATAACCTACCAGTCAAGTATCTAGAAGATAACGTAGATTGGGCGGAGATTTTTAGAGGAAAAAAGACTAGTGCTGCACCAGCCCCTGCCGCTGCTGCAGCTCCTGTAACAGGTGGTGATGATGTCCCACAAATGGGCATTAAGTTAATCAAAGAGTTTGAAGGATGTCACCTAAAGGCATATCCTGACCCTCTTACAGGGGGACTTCCAATCACAATCGGTTGGGGTTCCACCCGCAAGAAAGATGGTTCAGCATTCAAACTTGGTGATACCCTTACACAGGCAGAAGCAGATGCACTTCTGATTGAACAGTGCAAGAAGGAGTTTCTTCCCGCATTACGCAAAATCCCATATTGGAGTGAAATGTCAGATGGAAAAAGAGGCGCTCTGCTCAGCTTTGCTTATAATCTCGGTGCTGGTTTCTACGGTGGCGATAACTTTAATACTATTACTAAACGCCTGAAGAATAAAGAGTGGGACTTAGTGCCCGATGCTTTATTCCTCTATCGCAATCCTGGTTCAAATGTAGAAGCAGGACTAGCACGTAGAAGAAAAGCAGAAGGCGAGGCTTGGAAAAAAGGATAACTAAATAGTTGCAATCATTACTGATTCTTGATCTTAACTGGTCTGAATCTACATAGCCCGAGTCCTCTGGACTTGGTGAATACTTTACTTTTAAACAAAACTTCGGTTTGTTTCGTTTAGTACACACTGAGTCACAGAGGATTTTTATGTCTTACGCCACAAAGGCGCTCGCTGCAGCGTCTGCTTTGTTGATGGGAAGTAGTGCAATCGCAGCACCATTGGTCCTAGAAGGAAACTACGTCAAGATTGGAGTTAATGATGCTGGAACCGTTGGTTCTGGTGGAGCAACTTCTCCTGGTATTCAGTATGATTCAACTGGAACCGCAACGTTTAATCCAGCATACGATTACCTGACTCCTGGAAATCCTTTTGAAGGATTTACTGTTAAAGGTAAAGACGGTTCAACCGTTCTTTTCAACTACTATAATAACAATAATAGTGTTGGAGGAGCGCAGATTACTGGAACACTTATAGATTATTCAGGTATTTCTTATCGCGGAGTTACTTTTGATAACCGTGCCGTATGGTCTGGTTCAGTAACTGAGTTTGATATTGAAAACGATTATCGCTTTAATGATAACCAACAGTTTGTTGATATCAATACTCGTTTAGAATTCAAGATGAACGTTCCAACATTATACTTTGGACGTTTTACGGATCCAGACGCAAGAGCCGCTGCTGGAGACAGTTCTAGAACGGACAATACTAGAGGATATGCTGGTGGTATTCCAGCAACCAACGTTGTTCTTTCTGAAGCACTTGTATCCAAATATGCTTTAGGATTATTTACTGGACAGATTGGTGGTGTAAATTCTGGAATTAGTGCTGGATGGTCTACAAATCCAGAAGACTATTATAATGGAACTGATGGTGGTCCAAGTGGAGACCATACAATTGGTCTTGGATTTATGTTCTCTGGTATTAATACTGGAGACATTGTAAATATCCAATATGCTTATATTTTTGGACCATCTGCATTCGCTGCTGGTTCTGGTGCAGTTGCTGGTGGTGCTGGAGGAGCGACTCCATCAACTTTTACTGTTACTGATGTGGGTTCTGCTTCTGCCCCTACAACTCCATCTACCCCAACAGTTGTAAGCACAAGCACTGTTAATAATGTAAGTTCATCGACTGCACAATCCACAACTCTTCCTGTCGTAACTGTAAGTCTGGCAGAGCATGGTGCAACCGAAACTGGTGGTCGTCAAAGAATCAATCGCCACACCACCACAAATGTAACCACACCTTATGTAACAACCACAGTTACAACTCCTGTAACAACTGATACTTATAGTGACGGTTCTACCGTTGTTACGAACGGAACACCAGTTACTACTTATAATTTAACAAACTCTGTCGAAACTTCACACGCTTATGACGATTTCTATGGACGTATTGATCAATTAGAAGTTCTTGATGGTATCAATGATAGTATCAACGGACTTTTAAATCATGAACCAACTGTAGGTAAGCAAAGACTCAGAGTATTTGAGAACAACAGATTTGTTCAGTCATACAATGCTGATGGATACAATGCTGATTCCAAGATTTTTGGTGGTGGTTTTGAGTTTGATGCTACCAAAGGTTGGACTGTTGGTTTCCAGTATAATAGAGTTAATATAAACCTCAATGGTGTTGATTCAATTACGCAACACAACAAAGATCACTTTGGTGTATTCAGCGAACTTAGAGGTAATACACTGACTCTGAATACAAATGCTGCGATTGCAAACAGCAAATACAATTACAACAGAACCGTAGAGGGCGTCTTCAATAATGAAGGTGCAACGACTGGTTCTGAGTGGTGGGTTTCGAATCGTTTATACTGGCATCTTCATAAAGCAATTAAACCATTTATTGGTTATACTGTGTGGAATAACAAGAGAAACGCTTATGTGGAAACTGGTTCGATTCAGTCTGCTAGAAGTGTTGAAGAATTCAATCAAACATCTCACGTTGGTGAAGCAGGTCTCAAACTTGAAACTCGTTTTGGTGGTAAGAAGAAAGACTTGTTTGGTGTCAGTGTAGAAGGTGCTTATGGTACTGATAACTCATATGGAGTTACTGCAGAAGTAGATTATAAGGAGATGTTGATTGTTGAAGCATCTCACGGTGTGAATAATGGAGTCACCAACAATTCTATTGCTGGAAAAGTTAAATTTAAGTTCTAAAAACCTAAATAAAACAGACTTCATCACACGGACTGATGGGAAACACAAAGGAAAAAGCTATGGGACAAGTGATTCGTATTGCTATTTTGAGTTGGTCTGCCGCTCTTCTGACTGCTAGCTATGCTGGTATGCTATCCAAAATGGATCCTACCTTTATTGCGACGGTCTTCACCGCTTCTGCTGCCACTTTTGGTATTAATACAATGAAGAAAGGTGGTGAGGATGATGAGAAGAAAGAAGAGCCACGCAGAGAAGCAGTTGTAGAAGCTCCTCCAGAACCACCTGCTCCAGTAGCAGAAGCACCTGTTACAAATCTTGAAGCAAGAGTTGAAGCACTGGAAGAGGGTCAAGTTCAACCCCGCACAGGTGGAGCATAATGGCAAAGTCCGCAAACAAAGGCAAGAAAGGTTCTGCTGGAGGTAAAAACTCTAAGCAGAACCAAGGAAATGCGACGGCAAACAAAGCAAAAAACGGTGGTAAAAAAAAGTGAGGTATTATGCCACGAGAGTGGAACACTCCGATTCGGGAGCCTTGGAATCCTATAATTAAAAAGTGTCTAGACGCAGTTGATAATCATATGAGACTGTATCTAGATACACAAGAAGAGTGGCACCTATCACAAGCAGAAACCTTAAGAAAATATGTAAAAGATTTGAAAGTTTGGATACATCATCAAGAGGGACGAGAATGAAAAAACTCCTCACGGCAATCGGTCTATCATTAAGTTTAGTTCTTCCCGCAAGTGCTGAAAAAATAGTAAAGAAACAACCCACCGTTCCAGCATATAGTCTGGCAGCGATGGGTTGTATGATTCTATTAGAATGTACTGAAGGTGTTGAGAAACTTACATCAGAATCAGAATTACTCAAAGCAAAAGAACTTGACCCATTCAGAGAAGAAGTCAAGCGTATTTTAGTAGGACTAGAGAAAGTCAATGTTGGTGTTTATATTGCTCCACCCAGATATTTCACACCAAGAACAGTAGGGTTATATAAACCAAAGTATAATCGTCTTTTTATAAATGAAGAGTTACTCAAAGACCCAAGAGAGTTTCTAGGAACACTACGTCACGAAGGATGGCACGTTGTTCAGGACTGTATGGGTGGTGGAATAGAAACAGCATTTATGGCTCAGGTTCATCAAGATGCTGAAATACCATCTTGGGTAATGAAGACCACAAGGCTTTCTTATGAGTCTATGGGTCAAAGTCGTGCTGTGCCTTGGGAGGCAGATGCGAACTGGGCAGAAGAACAGTTAGGTCAAACGGCAAAGCACCTAGAAATGTGTGCGAAAGGACCACTCTGGGAGCAGGTAAGACCCACTCCGATGACGATGGAATGGTTGATTGGATGTGGTTGGATGAAACCCCAAGAAGGTCATAAGGAATATACACCAAATAAAAAAGCAGATTATTGTGTAGAAGGTAAGTTCTAATGCCGCAAGAATTTCCTTGGGGAGTAATGGCGATTCTTGGTCCAGGACTTATCTTTGTTTCGTATATCATTTACTATATACTACGGTTAGCAAACGAGGAGATGAAAGATGAACACAACATTACCAAAGGAAGTCATTCTAAAGGCAGTTAAAAACTGTGTTGATGTTTATGCTGATAAGAATGATTTCATTGTAGATAAGAGTATTCCTGGATATTGTATTCTCGCAATTGAGGGAACCAACGAAACATCAGACTGGGCAACTAATCTAAAATTCTTATTCCGTAGTGAGGATACTCACAGGGGATTTAAAGATAATGCTACCAGAACAATTACTGAGTTAGTATTAAACTTTGAGTCACTAGAGAAGGGTAGAAAACTGATTCTTGCGGGACACTCTCTTGGTGGTGCGACTGCGACTGTTGTTGCTGACCTTATGCTTAAGTCCGCACCAGACCTAGCAATCATCACAATTGGTTCTCCCCGTCCAGGTGGTAGAGGTTTGAAAGAAAGACTGAAGAATGTAGAGCACCTTCGTTTTGTTCACGGCGATGATGTTGTTCCCAAAACTCCACCTTTCTTGACTGGATATGTTCATACTCATCCAGAGATTCATTTAGAAGATGCTGATGATAAGAGATTTGATGGTGTAGAAGACCATAATGCTGTTTACTATTATAACGCAATTGAGAAGTTACTAAAATGAAGAACCTAGCACTTATTTTATCAGCGGCAAGTCTGGCGGTGAGTGGAGCACTATGCTATGGTGCTTATGTGACTTATCAGAAAGCACAGAAGATTCTGGACAACCCAGAAGAGTTCGTCGGTGCTGTTGTAGAGAAGCAAGTCAGCAAAGCATTTGAGAAACTTCCTATCCCCAAACTAAATACTGAGAAGTTCAAGTTACCTTTCTGATGGAAAATAAAGATCCATATATTTACAGAATTCGTGAGATTCATAAAGTAGTCGATGGGGATACGATTGATGCGGATATTGATTTAGGGTTTGATATATCTCTCACTAAACGTATTCGTCTTGCTGGGGTTGATACTCCCGAAAGTAGAACAACGGATCTCAAAGAGAAGGCAATGGGTCTTGAATCAAAAGAATGGTTGAAAAAAAAACTTGAAGGTGCTAAAGATATTATTATCAAGACCGAACTTCCAGACAGTACAGAGAAGTATGGAAGAATCATCGGGCATTTGTTTATTAATGGACAAGAGACCTCATTGAATAATCAAATGATTGACGAAGGTTATGCTCTTGCTTATGATGGGGGAACAAAAGATAAAAACTTTAGTGTATTGTTAGAGAAGCGTAAGAAGTAATCACTTTGAGTGAAACTTTTTGTATTGTTCTTTCTTTTGATTCTTCTGTTCTTTCTTCAGTAACTTATTTACTTTTTTAAGAGACTGACTTTTTTCAAACGCAAAATAAACTTGAAGTTCATAGGGGGTAAGGTCTCTGCTTAAGAGTTTCTTACCCCTTACAAATATCTGTTGAACAATAGGTTTCATCTTACCTACCATCCATTCCACCAAAGATTTCCCAACAAGAGCCGCAGCAACAGAAGCAGTAGCAGTGGTGCCAGCAAGAATAACCTGCTCTTTAGGTGGGATAGGGACTTCTCCGACGATTGGTACTTCAATGACGGGCACTCCTAAGTTACTAGTTTTGGGTGCATCATCGGAAATAATCCGATTATCCTGGGGGGTTTGAACAGATGGAGGCAGTTGAGGGGTAGGGGTAGCATCAGGAAGTCCTCTGGTCTTTTCTTCTTTCTCTTCCTGCTGTTTCTTTTGCTCTGCCCTTACTGCAGCATCAAACTCTTCTTGAGTCGGCACATCAATTATTGGATATTTGATAGTTGTATCAGGCATATTAATGATGGGCATATTAATTTCGGGTATAATAGTTCTACCCGTTCTGCGAGTCACAGGAGGTTCTATAGTTGGAATAATCGGTGGAGGATTACTTCTTATTTGGATTGGTCTGATTTCCATTTGCTACATCCTGTACTCGTGGATACTTCACAACGACATCAGCACAAATTTTCGCATAAGGACTTTCTGGGTGAAATGAAATTCCATTCTTCATTGCTTCACCACACTTTAATAATCTGACTAACTCAAAGTCCAAACGTGCTTTATCTGCTTCTGCTTGTTGTCTTGTAATCTCTGTACGAACCCTTGCTTTACAGAGTTCTTGAAATGAACCATCAAGAGGGATGGAAAATCCTGCTGATAAACCAGTGTTCAGAGAGTTTTGTTGATAAGTTGTTGGGTCGGTGCTACCAGATAGACTATTGTATCCAAAGGTCTGTAAGTTCAGTGTAGGTCCCTGGCAAGAAACACCAGAACCATAAGTATTCACAGAAAAAGGACCCTGAAGCACCTGTACTGCCTGGTTGGTTACATTACCAGTCGCAGATGCTGAGGGTCCTGCAATATTCGTATTAGATGGTGCTTCTGCAAATGCAGGTGCCGCTAAACCGATTATTGTGTAAAGACAGATATAGAATTTGTTACCGATTCTTCGGTAGTTTTGCGATCTATCCATGTTTCTTTCGCAATTCCAGGAGTCAAGTGTGTTTCACTAAACTGGAACGGAGCACCTTGATTGATGATGGTGTAGTTCGCTCCTGGAGCAGGTGTTCCAGGGATGTTGATATTAGTACCAGTGACTGTATAAGATGTCCCAGTGGTATATTCTATTTGTTTGATAACTTCAATCACTTCAGTACGAGTTTTAGTCTCAGAAGTAATTGTGCCACTCGTAAAGTTAGGAGTGAGGGGCGCAGCATAGCAGGGAGATATAAGTCCCGCTGCTGCCAGCAAAACGGGAGTTATGTGTCTCACTTGAATACGCTTAACTCAATGGTTCTTTGTGCTGTTGCGCTGCTTCCAGGACCACCAGCAGTGACTGTAGGAACACCAGTTCCACTCAGAGTACCTGCCAGAGAACCTTTATCTCCACCTAACTGAGTAGTAGAGTTGCTATAAAGGTTGGGAGAAGCAATTGTTCCAGAAGCTGCCGACTGACTGGTAACATCAGTATCTGCAGTAATTGATGTTTCAGAGAAACTAAATGCTTGTCCGTTTGTGTTGATCGCATAGGAACCTGCGCCGCCAACTCCTCCAAGAGTTGTTACATTAATGTTTGTGCCAGAGACAGCGTAGGAAGCTCCTACTCTTTCTGATTGAACCGCCGCACCCTGAACGCTTAATTGAATTGAGTCAGTGATTTTTGATGTGATTTCGCCAGCAAAAGCAGGAGTAGTAAGGAATAACGAAAAGATAAGTGCTAATCTTTTCATTGTTCTAGTGGTGATGAACTATTTGTATTTAGTAAGACACTTCTTTAATTGGCACCTTGACAAAACCTAAATATTAACTTATTATGTACAAACCCGCTACAAAATGGCGGGTTTCTTATTATTAGTCCTTGACGTGACAATTAGAGCCGTGGGGTCTGCCCTCTGAGAAGAGGGAAGTGCGCTTTCCCTATACGGATGTAGAGTTCAATCAAATTTAATGCAAAATATCTTTACAGTAGCCCTGCCTCTCCTGGCAACGGTTACAACATCGACGGCAACACTGCCATTCGTAAACTACAAAATGGACGGTCCTCCGCCCCCTGTAGTTGAAGAGACAGCGACCAGAGAGGTTGCTCAACCTGAAAAGCCAAAAGAGAAAAGGCTAATTTGTAAAGGGTGTAATGAAAATGAGAATGCTACCCTGGCATATTTCCAGGATCGTGGTATTAAAGACAGAAACGCCCTTGCTACCATCATGGGCAATATTAGACAAGAATCAACATTCGTGCCTAATATTTGCGAAGGAGGTAGCAGAACCAGTTGGGGTAACTGCGGACGCGGTTACGGACTGATTCAATGGACATCTGCCAACCGTTATTATGGATTGGGTGATTTTGCTAAGAAGTTTGGTGGTTCGCCATCAAATCTTCACACGCAACTTCGTTATCTAACAAATGAAGTCCAGTGGAAAGAGATTGAGGAGCGTATGAAGACTCCTGGTAAATCAATTAACCGCTACATGGACTATGCGTATAGTTGGATTGGTTGGGGGCATCATGGTGCTCGCACTTCGTATGCTCATGATTATGCCAACCGACTGATCACGGTAGAAGTTTAATATATAAGGGGAGTGCTGCAGAACTCCCCTTTCTTATGTTTAACTTTAACTTCGGTAAGAAGAAAACTGATAAGAAACAACTGCTCATAGTTGGTGTCGTATTATCAAGTCTTATTGCAGCACTTTCACAATGTACAAAAATTCCCGATCACGCACTTTGGGACTTATTGGATGAAGTTCAACGTAAATATTTCCCGAACGGGATTTTGAATGAACTTATTTTGCAAGATCCTCACGCGGTAGAACGCAGAGTCAAGCGTGATATAGATCGAGCAATTGATGAAGTCACACCTGAGTATGATCGCATTATTTCTGAATCAAATAAAAGATATCAACCTCAGTATATTGAAGAAAAAAATGACGATTCAGTGTGCTATACTGATGAATGTAAAAAACTTGCTCCTCCCATGAGGATTTGCTCTCCTTGGATTGAAAATTGTTCAAATGAAAGTATTTAAAGATAGTATTAGTTTAGATTTGTGGAAAAAATGTCTTGATGATGTTAATTCCAATCTCTCCGATAGTTGGAAAGTTAGTACCTTTGCTTGGCCAAGGTATGCAACACTGGGTATTTCTGGAAACTGTCTATTCAGAAAAGTAAATCCAGAATTGAGATTAGAAATACTCGAAGAAATTAAAGATATTTTACCCTATTGTAATAAAATATCCATGAATTATCATGTAACGCTACCTAACGGTGGTATCGCACTTCATGATGATTCTAATCATAAATTTGGTGCAACTATATACTTAAACAAAGAATGGCATATTAATCATGGTGGATTATTTGTGTGGCAAGAAGAGCAAGAGGATGGTAGTTCTATCATGAAAGCCCTAGTTCCAGAATGTAGGTCTTTAGTTTTGAATGATATTCATGAAGGTCATGTCGTAACATTAGTCTCAAATTATTTACCAGAACCAAGAATTTCGATTCAAATTTTTGGATCTTGACGATTCGCACCGTATCTGGTATGATTGTCTCATAGGCGGCGGGGGTTCAAACTCCGTATAAGACCTGCCCCTCCTTGCCCACTGGGTCGATAAAGATGGGAGGTCTCTTGACTCAGTAGCTCAGTTGGATAGAGCAACTGCCTTCTAAGCAGTCGGTCGCTGGTTCAAGTCCAGCCTGAGTCGCCAGCCCGAGTGGTGTAATTGGTAGCCACGCATGACTTAGGATCATGTTCTTCGGAGTGGAGGTTCGAGTCCTCTCTCGGGCATTGGAGATTTTATTCTCCATACACACACAAACACACAAGGAGTAAAACAATGACACCTTACGAACTGCGCTTTGAAATTTTTAAGCAAGCTTACGGTCAGGCGCAAGATGAGTTTCACGCAAACTATAATCTTGCAGAAATGTGGAATAGGGATAGAAATGTAAAAATGGATTATCCAGAGTTTCCTACATATGAAGAGGTTGAAGCACTTGCTGATAAAATCAATACTTTTGTAAGTTCCAAATAAAATAGTGGGGTGGCAACACCCCCGTTAGTATTCCCCCTTGGCGCAGCGGTAGCGCAAACGACTGTTAATCGTAGGGTCCCTGGTTCGAATCCAGGAGGGGGAGTTGGAAGTGATCCTGCGATAACCTCAAGAGCACTCCTTCCAACTAAAACCTAGAATATTTCTAGGTCAGGGGGATGGCCTCCCCTGTTTCGCCCTTGTAGCTCAGCTGGTAGAGCGCGGCTTTTGTAAAGCCGATGTCGCAAGTTCAAGTCTTGTCGGGGGCTCTTACAATATACACTTCCTAAATAAGGAAGTGTATAAATACTAATAGATAAACTTTTTATATGTCTATTAAAAATTTATATTCTGATGAGGAAATAAAATCTTTTCTTTTAGAAAGTTCTTCTTTTTGGCAGTTTTGTAAAAAACTTGGATATACTAATAAAAGCGGAACTACTTATGATATTGTAAAAAAAGACCTTGATAATAGAGGAATTAAACTTCCTATTTTTAGGAAGGGTGGTAAAAGCACCAAAAAGAAAACTCACTCTGAAATTTTTTGCGAATTTTCTACTTATGATAGAAAAGATTTAAAAAAGAGAATATTGAAAGATGATATATTAAAGTATGAATGTTTAAAGTGTGGTATATCTGAATGGATGGGAAATCCAATATCACTACAAATAGACCATATTAATGGTGTAAATAACGACAACCGAGTAGAAAATTTAAGATTTTTATGTCCAAATTGCCACTCTCAGACAGATACTTGGGGAAATAAAAAAAGGGCTTGACATAATACTCATTATGCTTTATAATATTTTAGTCCGTGTGAAGCGAAGATGCGCTGGGGTTCCGTGCCTGTGAAGAGGAAACTCTGAGGCTGGGTAAATCCCCACCATTGCGGAGTTAGTTCAGCGGTAGAACGCTATCCTTCCAAGTTAGATGTCGTCGGTTCGATTCCGATACTCCGCTCTTACGAAGTAGTAAAAATGAGCATATACAATAATTATTACTATATTCCTTCTGGCATTAAAAAAGAATTTTGTAGTCTAATACAAAAAGAATTTGGACAAGAATCTTTAACATCCTCAACGATTAGACTTCAAGATTCTCAATCTGCCATTGACTCTGATATAAGAAAAAGTAAAAATTTTTGGATACCAACAGACCATTGGGTTGCTGGTATGATGGCACACTTTATTAACTGTGCAAACTTAAATCTTTTTAATTATGATTTAACATCTTGGCACGATCAAATTCAATTTACAGTCTATGAGGGAAAAGGTTCTCATTATGCTTGGCACAGTGATTTTACTACTGAACAGTACAATCCTGGTATAATAAGAAAACTAAGCATATCTCTTTGCTTATCATCAAAGGATGACTATGAAGGTGGAGAATTTCAACTCATGTCTGGTCCGAGAAATATGAAAACAATTTCAATGGATGTTGGTGACGTAATCATATTCCCTTCAGATATAATACATAGAGTACGTCGATTAAAAAGTGGTAAAAGAATTTCTTTAGTTGGGTGGTATGGTGGACCAGCATTTAGATAGTATAAAATTAACCAGAAATCATTATCCTTCAGTTAAGGATGTGACTTGGGATGATGTTATGGATAAGGCATCTTCTGAGTTATCAGTACCACCTTTTACTGGTATTGTTATCTGGAATGATTATGAGATACATTCCTCAGTAAATCCACATGAAAAAGTAAAACTCCGTAAAACTATTCATAGACAATTCACTAATCCACCAACTTTTGTTTTGCATAGTGATTATCGTCCAGGAACTTTAAATCAAATTTTTCAAGAAGTTTCTGCAAAGCAAGGATTAAAGGTCATGCATGTTTATTTTTCATTTGGACGTGATAACTTAACTTTTGGTGATCATAAAGATACGGTCGATGTTTTGATATTGCAAGCAAAGGGAACAATGTCATATATCTGTGAAGGTATTACTTATAAATTGAATGTTGGAGATAGTCTTTTCATTCCAAAAGGTACATATCATGAACCAGTTGTAACTGGTCCTAGAATTACATTAAGTTTTTCATGGGAGTAGTCATATGATAAAAGTAATTGATAATGTTATTGGAAAAAGATATCAAGAAGAAATAAAAGCCACTCTTTTTGGTAAAGTTTTTGATTGGCATTATAATCGTCTATTAACTTCTGATAATTATGGGAGTGCTTCTGGATTTACTCATTGGTTGTGTGAAACCAGACCAGAGATGAACAGTAAGTACTATGATTTTTTTTCACCTCTAATTTATGAAGTTTCTAATAAATCTGGTGTAAATTATGACCATGTAATAAGAGCTAGAACATTTTTTCAACTGCCATCAATGAATGAAAAGGACCATGACTTTTTTCATATTGATGATATTGAAGTTCCTCATACCGTATTCTTATATTATGTGAATGATTCTGATGGAGATACGGTTATTCTGAAAAATAAATTTGAGTATGGTAAAGACGAAGATGATGATTCAACAGCAGGTAATCCAAACTGGCATAATCCAAAGGGTTTGATTACTGATGATGCACACATTGAAATCTTAGAAAGAGTTACTCCAAAACAAGGAAGAGTTGTGGTTTTTGATGGAGCACATTATCATGCTGCTGGAATTCCAAAGTACAATGAACGTATTGTTTTGAATTTTGATGTTTTTGTTCCCTAACAATAATCTTAACCGTATCTTAATTGACACAACCGATACGGTTATGCTATGATACCACCAACTTAATTATCTTTTAAGATTTGGTTAAGTCACTCTAAATACTCCCGCATAGCAGACGCCCCAACTACTCGCGTCTATATGTGACCCATAATACTTGAGGTATATCTGTATCTCTGGTACAATGTCGTTTAGTACTAAAAACAAACTTTTATGAAATTCAAACAACTGATGCTTGCACCTGTTGCTTTTGGAATGGTTGCTCCTGTTGCTGCGAATGCCGCAGACCTGAATATTGCAGCAGTCAACCAATACACTTCCACAGAACAAGTTTCTAGCGTCACACAACTGTCTGATGTCCGTCCTACGGATTGGGCTTATCAGGCACTCAGCAATCTGGTTGAGCGTTATGGTTGCGTTGCTGGTTATGAAAACGGAACTTACCTTGGTGGTAAGTCCATGACCCGTTTTGAAGCCGCTGCTCTTCTGAATGCTTGTCTGGATCGCGTAACTGAAGTTACCGATGAACTCCAGCGTCTTGCTACTGAGTTCGCCAATGAACTTCAAGTTCTTCGTGGTCGCGTTGCCAAACTGGAGAAGCAGTCTGCTGCTCTTCAGGCACAACAGTTTTCCACTACTACCAAACTCAAGGGTGAAGCAACCTTCGTTCTGGGTGGTGTAGAAGGCGCCCGTCTTGCTAACAGTACCAACGTTGGAAACACTGCTTTCAACTATGACCTCCGTCTGAGTTTTGATACTTCCTTCACTGGTAAGGATCTGCTCAAGACCCGTCTGCGTTCGGGTAACTTCTCATCGCAACCTTTCGGTTCTTCCTCGTCACTGTTCAAACTGGACAAGGCAGAAACCTATGCGAACACGATGACGCTTGACCGTCTCTACTATCGCTTCCCTGCACTTGCTAAGGGCGTTTATCTGACCGCTGGTGCTCAGGTTCGTAACACTGAGATGGCATGGGTTCCTACCGCATATAAGTCGGACATCCTTGACTTCTTCTCCGTTGCTGGTGCTCCTGGTGTCTATAACAAGGCAACTGGTTCTGGTTTCGGTGTAGAGTGGGTACAACCCACCAAGAAGGGTAAAGGTGGTTTCGTTGCTAACCTGAACTATGTTGCCCAGAGCGGTAACGATTCTACCAAAGGTCAGTTTGATGAAGATGGTTCTCTGAACACTCTTGCTCAAGTTGGGTATCGTGCTCCTCAGTATGGTATTGCTTTCGGTTACCGCTACGGCACTGAAGGAACTCGCGTCCGTAACTTCAACGCTCTGGGTGGTGGTTCTGGTAACCTTGCTGCTAACCAAACCTCCAATGGTTATGCGATTAATGCTTACTGGCAACCCAAGAAGTCGGGCATCATTCCTTCTGTGAGTGCTGCTTATGGTTGGAACACCGTAAGTCTGTCTAACAACCGCACGACTCCTAATGCTGCTACCGATTCACAAACTTGGATGGCAGGTCTTCAGTGGAGCGATGTGTTTGTGAAGGGTAATGCCGCTGGTTTCGCCATCGGTGCTCCTGGTAATGCTGCTACTCTGAATGATGACCAAAAGGCAATTATGTGGGAAGCCTTCTATCGTTACAAGGTTAGCGATGCGATTAGCGTGACTCCTGCGGTCTTCTATGTGTCCAACAACCAAGGTCTGAAGCAAGCTTCGGACAATTATGGTGGTGTGATTCAGACGACCTTCCGCTTCTGATAGTATCTTTATACCTCTAAACCTCCTTTCGGGGAGGTTTTTTGGTGTTTGGCGACATTTAACTTTCTCTTAAACTTAATCGAGTACAATTACAAAGAAGTTTTTAATTCTCATGAAACTCAAACATATTGCTACAATCGGTCTCGCTCTTGCTCCCGCTACCGCATTTGCTGGACCTGCTATTAATGGTGCTGGTGCTACCTTCCCTGCACCTATCTACCAGCGTTGGTTCGTTGATTATTCTTCCACCACTGGTGAAAAAGTCAATTATCAGTCCGTTGGTTCTGGTGCTGGCGTTCGCCAGTTCGTTGCTGGAACTGTTGATTTTGGTGCTACTGATGAACCTATCAAAGCAAAGGAAGCAGCAAAAGTAAAGCGTGGTGTCGTTCAGATTCCTATGGTCGGTGGAACTATTGCTGTTGCCTATAACAAGCCTGGATGCAAACTGAAACTGACTCAGAAACAAGTTGTCCATATCTTTATGGGACACATCAAGGACTGGAAGGAAGTTGGTTGTGCTGCTGGTTCTATCAGAGTTGTCCATCGTTCAGACGGTTCTGGAACTACCTATGCATTCACTAATTCTCTGGATGCTTTTGGTGGTTGGACTGCGGGTGTTGGTAAGTCAATCAACTGGCCTACTGGTGTTGGTGCTAAAGGTAACGAAGGCGTTGCTGGAACCCTTTCTAACACTCCTGGCGGTATCGGTTATCTGAACACTGGATTCGTTCGTGCTAACAAACTCCAGGCTGCTGTGCTTCAGAACAAGGCAGGTAAGTTTGTTGGACCTTCTGCTGTGACTGGTGCTGCCGCTCTGAATGGCATCAAACTGGACCCCGTGACCCTTGCTGGAGAAGATCCCAATCCTGCAGGTGCCCGTGCCTATCCTATCTCCACTCTGACTTGGATTCTTGCCTATAAGAGTGGTTATGCTCCTGGTAAGGCATCTGCTGTTCGTGATGCTCTGAACTATGCTCTGAGTTCTAAGGCACAGTCGATTGCTGATGACCTGGGTTATGTTCCTCTTGCTGGTTCGGTCCTGAACCGTGCCCGTCTGAAAGTTCAACAAGTCGGTCTGGGCGAGAAGTGATACATAGGGGGGTTGACAAAACCCCCTTTTTAATGTATTATAAGTAACGAGTCAGGTGGTTTATGTCTCTTCTTTCACAACTCGATAGACAACTTGCTATTACTGCCTTTGAGCATTATGCGGATTTTCTTAAAAGTGAAATTTCTTTTATTGAAGATTCTGACTTAGTTGGAGATTCAAACTATCCAGAATATACTACATATAAACAAGAACTGTATGAGTTAAATACTCTTCTTAACTGGGTTCGTTTGGAATACTTCAAGAATGAAAATTAATCTCTGGTATTGTAAAGATATGAACCTCTGGCGTTGGACTTTGACTGATGATCATCGTCCAATTGTCAGACAAGAATCTGGACAACAAAAACATCTACGTGATGCTATGAATGATGTAGCAAATACTGTAGAATACATTATGGATAAACATTGAATTGATTGGGCGATTAGCGCAGCGGTAGCGCAGTTGCTTTACACGCAATTGGTCGGCGGTTCGAATCCGTCATCGCCCACTTTATAAATACTTCAAAAAAGAAGTATAATGGAAAAACTTTTCAAACAATTGAGTGATATTCAGGCATCTTTGTTTGTCTTGTTTCATAAGACATGGATTTATCATTGGAATGTTGTAGGACCTGATTTTCACCAACTACATACTCTCTTCGGTGAGCAATATACTGCAATGTTTGAAGAGATCGATCGTCTGACTGAACATATGAGATTTCTTGGTATGAAACCAGTGAGCACACTAACTAGAATCACTGAAGTCACTCATATTGAACAAGCATCAAATAGTGCTCAGGGAATCAACGCTAAGATGATGGTGAAGCAACTTCTTGGTGATAATCAAACACTTATTGATATGCTAATTGATGCTTCCAATTCTGCTGAAAGAATTGAGAGTCTTGCTACAGCAAATATTCTTCAGGACTTAATGGAGTCTCATGGCAAATATGTGTGGATGTTGAGGTCTATCTCAGAGACTGCCAGATCGGCATCTGCGGCACTAGAAGATATCCAAGTAGAAGTAGAAGTTCCTCAACAAGCACCTGTACAAACTGAGTCAGTCGAAGAACCAATTGAAGAAGTAATTCCAGAATAATAAAGTTAATTATTTTTAAACCATGATTGTAATTAGATGTAAAGAGTGTGGAGTCGAATTGACTAGCCACCCTACAAAAACAAGGTGCTGTGGGTGTTCTAATATGACCACAGTTAGAGGGGAAACTATTACTGCTTTAGATTTGTCTAAAATTGTAATGGTATCTTCTAATGCTTCAAATCAAAAATCAAGTGTCTTTTCCAATGAAGACCTAGAATATCAAAATGCTCGTAGAAATAGAAAAGTAAGACGTTTAGATTTTGAAGTTAGATAGGTCTTAGTATAGTATTTTCATCATAACGTGCATACTGAAATCCATCATCATTTAGTTTTCCAAAACCAAATCTGCGAGCAACCAAAGAACGTTGGTGTTTTCCAATAACCAGTGAAGACTCTGTAAAACCATCGTTTAGTTTTGGTCCATGTGGTTTTGCAACTAAAACATCTCCAGGTCTTGGAGAAAGTTTGACCATACCCTCTTCTAAATTTTTATAAGTATATTTCATAAAGTTATAGAAGATTTTTTTCCTTTCTTCTAATGAAAATTCGTTTGGTTGCTTAGTATATTTGACTTCATAACCAACCTCTGCAACTCTGGTTTTTTCATGAAAATAAATTCTTTCTGCTAAAGTTTTTATTTTTTCTTCTAACTGTGGTGAGTTATAATGGTCTTCAAACTCTAAGTATAAGTAACTTTTTTTAGTTTGATAAAGTATTATAAATGTATAAATTGCTAGAGCGCCATCCTCACATTTAAAATTGACTTGTTGATATCTTTTATTTTCTTTTGGATAAACTGGAGACCTATCACGATATCCAAGTTTTTTGAGTAGTCTTTCAAACTCAATTCTTTTTGTTGATGGGGTGATAAGCACTTGACGAAATTGAATAGATAGTGTATATTATAACATAATCGGAAGATTGGCCGAGTGGTTGATGGCGTTAGTCTTGAAAACTAATAACGTTAATAGCGTTCCAGGGTTCGAATCCCTGATCTTCCTTGTTACAAATATTACAAAGTTTTAGATTTTCTTAATCTATATTTTTGTATCAACACATAGTTGACATAGTAAAAGTACTCACTAGTATAACTAATAATATTCAATCTAAAACCCTATGGATCAACGCACCTACGACAATTGGGTGAAGATCAAGGAGACGTTTGAAACGTCTGGTAATACGGACAATATGTTCTACAAAAGATCAGTTGAAATCGTAAAGACCAGAAAAGACCCACTTGCGAAGTTTCTTGGAGATGAGAAGTGATGGAACCTCAAGACGAGTTTGTAAGCCGTTCTGAAGTTCAGGAGATGATTGATGCTGCTATACGACGACACAACCGTAATGCTTCTATCATTAGCATGTGCGTCGGTTGGGTGGTTCTTGCTTTATTTGCTGAAGGACTCCTCCGACTTGTAGGTGTTATTCCGCCTGTATTACCATGGCTCAACATTACCCTGAACTAATCGGTATTGTTTTCCTGTTAGTATTTGCCGCCACGATGTTCTATCAAGGCACTTGTATTATGAGAGGTCAAAGAGGATATTCTCTCCGAGACTATATGAAACAGGAAAGTTCAAATATGCGTAAAAGAATAGAAGACTTACTCAAGGACAAATGATCTCTCTTACAGAAGAAGATTTAAAAGAACTCCAAAGAAGAGTTACACAACAAAAAATAGAAGAACTATTTGAAGAACCATCTACTTATGAGGACGAAGACGATGAATAACCTTTTTATTTCTTCATTGTTACTTTTTAGTTCCATTGGGTTATTTGTTTATTGGGGACTTACACACGCATATCCACAATATTAGGGGAGAGTTATGAGAGTAGGATTAATTGGACTGGGGCGAATGGGAGAAGGAATGTCTCGCCGCATGATGAAGGCAGGAATTGAAGTCTGGGGTTACAGGAGAAATTATGAAAAGGCTCAGGAAGCTTATGAAAAGGGATTTGTTAATGGAGTTACAACTACTATTCAAAATCTTGTTCAAGTAGTTAAACAAACAAAAAACGGGGGAATACAACCAGGAATCTTCCAAATGGTTGTGCCAGCAGAAACAGTAGAGGAGACAATCAATGAGTTATTACGATTTTGTAGTGAGGGAGATATTATTATTGATCATGGCAATAGCAATTTTAAAGACAGTCGGAAAAGAGCAGAACGTTTGGCAAAGATGGGTATCCAATATATTGATTGTGGCACTAGCGGCGGTGTTTATGGTTTGGATCGTGGATACTGTCTTATGGTTGGTGGGGGAAATATTGCGGTCGCCTCTTGTTCGCGCATTTTTGATGCCCTTGCCCCAGGAATCAGTGCTGCCCCCAGGACTCAATTTGACTCAGACGTAACTTCTGCAGAGCACGGTTGGTTGCATTGTGGTGGTCCTGGTGCTGGTCACTTTGTAAAGATGGTGCATAATGGTATTGAATATGGCATCATGCAAGCATACGCTGAAGGATTCAACATCATCAAAAACGCAAACGCAGGTGCTCAGTATGTTAGAGAAGGAGATGCAGAAGTCGCCCCAATGGCAGACCCCGAATCCTATTGCTATGATATTGATGTTGCTGAGGTGGCTGAGTTATGGCGTCGTGGTAGCGTGGTTGGTAGTTGGTTACTTGATCTTACTGCTGATGTGTTACGCGGCAACAGTGAGCTTAAACAGTTCTCTGGTGGGGTATCCGACAGCGGTGAGGGTCGTTGGACTGTTTCTGCCGCTGTGGATTTGGGGATATCCGCTCCTGTTATTACTACTGCCCTATTTGAGCGATTTAATTCACGCAATCTCGGATCTTTCGGAGCAAAAATCCTGAATGGCATGAGATTTATGTTTGGTGGTCATCACGTTAGATAAGGAGATTATCAATGGAACGATTTAAAGATTTTTCAGAATATGAACTTCGTCTGATTGCAGACGCAGTGTGGGTCAGACAAAGACACCATATTGCTGGAGACAGAAAGTTCAGGGAGTATGGAGCACTTCTTACCGAGATTCAAAAGTTAGTAAATTATCAACCAGGAGTATTCCTATGAGAAAGTTCAATGATGCAGTTCTATCAATTACGGTAGCCATCATTGACTTCCTCTACCGTGATCTACCAATCCAAAGATTCTGGGTGCTGGAAACAATCGCCAGAGCACCTTACTTCGCTTTTCTCAGTGTTCTTCATCTCAGAGAATCACTAGGTCTCCGAACAGAAGAACATTACTACTTAATGAAAGAACACTTCGCACAGACAATTAATGAAACCGAACACCTCAGAGAAATGGAGTCGCGTGGCGGAGCAGATCGCTGGGTTGATCGCTTTTTCGCTTATCATTTGGTTCTCATCTATTATTGGATTATGGTGGGTTATTATTTTCTTGCTCCTGTTTTCGCTTATCATCTGAACTCAGGTATTGAGTTTCATGCAACAGAAACATACCTAGATTACTTCTGGGATCATCAGGATGATGCAAAGATTGCAGAGATCGCAGTGGATGAAATGAACCATTATATTGAACTAGAACGAGCAATGGAGATGATCTGATGTTATTAGCAAAAGCACTTTTATTTGTTTCAATTCCTTTCGTATTAACAACTCTTTACTTCGGAACAAAAGGGGGATATTATGACACCGAAAAGTATAAAGGAAACGGAACCGCACATTAGACAGCGGTATCACTTTGCCGCATCAGCATTTGTAAGAATGTGGGGACATAGTTCATTACACGATCGTCGCATCGTAGAATTTTGTGAGGTATGGGCACATAGAACTGAAAATGCCCCATTAGATGATAGGGTAGTGGATCAATACTTTTATTATGAGTTTAAGACCTGGAGAGGATACTGATGGGACATTTTGCTCGATGGGTTCTAGAAAACCCCTATACTCTTGGATTTCTTGGATACATTTTGATTGTGCTTCCTATTATGGGTATCTGGGCAATACACAAATACGAATGGCAGCACTGGGCTCCATTTGATAAAAAACATAAATAACGGTAGATAAACTTATTCTACCGAAAATGAGAACGCATAAGTGTGGGCATTGTGGAGAAACTGATCCATCTAAGTTTTATGGGCATAAAAAAAGTGTTTGTGGTGCTTGTCATAACAAATATACATTAGAGTTGGGACAGAAAAAAAGAAATTTTATTCTTGAAGAAATGGGAGGTAAGTGTGTTTCTTGTGGTTATGATAAATATTCATCAGCACTTCAAGTTCATCATTTAGATCCATCTCAAAAAGACGCTAAATTTCATGGGATTCGTGGATGGAGTCACGAACGTATTATTGACGAAATAAAGGAATGTGTGCTATTATGTGCTTGTTGCCACGCAGCAGTTCATTCTGGTGAGTTGGAACTACGGAGTATCGCCTAACTTGGTCATGGCACCGCTTTTGGGAAGCGGAATAATTTCGGTTCAAATCCGAATACTCCGATTAGTCTATATTTAATTATGGAATCTATACCATTTTATAGCATTGGATTTATTAAAGATAGAGTTCCCGACGCTATCTTTGATCGTCTTGTCAATAGTGCATTGGATGCAAAAGAAAATAATAATAGAGCTGTTAATACCCTAGCTGGAAATATAGAAGAATCTTATGATATTAATTTGTCACAAGAAGATTTTATCTTTGTTGAAGAATACCTTGTAAAATTATGTGCCAAATATGAAAGGCAGTATAATTTGATGAGATATGAAAAATCAGTTATTGCTGATGGATACAATCTTGAACTTAAAAGATTGTGGGTAAATTATCAAAAGAAATACGAGTTCAATCCTGTCCATCATCATACTGGTCTTTATAGTTTTGTTATATGGGTAAAAATACCCTATGACTTTAGGAATGAATTTGATCAAGACTTATGTAAGAATTCAAATAATAAGTGTCCTGGATCTTTTGCATTTTATTATCCAAATGCAATCGGTGATATGGAAGAGCATTTAATAGAATTGGATTCTACTTTCGAGAAGGAAATTATCGTGTTTCCATCTAGAGTTAATCATTGTGTTTATCCATTTTATACATCTGATAGTAACAGGATTTCTATATCTGGAAATATGTATCTTTGTGCAAAAGATTTTAGTGACTATATAACATAACCAGTTCATAGACTGGCACACTTGACAGAAAAGTCTCAACACCTTATAATACTAGAGCAAACAACACAAAACAATGTCTCTGACCGCAAAATTCAAGAAAGATGTTAGCACTCTTCGCCTTGCTGCTAACGGGGAAATCTACCTTGATGTAAAGAATCCGAAACTTTATAAAAAAGTTCGTCGCTTTTATGAAAATGAAGGTGTCGTATTTTCTGGTGACCCTCTTGACGACTACGAAATGCTCATGGAGTATGTCGCCAGCGATCTTGAATCTGTTGAGGTTGCATGAAAACCAAAGTTCTTCTGGAACGTGAAGGATATCGCTTTATTGAAGCAGGTATTCTTGAGATAAACGGCAAACCAGATTATCGTTTGCAAAAGCAAAATTACTATACCAAACGCTGGAATGACATTTATCTTTTTGATAATGTTCTACAATGTTCTACTGCAATGGAGGATATTGAGTATGCGAAATGGTTAGATCCAGATAGAGTTCCTTGTTATGTAAGAGACGATGAAGAAGACACGGATGGTCTATAACAGCACTGGTCGGGAGCAAACCCCTTATGTCTAAAACAAGTATCCTGAGGTATATCGGGAACTTTCTTCTCCTACTTGGTTATCAAATCATGTTGTGGGGAGATTTCAAAAATGGTTTGATAATAAAGTTTATTGGGGGACTACTCGGTATTCCTTTTGCTATCAAACTCAAACTCTGGGATGTGCTATTTCTGATAGCATTCTTTGGTATCACCGAAATATCAAAGTTAACCCAACTTTTCTTGGTTTCTTAAAACCAAGTGGTGGAGTCAAATTTGACCCCTTCTGGTTTCTTGCTTTCCCATAAAAAAGCAAGTGGTGCGGATGGGACTCTCTCCCGCCTGGTTTCCAATTTCCAGTCAAAGAATTGGTGGCGAGCCTGAAAAGAATCAAGGGAGTTGACAACAACTCCCTTTTTTATTATAATAATTTGATATATTGTGATATATTTGTGCAGGATAATATTCATTTATTGTTTCCAACTTCAGTTTATCGGTCATACGATCTCATTTCTGAAGAAGAAAATATGAGAATATATCAACACATTCTAAAAGAAAAGGATGTTGTTAAAGGTAGAGGGATAGACTCCTGGTATTCGGGAGCAAATAGCCCACAAAATTCATTTAATATTGGGTATGAGAATAAAATTTTTGACTTACTATTTGAAAGAATCAATACTAAAGTTAATGAATACGCAAAATTTTTAAATTGTGACCATCATAAATTCTTTTTAAGTGAGTGGTGGTGGAATGTTTATACTAATAAAAACAGTCAAGAGTTTCATCATCATTTACCATCTTCTATTAGTGGAGTATATTTCTGTAAAAGACCAGAGGGATCTGCACCTATAGTATTTCACCATCCTAATTTTTATTACTGTACCCCACATTCTATCAGAAATGAGTATAATTCAGATTCATATTCTATAGAACCAGTTGAACGTTCTTTGTTAATTTTTCAATCATCCACTGTTCATATGGTTCCTCCTGGTCTTAATACTGATCCAAGAGTTACTATTTCATTTAATTATAAAGTATGATATCACTCAATCATATTGGCAATCTTGGAAGACTTGCCAATCAAATGTTTCAATATGCTTCTTTAAAAGGAATTGCTAGAAATAGGGGATATGGATTTATCATTCCACCTAGATATGTTTTTGGGCAGCATGATGATAATGTCAAAAATTCTGATGTTATTTTATACGATGTTTTTGAAAATATAGAAAAAAATAATGATTGTGCTCTACAGGATGCCAATACTTTTTGGGAAAGAAAGCATGAATTTGATGAGGAATTATTCATCAATTGCCCAGATAATGTAGATTTAATGGGATACTTTCAAACCGAAAAATACTTCAAGCATATTGAAGATGAGATACGAGAAGACTTTAGATTTAATGAAGAGTTGTATTCTAATTGTAAAGAATTTCTTAAAGAAAATTTTGATAGTGAAGTAATCTCTTTACATATTCGTAGAGGAGATTATACCTCTAATCCAAATCATCCTGTGCAACCAATTAGTTATTATCAGGAAGCACTTTCTAAACTACCAGAACTTCCTGTTATTGTTTTTTCTGATGATGAATCTTGGTGTAAAGAGCAGGATTTATTTAAAGATGATAGGTTTTTGATATCAGAAGAAAACACAACCGATGCTGATCTTTGCTTAATGTCATTATGCGATTATCACATCATTGCAAATTCATCATTCTCTTGGTGGGGTGCATGGTTAGCAAAAAGTAAAAAAGTAATTGCCCCCAAAAATTGGTTTGGTGGAGAATGCTATAATAAATCAACAGTTGATTATCCATTTGGTAACTTTGAATTTCTATGAAAACGATCATTATTTCTTCTGACCATAATGGGGTCGAGAACAAAGAACAACTAAAGATGTATCTTAAGGGAGAAGGATATCGGGTTATTGATATTGGACCTTATACTTCTGATGTGAGTGTCGATTATGTTGATTATGCAGCTCAGTTATCTACAATTGTGAGTAATCGTGAGGCGGACCGAGGTATCCTTATCTGTGGAACTGGTGTTGGTATGAGTATCGTTGCAAATCGTTTTGCTGGTGTCCGTGCTGTTCTAGCTCATAATGAACTCACTGCGGTTAAGTCTAGAGAGCATAATGATTCCAATGTTCTTTGTTTGGGTACGTGGTTGTCTTCTCAGATTGAAATGAGAGAGATGAGCAAAATGTGGTTAGATGAAGCATGGGGAGAAGGTCGTCATGTCAAGCGTGTTGAAAAGATTGATTCACATACTGGCATTGTTTTAACAAATGGAGTTTTTGATATCCTTCATAAGGGCCATATTGAACTTTTGAAGTTTGCTAGATTGCAGGGAACAAAACTGATTGTTGCTATTGATTCTGACCGCAGAGTAAAACAACTCAAAGGTGACAATCGACCTGTTAATAATGAAGAAGATCGTAGAAGGGTTCTTGAGACAAATCGTTATGTTGATGAAGTCATCATTTTTGATTCAACTGAAGAACTTCAAGAATTCTATCAAACACTCTCTCCAGATGTAATTGTTAAGGGTTCTGAATGGACTGCTGATGAAGTAAGAAGCAGAGACTGTATTCCAGAGTCTATACAAGTTAAAGTTTATCCTTTGGTTGGAGACTATTCCACAACCAATACCATGCAAAAAATTAGAGAACTTGAAACATGCGAGAAAATTTAAAGTATCTAATTGTTGGTGATACCATCATTGATGAAACTCTAGAACTTAGGGCAATCGGACTATCACTAGAGTCTCCAACAATCAAAACGGTAATTGAAGAGCACAGTTATGATTTTGGTGGCGCTGCTAATGTTGCCAAGTTTCTTCGTGGATTTGGTAGAGACGTAACATTTGCAACATCAATGTCTGATAAAGACTGTGATACTTTTGAGTTGCATTATGATCTCCCAGTAAAAAGTTTTTTCCAGGGTCGTAATAATACTAAAACAAGATACTGGGTTAATCATGGAGATAGTCGATACAATCATCTACAAGTTAATGATGTCAATAATGAGTTTTCAAAATCGTTCTTAGAAAATTTTGATATTGATGAGTTTGATATCATTGCTTTTGCTGATTACCGTTGTGGATTTATTACAGAATCATTCATCAAACATGCAACTGATTCTGGAAAAATTACATATGCCTCTTCTCAGGTATCGAGTAAGACATCAAACTATGATAGGTATTGGGCGGTTGATTACTTAGTCTGTAATCAAGAGGAAGCAAAACACGTAGATCGGGTAACAAATATCTGTGTAACAAAAGGTGCAGATGGTTGCATGATGAACGGTGTTAATTATCCAGCAACGCCTGTGGAAAATGTGGTAAATACTATTGGTGCAGGAGATTGTTTTTATGCAGCTCTTCTAGCAACTGGTGACCCAGTTTTTGCTAACCAAGTCGCCGCTGAATTTGTATCTAAACCATTACATGAATAAGGCAATTGAAGATTGTTTATCTCTGAACAAAAGTTTAAAGGAAAACAGTTTAGTCAAACTAACTTGGGGAAATGCCAGTGTGCTTACTGAAGATGGTAAGCATATTGTTATTAAACCTTCTGGGATTGAGTTTGATAAACTTACGTTTAGCCAACTTTGTATTGTCGAACTTTATACTGGAAAATTAATTTCTGGTATGAAACCCTCTGTCGATACAGCAATTCATTTGGAAATTTATAAGGCATTTCCAGAGATTAAATCAGTTATTCATAGTCATTCAAAGTTTGCAACTTCATGGGCACAGGCACTTAAACCAATTCCTATTTTAGGGACAACTCACGCCGATTACTTTCTATCTGATATTCCAGTTGCTAGACAACTAGAAAAGTTTGAACTTGATGAATATGAAAAGAATCTGGGACAGTGCGTAGTTGATTTTTATCAATCTAAGAAAATAAATCCACTTAACATACCTGCCATCCTTTTGCCTGGGCATGGTGTTATGGTATTCTCAGATTCATCTAAAAGAACACTAGAATGTGCTATAGTGTTAGAGGAAATTGCTGAAATGGCTTACTACACCACCTCAATCAATCCACATATTCAACCATGTAGATTGAGTAGAGACTTGTATAAAAAACATTTTGAACGAAAGAATGGAATCAACAAATACTACGGACAATAGTTACGGGAGGCAAGAACTTCCTCTTGTACTTAAGTGTGAAGAAAAAAGAGAGAAGTATTGGGGATACATCACTACCGTATTTGCTACTGATGACTTTACCTTAAAAGAAGTCTTTATGAAAGCGGGTACTCAAAGTAGTATGGAGTATCACGTCACTAAAGATGAATATTATTATATTCAATCTGGAAAACTTAAAGTTGGTATGAGAATTGGTCGTGCCAAAAATAAATCTATCATTTTAGAAGCAGGAGATGTATTTCATATTCCTCCTGGTTTGATGCATATGCGTATTGCATTGGAGGATACTATTGTGGTAGAATGGTCAAATAAAGACGATGATGAAGATTCAAACATCGTTGAAGATGGAAAAACCTACGTATTTAAAGAGGACGAATGAACTATCTTTTTGCTGATACAGCTAATCTTGATGAAATTATTAAAGCAAATGAAATGGGTGCCATTCAAGGTGTAACAACCAACCCTTCCATTATTGCTAAAGAACCAAAGGGAAGTTTTGATGCACTAATTCAAAAACTTGCTGAGTATTGTGGTAGTGAAGATCTTTCTCTGAGTGCTGAAGTGTTTGCCCTAGATTATGAGGGCATGGTTCGTCAAGCAAGTGAAATGTATGAAAGGTTTTATCCTCTTTGCAATAAGTTTCATGTGAAAATTCCAGTTGGATTTGATGGTCTTCGTGCAATCAAAACTGTTTCCAAGGCAGGTGTGCAAATCAATGCCACTGCTTGCTACAGTGAGCAGCAACTGCAACTGTGTGCTTCTGCTGGTGCTCATTACGTTTCTCTCTTTTACTGCCGCCTGAAGCAGCATGGTGGAGATGTTGCAAAGGTTCTTGACCGAACCAAGAATTACATTTATGAGAACGCCCTAGATTGTGAGATTATCGCTGGCAGTATCCGTACTCAAACTGATGTTTCTGATGCTTGGAAAGAAGGTGCCGATATCGTAACGACTGGTCTTCCCGTTATTCTTGAGATGGTTGAGCATCCTAAGAGCACTGAAGCAATCGAACGCTTTGATAAGGACTTCTCTGCATGGCTGAACTGAAAACATATATTGTAGATATTGATAACACCATATGCACTCAAACATATGGTGATTATTCTTTAGCAGAACCTTTCTATGATAGGATTGCTAAAGTTAATTCATTGTATGATGATGGGCATACTATTATATACTTCACTGCAAGAGGTATGGGCAGAGGTAAAAACTCTGTTAGAATAGCATATGATGCATGTTATAATGAAACATATGATCAGTTAGTTTCCTGGGGTTGTAAATTTACTAATCTTATGTTAGGGAAACCCTTCGGTGATTATTATATTGATGATAAAGCAATTTCGGACAAAGACTTTTTTAAATGACAACCCAGTACCAAGTCTCATCTTTAGATACATTTTATACTTTTGCCAACCAAAAATTCAGAGATCCAAATGAGGTTTCTGTAATTTTTGATGTTGGTTCTTTGCATTGTTTGGAGTCTATTGAATTCTCCAAACGATATAAGAATGCAAGGATATTTGCATTTGAAGCAAACCCAGATTCTTATCAAGTTTGTTTAGAGAATACCAAAGACATTGATAACATTACAGTCATTAATAAAGCTGTGAATAGTTACAATGGAATATGCACTTTTTATCCTATTGACCCTGAGAAAACTGTTACTCCTTGGTTTGATGGAAATAGAGGTGCATCTAGTCTTTATAAAGCAAATGGCACATATGACCATATTGAAAAATACGTCCAAAAAGAATTGGAAGTTGATTGTGTGAGACTAGATTCTTTTTGTGAAGAAAATGGAATTGAGAATATTGATTTGATGTGGATGGACCTTCAGGGTGCTGAGTTAATTGCATTAGAATCAATGGGCGAAAAACTTCTTTCAACTGTTCAGGTGATTCATACAGAGTTGGAGATTAATCCAATGTATGATGGGCAGTGTCTTTTTGATGATGTAAATAATTTTTTGAAAACTCACAATTTCTATAGGGCTTATGGAAATACTGGAGTTCATTTCGGAACAGATTTTATCTTTGTAAATAAAGGAAAATGAACGTATTTTTTGGACAACCTTGGGGTGGATTAGGTGACAATCTTCAATTCACTACCCTACCTAAATTGTATGCAGAAAAGGGATATAATTTTTATATCAGTGCTGACAATACATATAGAAACCCTGAGATTTATGAATTTTGTTGGAGAGACAATCCTTATGTAAAAGGTGTTGCAACCAATCATGCAAACATTGGTTCATGTGCTCCCGATCTTAAAAATGGAACAACAGACAACATTGTTTCTGCTGCAGAAATTCGGCATGGATTTGCAGGTGACGGTAGATATCCTGAAATCTATTATCAACCAAATCTTTTAGAGGAATATAGAGATAAGACGATTGTTGATTTGTCTGCACATACTTTATTGAAGAATGATGTCGGTGAATTTTATGATGCTGATAAATTATTTTCATTGGTAGAATCTTCTATTCCTGATGATGCATTATTGGTAACTTTTAAAAATGTAAATTCACTTTCACTTTCAGGTGGATTTGAATTTGAAAATAATCCTCTTGAGATTGAGAGTATTTTCCAGTATGCTGATATCATTCATAGTGCAAAGGATTATTTCTGTCTCTACTCTGGAGGAAACTCCATGGCAGCAGCGATTAAATATAAGTATGGTTCCGAAGTAAATCTCAATTGCTTTTTACATGGAACCGTTCAAGAACATAAAGACAAGGGATTTTTTGTTTTTGATAATGTAAATTATATTGAGGTGTAAGATGAAAATCTGTATCCTGACCATTGCAACAAACAAGTATATTCAGTTCGTTGAAAGACTTCTTGATAATATTGAAGAGAACTTTCTCAATGGACATGAGATTGAGTGTTTGCTTTTCACAGACCATGAAGTTGAAGCATCTGACAATGTGCGAGTTTGTCAGATTGACCACGAACCTTGGCCAATGCCAACTCTGAAGAGATACAACTACTTTGTAAAAGAAAAAGAGTTTATCTCTCAGTTTGATTATTGCTTCTACTTTGATGTGGATATGGGTCTGGTAGATAAGGTTGGTGATGAGGTTCTAAGCGACCTGGTTGCCACTCAGCACCCCTACCAGTCCTTCTATCCTAAGGAGCAGAGGTCTTACGATAGAAACCCACAGTCGCTGGCATACGTCCCTGTGGGTGAGGAAGGAGAGGACTATTACGCTGGTGGATTCAATGGTGGATCTACTAAAAGATTTCTTGAGATGGCAGAGGTTCTTGCAGACCGTGTGACTAAAGACCTTGAGAATGGTGTGATTGCTTTGTGGCATGATGAGTCACAGATGAATCGTTACCTGATTGATAATCCACCCACTTTGAGTCTGACACCTTCGTATTGTTTTGCCGAAGAACAAATGGGAAATCCAGATTATCCCTTTGCTCCTAAAATTATTGCCCTAAAGAAAAATCATTCTGAACTCAGAGCATGAAAATATTAATCACAGGACATAAAGGATTTGTCGGAAAATACTTCATGAGGAAGTATGCTGATCATGATATTGTTGGTATCGATATTAAAGATGGCAATGATTGTAGAGATTACTTCAAGACTTCAGAGGATAAGTTTGATTTAGTAGTCCATCTAGCAGCAATCGTTGGTGGTCGTCAGACAATCGAACATAATCCTTTATCAGTAGCAACTGACCTTTCTATTGATTCCGAAATGTGTCAGTGGGCACTTCGAACTAAACCAACACGCATTATTTACTTTTCATCTTCTGCTGCCTATCCAACCAAACTGCAGACACAGAAGTATCAATTAAAGGAAACTGATATTGATTTATCAGATATCAATAACCCTGATATGACTTATGGTTGGTCTAAATTGACGGGTGAATTTTTGATGCAGTTTTTAGAAGCAGAAGGTATAAAGATTAATGTCTTTAGACCTTTTAGTGGATATGGAACCGACCAAGATTTAGATTATCCTTTCCCATCTTATATTAATAGAGCTAGAAATCTTGCAGACCCATTTGATATATGGGGAGATGGAAATCAGGTTAGGGATTTTATTCATATGCATGATATAATTGAAGCAGTAGATACTGCAATCAAAGAGGATATTCAAGGTCCTGTAAATCTTGGTTGGGGCATTGCTACTTCTTTCAATGAACTGTTTTCTTTAGTCACTTCATTGAAAGGATATAGTCCAACTCCGAATCATATTCCAACTGCTCCTGTTGGAGTTCAATATCGGGTTTGTGATCCATCAAAAATGCTAAGTTTTTACACTCCTAAAATTTCTTTAGAAGAAGGTATATTGAGAGCCCTTAGAGGTGAAGTATGAAGTTAAAACTGACAGAACTACCAGTTGTTTATATTAACTTAGATGAACAATCCCGTAGGCGGGAGTTGATGGAAGAGAATCTAGAAAAACTAGGATTCAAAAATGTTATTAGGGTTTCTGCATTCAAAGACCCAATAGGTAAAAGGGGATGTGCTTATTCCCATGCTTTGGCATTGGAGGAAGTAGATTCTCCCTTTATTGTTTTAGAGGATGATTGCATTCCTCTTAACTTTGTAGATGAGATTGAGATTCCTGATGAGGCAGATGCTGTTTATCTAGGAATTTCTTCATGGGGAAGAATGAACTCTCACTCTGGACCTTGTGTTCAGTGGGACAAAGTAGAGGGGTATGATGATTTAGTTCGCATTTATAATATGGTTAGTGCCCATGCAATTCTCTATATCAATCCTGACTACGTTGATTTGTGCAAGCGAATTGCCTATCATGGGTATTTGATTTCCGATCATCATGATATTGGATTTGCTGATGTTCAAAAGTATTATGATGTATATGCTTTTGATGAACCTATGTTCTATCAAACCAGTTCTAACGGAACGGATGGTAAATTGACAGATTATCCTTCAGTAGAGTTTATGTCTCCCGACCAACGTTTTTGGTTACCATTGAGGGTTAAAGAATGAAAAAGGTAGTAATATGGGGACATAAGATTGGAACTCATACTCACTCTTATGTACATTTCGGATATTGGCGGGCAGCAGATTATCTTGGATATGAAGTTGAATGGTTTGATGATGATGACGATGTGAGTAATGTAGATTTTTCTGAATCTATTTTTATTACTGAGCATAATGTTTGTAAGAATATGCCAGTTTTAGATGACTGTGTGTATTTTAATCACAATGCAGATTTGCCTTTTGGGCTTTCTGATAGAGATACTCCATATCGCTTAACGCATCCAAGGTATTTTAACTTTGTTTATTTTGCAGATCGTTGGAATCCTGCAGATAATATTACTTGGTCAAGTGATGATGAGTTGCAGAAGATAAGTTTGCACCATTATTTTCATCCAAAGACGAAGACAATTACAACGATGTGGGCAACTGATTTACTGCCCGATGAAATCGATCAAGTTGAACCTGAATTGTTTGATGAGTCGAGAGATAGCATTTATTTTATCGGAACTCCAAACGGGCAGAATATCCTAGAGTTTAAAAATATCTGTGAAAGGCACGGAAAGTATTTTAGGAATCCTGGTGGATGGTCTGGTATTTACTCTAACAGTGCTCCAGACATCAATCAAAACATTCAGATGGTAAGAGACTCTTATATTTCAGTTGATATACGAGATGCTCCCCATTTGGTGCAGGGTAGATATTATCCTTGTAGATTATTTAAGAACATTAGTTATGGTAGATGGACGGGTTCAAATCATCCAGAAATTGCCGATGTTTTTGGAGAACACTTTACAACCGATTCCAATCTAGAAAATCTATATCAGAAACTGGTTGAAGATTCTAGAAACTGCACTGAAGAGAAAATGAGAAGTGCGATGTCCTTCATTAGAGATGGGCATACCTATGTAAGTAGATTAAAGGACATGTTTGCAATCTTATGAAAAAAGCATTAGTTACAGGTGGTGCAGGATTTATTGGATCTAATCTGGTAGATTTACTATTGGCAAATGACTACGACGTAATGGTCATAGACAATGAATCTGCCAATAGTCATGATGAGTATTATTGGAATCCTGGTGCTAGAAACTATCAGTTTGATTTAAGTTCTCCTGATAATCTTGGAACTCTAACAGAAATGTGTAGGGGATGTGATTACATTTTTCATCTAGCATCTGATGTTTCCATTCCTTATTGTATTGAGAATCCAGACAAAGCATATCTCAATAATGTATCAAGTCTTTGTCACGTTTTGGAAGCAGCAAGAGTTGCTAAGGTTGATAAAGTTGTATTTTCATCTACAGCAGCAATCTACGGTCTGACTGATAAAATTTGCTTAGAGACTGATACCCCAGACCCTTTGAATCCTTATTCAGTTTCTAAGTTGTCTGGTGAATATTTGATGAAGATGTATGCTGACTTATATAATGTGAAGACAGTAACTCTTAGATACTTTAATGTCTATGGACCACGCCAACCAAAGACGGGTCAATACGCTCCTGTGATGGGAATTTTTCTAGATCAGAGAAAGGATGGAAAAACCTTGACTGTTGTTGGTGATGGCAGACAAACTAGAGACTTTATTCATGTATCTGATATTGCCTCAGCAAACCTTACTGTTGCTGAAAAGGATGTTGAGACTTATGGACAAGTCTATAATGTTGGAACTGGTAAGGCTACAACGATTAAAAAAATTGCTGAGATGATTTCCAGTGATATTACACACATTCCACCAAGACCTGCGGAAGCAAGGCAGAGTTTGGCAAATGTATCTAAGATAAAGAGAGTTTATGGGTGGCAATCGAGTATAAAACTTGAGGATTGGATTTCTGAGCAATGAAAAAAGTTCTACATCTATCACACCATTATGGTTGCCTGAAGGACCATCAATATGTTTGTAATGAATTGGGTTTGGATTTAACCAATAAACTTTCAATTTGGAACCAAATCCTTGAGAGAGATCATTATGTGATTAGTAAAGATTATGCAAACTCTGTTTGGCAAAAGAACAAAGAATACTTTAATTCTTTTGATTTTGTAATTACCTCAGACACTGCTCCACTTTCACGAATTTTTCTTGAGAATATTCAAGAATTTACTGGCCAATTGATTATCTGGGTCTGTAATCGATTTAATTATGATATGCAAGGTGATAGTGATTATCATACCTTGTTCGCTCAAGCAACAACAATGGATAATGTAAAAGTGATTCCATATACTGAATTTGAAAGAGTGTGGGCAAAGCACTTTGGAGTGAATATCACTGAAGAAGTTGTGAGACCTATTGGTTATTCAATTGATACTTCGCTTTCTGATGAAGATGATTTGAAATTAATCGGATTTGGTGGGGATTACGGAGATGAATTGAAAGGTGGAGATGTGCTTATATCTCGCTATCATAATGACACAATTTTTCAAGATAGTATAAAATTATTTGATTCCTATAATTTAGTTGCAGATGTTTGTAAGTACAGGGGGTACTCTGGACTTGTTGAACTTGCAAAGAAATATCAAGCATATTTTATTTTACCAGAGCAGTATTCTAAACTTGCAGCATTTGAAATGATGGGCATTGGATTGCCTGTCATTCTTCCATCTGAGGATTTGATATTTAAACTTTCGAGACAACCAAATTATTGGTTTGGTAGCGGTCTCTATCAGAATACTGTTCAGACATGTGAATGGTATAATGAATACTTTGATAAGTTTGCAGTTTATATTGATGACTTCTCTGAAATACCAGAAGCATTTCGAACTGTTGTTTCACACAGAGAAGAGATTTGTGCTATAATGTTAGAATGCAGTAAAACCCATAAGGAAAAAACCCTACAACAATGGAGGAAAATCTATAATGTCTAATGCATTAGAAAAGTATAAAGAGTATATGGATAATGCTCACGCAAAATATACTACTGATGAAGAATTTAAAAAGTATTACGGAAGAGTTCCTAAGTTCCGTTACGATACAATGAAGTATTGCTGGGACCAAGTTGTAGAGAATGGTTTTACTACAATTGTTGAACTTGGAACAACTCGCAGTTTTGTTGATGGTAAGTTTCCTGGATGCAATAGTGATGATATTAAGTTTTGGCAACCAGAAAATCCTGATGTGTGGGACTGGGCAGCGGGTTGCTTCACCCGTGTTGTTGGTGAATTAATTCAGGGAACAGATATTGATTTCATCACTGTTGATTTGGAACCACGTCATATTCGTAGAAGTAAAGTTGTAACTGAAGGTCTTGATAACATTGAGCATGTTGTTATGTCCTCTGAGGAGTTTCTAGAACTCGGTGAAGGTAAGATTGATTTTCTGTACATGGACACTGGGGATATGACTCCCATTGAACCAACTGCAGAACTTCATTTGAGAGAATCTAAGATTATCGTTGAAAGGGATTTAATCAGCGACAAAGGAATTATTCTGATTGATGATGTTAGGAATACAACTCCTAAGATTATTGCTGAAGATGAATCTGATTATGGTAAGGCAAAATATTCAATTCCTTATCTGATTGATAATGGATTTGAATTGGTAATGGACGAATATCAGGTAGTTCTCCAGAAGAAATGAAACTAAGTATTTTTTCTCCAGTTGTTAATTTTCCTCAGTTCTTGGAATTGCAATGCATTCAGTTCCAAGAAAATCTGACGTGTGATTATCGTCTTTTTGCAATAGATGATTCAAAGGATCCAGATATTAGCAATGAGTTCATGAGAATTTGTGAGATGTATGATGCAACATACATCAAGAATATGAATTCAGATGTTGCTGGACCTTCGGCATCTCACGCAAATGCAATTCAATATGCACTTGATAATATCATCTATAGGTCTTGTATGGATGATGTTGTTTTCCTTGTGGATAGTGATTGCTTTTTGATGGAAAAGTTTGATATGGTCAATTATATGGAAGATAAAGTTATATCTTCATATATGCAAAGTCGAGAAGATGTTAATTATCTTTGGCCAGGATTTACTCTTTTAAATATGCCTAAATTAAAAGAGATGTCTGGGAGACCAAGATTTTTTCCAGGATCGTTTGGTGGGCAACTGTGTGATACTGGTGGAGAATCTTATAACTTTTTAAACGAAAATAATATTACCCCAGAATCTATAGACTGTGTATTTGAGGGTGATTATCGTGGTCAAACTCTTATTAATATGGAAACTTTTATGAATGGGAAGTTTCTTCACTTTAGAGGTGGAACTTTATGGGATGGTAAGGTAAATGTATTCAATCAAAAGGTCGAAATTTTAAACAACATATTGAACCATGGACAAGAATAAAGCAGCGTATAAACTTAAAGGTCTTCCTCCCATCTATTATATCAATCTTGATGGGCAACCAGAAAGGGCACAATATATGGAAGGTCAGTTTAAGTACTGGGAAATTGAAAACTTTGAGAGAATCTCTGCTTATGATGGTAGAGAAGATGATCTAGGTTCAATTCTAAAAGGTCGATATCCTGACATGATGAATTCGGGAGAGGTTGGATGTGTAACTTCTCACCTGAAAGTTCTTAAGCATTTTGTTGAGACCTCTGATGCTCCATGTGCTTTAATCATGGAGGATGATTGTGATATTTCCACAGTTTCATATTGGCCATTTACTTGGAAAGATTTCTTTTCCAAAATTCCGTATGCTTATGATGTGGTTCAACTTGCGATTATTAATCCAGCACAAATTAATATTCCAATTCATCGTCGTTTTGTAAATGATTTTTCTACGGCATGTTATTTGATTACTCGTCGTCACGCACAAAAGTTAATTGAACTGCATGTTAGAGGTGACAAATATAAACTGGATAATGGAGTTAAGCCAAGGGCAGTTGCAGATGACTTGATTTATAACTCTGGCAATACTTATGCAATCCCTTTATTTCTTTATAAGATTGAACTTGGATCAACAATCCATACAGAACATGTAGATGTATTTCATAAATCAAGTTATGATGGTCTGTGGGATTTTTGGAAAAACGAATCCAATAAGATTGATGATTGGAATCAATTTTTCGAATTGAATCCTTACTATGGAACTCTTCCACCTGGTTGGGAAGGCAAATAGTAAGCATTTATACTTAATAAATCGGGAAACCGTAACAAAGGGGGCTTGACGCCCCTTTATTTTTGCTATATAATTGTGTAACAATTCTTAACGAATGTAACGATGACTGTAACAACGAATGAGTATGGGCAGCAAAATATGTTTGCTAAAGAGCCCGTAATGTACTATGAAAATTATGGGATGGATACGCCCAATCAAGTAAAGGAGAAAACTAATGGGCGTTGGGCAATGGTCGGCATTATTGCTGGGTTTATTTCTTATGCTCTCACTGACAAGTTCTTCTTCGGAATCTTCTGACAATTGATTGACAATGACTTCAATTATCTTTACAATTACTAGTGTTGCCTTTCTCGTATTACTGGCACACTCCGTAAATCAACTATCAGAAACTTATTAAACTATGGCTTATAATGTTACTCTCCGCTCTCCCGATGGCACTGAGACCACCATCCAGTGTGAAGGTGATCAGTACATTCTTGAAGCAGCAGAAGACGCAGGTGTCGATCTTCCTTCCTCCTGTAAGGCAGGTGCTTGCTCTGCCTGTGCTGGAAAACTGATTAGTGGCACCGTCGATAATGAAGAACAGTCTTTCCTGGATGATGACCAAATTGCTGACGGTTGGGTACTCACATGTGTTGCCTATCCTACTAGCGATTGTGTGATTCTCACTGAGCAAGAGGAAAACCTGTGACCGCTGGAATGCTTGGGCAGTTTGCACTTGCCCTTCAAGAACTTGGGTGGGATATGAATGATGAACTCTCTGTTGAGATTGGTGGAGTAGCAGTAACTGGAACTGCGACTCACCCAGACGCAAATGCAAAGTGGGCGAAGCCATTTGGAACCGTAACCTATCAGAACGACGCTTTTATTGTTATCAAGAATAAAACCAGAAGTCCTATGGTCTTCTCCCAACCCAATCCAGAACTTAAACAACAACACCCCTATCAAGGAGAAAAAAAATGAAATTCGGTTTTACCCCTGAGGCAGAAATCCTCAATTCTCGTCTGGCAATGCTTGGTTTCGTTGCAGCTGTTGCCTCTTATGCTTTCACTGGTCAAGTAATTCCTGGTGTTTGGTGATGGAGGTTAAAATGCGTAGCGAAGGATATCAAGTTCCTCAAGTTCAATTCACCTTTCGTGAGTCTGGTGAGTTTGTAAATCGTACAACTTCGGAACTTTTTGATGGTAAGCGTGTGGTTATTTTCAGTCTGCCTGGTGCATTCACTCCTACTTGCTCTGCTTATCAGCTGCCTGGATTTGAAGAGAAGTACGAAGATTTTATTGGACTTGGCATTGATGACATTTATTGCATCTCTGTTAATGATGGGTTTGTAATGAATGCCTGGGCTAAGGACCAGAATATTGCTAATGTCAAACTCATCCCAGACGGCAATGCTTACTTCACACGTTCTATGGGAATGCTTGTCAGCAAGTCTAACCTTGGTTTCGGTGATCGCTCTTGGCGTTATGCTGCGGTCGTGGATAACGGAGTCATCGAGAAACTATTCGTGGAAGTGGGGCAACGGGACAACGCCGACACCGACCCTTATGAGCAGACTACTCCAGAAAATGTTCTAGAGTATGTGTCAGCAAATGTGAAGGTTGGCACTACTGTTTGATATAAGACTTCATAATATTTAACTCTGTTGCTAAATAAGCAGCAGAGTTTTTTAGTATTATGCCACGCGGACACCTGACCAAAGATATTATCAAGTGTGAGGTTATTAAATTAAAGGCAGACTTGGATAAAGAGTGGATGAATAAGTCTGGATATGATCCTAAGTGGTTAGCCCATCATTATCTCAACAAAGTTCTTGATAAAATAGAGGAATACAGGGTATAATAAATACTATTATTAAAAAGAAAACCTTTATATTAATGGGTATTTTTAAGAAGAGTATAAGACATTCCAAGGGTTCCAACTTGGATGAAAAACTTAAGATGTTGGAATCTGAATTAAAAAAGACCGATGTTGCCGTTAATGACAGTGACAAGAATTTTTTGTATGAGCAAAAAAATAAGGAGAATGAAGTTGTAAAATATAGTTGGAGAGAGGATGCTGTTCCTGCAAAAAATGATATTCTAACGGAAGAAATTTCTGTTGTAAGAGAATCAAAGGTAAATAATAATTCAATTAAGAAGGTAAAGGGGCATATTAATTCTGTAGAAGAAGAACTTTCTTTATTGAGAAAGCAAATTTTTGATGAGATATCTGAAAATTTTCTTTTTAATATTCCAAGTATTGAAAAGAAAGTAGATAAGGTCTTAAGAATTTATAATGACCTTCAAGAGGGTTTGTTAAATCAACCACCAGAAACAGTTACTACAGATCCACTGACACCATTAGATCAAAATTTTGTAACGATTGAAGACCTGAATAAGCACTATAATTTATTCATCAATCGTATTCAGGAGCAAATTGCTACAGTTGGTGGCGGTGGTGAAACTAAACTAAAGTATCTTGATGACGTTGTTGGTATTGCAACAAATGCTTCTGCTTATGATGGTAAGTATTTAAAGTATGATCATACTTTAGGAAAATTTGTATTTGAGACAGTAGTAGGTGGCGGTGGTCCAGGGACTCAAGGTATTCAAGGTATCCAAGGTGTAGATGGCGCAAATGGAACAAATGGAACTCAAGGTGTTCAGGGTATCCAAGGTGTAGGTGGAACAAATGGATCTCAAGGTGTTCAGGGTATCCAAGGTAGTGCATCAACAGTTCAAGGAATTCAAGGAACTCAAGGTGTTCAGGGTATTCAGGGAACTACTGGTAATTTTGGTGGCGTAACATTTGACTTTACTTTTGACTCTAATACTTCAGATACAGACCCTGGATCTGGTAGATTAAAGTTAAACAATGCTTCTGTCGGTATAGCAACCGAACTTTATATTGATGACCAGGATGATAATGCTACTGATATTCAGGATTATCTAAGAACGATTGATGATTCTACTTCATCAATAAAGGGTCATTTTAGAATAACAAATAAATCAAACGCTTCTGATTTTGCTTTATTTGTTATTACTGGGTCAAGTGTAGAAGGAACAGGATATTTTAAAATTCCTTGTGGTATAAGCACCGCAAGTGCTTCTTCATTTTCTAACGATGAAGATGTAATTATTACTTTTGCTAGAACTGGTGATAAGGGGGATAGCGGTACTCAAGGAACTCAAGGTATTCAAGGTGTTACTGGGTCTGGAGCTCAAGGTACAGCAGGAACTCAAGGTTCTGGAGGAACTCAAGGTACTCAGGGGTCACAAGGACGCCAGGGTATTCAGGGTGTTCAGGGATACGGTGGAACTCAAGGAACACAAGGTCGTCAAGGTGTTCAGGGTATTCAGGGCACTATAGGGGCAGGAACTCAAGGAACTCAGGGTGTTCAGGGTGAGGGTGGAACTCAAGGTTCTGGGGGAATCCAAGGTGCCAATGGTGCAACTGGTTCTCAAGGTGTTCAGGGTAACCAGGGTCTTCAAGGTGGTCAAGGTGTCCAGGGAAATGATGGATCTGCAACTTTCCAGGGATATCAAGGTATTCAAGGTGTCGCTGGGTCTAATGGAACTCAGGGAAATCAGGGAATATCAGGTGAAGCAGCTGCCCAAGGATATCAAGGTATTCAAGGTGTTGTTGGTGGGCAAGGTGTTCAAGGGACTCAAGGTGTTCAGGGTTCTGATGCGACGGTTCAAGGTATTCAAGGTACTCAGGGTTCTAATGGAACTCAGGGTACAACTGGAACTGGAAGTCAAGGGATTCAAGGTTCTCAGGGAACTGGTGGGGCAACTGGAGGACCTGGTGCTCAGGGTATTCAGGGAAATGATGGTGCCTTTGCTTCTCAAGGTATTCAGGGAACCCAAGGTGTTCAGGGTGTCCAAGGAACACAAGCTTCACAGGGAACTCAAGGTATCCAAGGTATTCAAGGAATCCAAGGTATTACTGGAGCAGGAACTCAAGGTATTCAGGGTGTTCAAGGAACTCAGGGAATCCAGGGTATTTCTGGAACAGGAACTCAAGGAACTCAGGGTATTCAGGGCATCGCTGGTGCAGGGACACAAGGTTCTCAAGGTATTCAAGGTATTCAAGGTATTCAAGGAACTCAGGGAACTCAAGGTATCCAAGGTATTACTGGAGCAGGAACTCAAGGAACTCAAGGTGTTCAGGGAACTACTGGAACAGCAACACAAGGAATTCAAGGTATTACTGGATCCCAGGGAACACAGGGTATAGCAGGTTCTGCCGCCGCCCAAGGAATTCAGGGTGTTCAAGGACCTGCAGGAGCTGGTGGTGGGGGTGGAGAATCTTACTGGGTAGCAACTGGCGTTGGCATTCATACACTTTCCAATGTTGGCATTGCTACAACAAATCCAGTATCAAAACTACAAGTTGAGAGATACGGAGTATCAACAGGATTTGGAACCTTCAATTCTACTGTTGGAGTTGCAACTGATATTGATAGCTTTACAATCGCAACAACTGACTTTAAGACAGCAGAATATACACTCCATGTTGGATATGGAACTTATATTCAATCTCAGAAAGTTCTTGTCATGCAAAACGGAACCACCGCATATTCACAAGAATATGCAATCATGTATGACCCATCGATTGTTGTTTCTGTTGGAGCTACAGTCTCTGCTGGAGTGTGTAAATTACAAGCAACTCCAGAGGCAGGTGTTACAGGATTAACAACCTATAGATTTGTAAGAACTACACTACTCTAATATGACACGATTACTTCCCATATCAGAAGATGTTGAGATTGTTCTATCTCCAGAAACTCCTGTCATAGAGTATTCTCCAGACCCTATTGATGAATATATTGTTGTTGTTGAGGATGCTGGAGATTGGGAAGAGATTCATGGTTACATCATCAATGAAAATGAGATTGATGGAATTCCAAATAGGGCAATACCCTGCATAAACACTCAAGAACATTCTCTTAGAACTTCGATTTATTTGATGAGTCAGGAAGAGGCAGAAGTTCTCAAGTCTCATCCTAAAATTGAAAGTGTGGAATTGAATCCAGAAAAGTATCCGCAACCACAATCGACCGATACTCTAAGATATAAAAAACCAATTGCATTTAATAAACCTGAATTAGTCGCTGCTTTTGATACTGAGACAACTTATTTTCTAAATGAGACTCGTTCTAATTGGTCTCACTTATTTGTTACTAATCCCACGAGTTTGCCATTTAAAGGAGTTGGTGTTACTAGCACAACGTATGCTGAGAGTGATGTTGAATATTCTTTGACGGGTAGAGGAGTTGATGCAGTCATTATTGATTCTGGAGTTGCTCATTTGCATCCAGAATTTCAAAGTCCAGATGGAACTTATAGAGTTAAAGATGTAATTCTTGATGGTCCATATAAAGTTGATCCTGATTACTTTACAAGTAGGGGTTTAACTTATACTAAGATTGTGGATGGCGTGAATCTTGGAGTTGGTATTGTGACAACTGCAGCTGCTGCATGGTGGAGCACTGCAGCTAGTCGCTCTGCTGCGTTTCAAAGTTTAGGAACAGTTTCGGTAACTGCTTTATATACTGTTCCTCATGTAGCAACTAAAACTTCTAATGCGAGTAGTAATCAATTGGTTGATGGTCATGGGACTGCTTGTGCTTCTCAAATCGGTGGTAAATCTTTTGGATTAGCATTTGAGTGCAACTTATGGAATATTAGAATTTCTCTTAGTGGAGTAGGTGGATATATTGCTGGGTCATCAGCACTGGATATTTGTACTATTTGGCACCAGGCAAAAAGAATTGCTCAGAATGGAAATCCAGATCCTACGATTATTAATAATAGTTGGGGTCAGACTTCAACAACTGGTAATACAAATGGTACTCCATATAGTCATGGATATCGAGGTGCAACATTAAGTTATACTGGCAATGGAAGTAGTTTCACTGTTCAGGCAAATGCTGGTGCTTGCAGAAATACAAAATCTTTTACTTATAATACTGGTGGGGGAACCGCTTTATCTGCTTATTCTGGCAGCGGTGAATATACTCCACATTCTGCAACAACAAGTGCTTCAGCAGAAAATGCCATTGCTGCTGGATGTATCGTTGTAACATCTGCAGGAAATCAAAATCAAAAGTTTTCTGATGAAACTGATGTAGATTTTAATAATTGGTATAGTTCCACAACGAATTATGTTAATCGTTGTGGGGGGGTTAGTAGAGGATTCACTGGCATTCATGAGAGGAAAAAAGGAACTATACGAGTGGGTGCTTTAGATTGTTCTGTAGAGCCAGCAGATTCAAAGCAAGGATCTACTCCATATGCAATCAGGAGAGTTTGTTATTCTAACTCTGGTCCAATGATTAATGTTTGGGCACCTGCAGAAATGACCATGGCTGCAGGATATACATCCACATATGAAGATTTTGCGAGACAGGATAATATAACTTTTTATGATACTTGGTTTAATGGCACCAGCTCTGCAGGACCAAATACTTGTTCAGCAATTGCTTTGTATCTTGAATCAAATCGAAAAGCAACGCAAGCAGATGTACATGAGTGGTTAGATAGACATGGAAGTGTAGAAATCAATTTGTCAGATCCATATCCAGACCCAAATTCTACGGGATATTGGTCACAGACTTATAATGCTACTTTTGATTCTGCATCTAGTACTAATGATTCTTATAATGTTCGTGGTAATGGTAGTTTGAGAGGTGCTCCTAAGAAAGTCCTTCGAAACCCTTTTGCAACTAATCAGCAGAGTTCAATTTCTGGTGTCCAGATGTCTGGCATTTTATTCACCCAATCCTAAATACTTAAAAAAGAGAAATGGCAGATAAGAAATTTGGAGTAAAACAGATAGATCTGATTGGTGCTTCTGGCACTCCAAACTTAACTAGTCCTAATAATTTAAATCTTAATGCTGTCACTGTCGCAATCAGCACAGATGTAACCATTGGTGGTCAGGTAACCTCCAATATTATTGTTGGAACTGGAAAATCAATTGGTATAGGCACGACAGTTCCAACAGGGGACTTGGATGTTAGAGGACAGACAAATTTAAGTAATCTAAATGTTTCTGGTGTTTCTACATTTGCTGGAATCACTACAGTTACTGGATCTACTTTATTTTCTAAGCAACTGGATGTTGTTGGTGTTTCTACATTTAGAACTAATGTCGATATTTACAATGGAATTTTATCATTAAAAACACCTACTGATGAAAATGTTTTTTCACTCTCATATAGTGCTGCTAATGATGATGTAACTTTCAATTTTCAACAGACTGGTGGAACTGGAGGAAGTCGAGTTATATATCAATTACTTGATAATGCAGAATTTTATATTAGTAATGCTTCAACTGGTGGTGGTATTGCAAGATTTGTTGCGAATGGTGCCAACGAACTTTATTATGATGATGTTAAAAAGTTTGAAACTCTCGGTGCTGGTGTAACAATCAATGGAACTACCTTTACCAACCAATTAAGTGTTTCTGGTGTTTCTACATTTGTTGGAATTGCCACTCATTCTGCGTCTTTATTTGGAACTCAAGCATCCTTTACTGGTGTAGTCACAGCAACATCATTCTCTGGATCTAATACTCTTAAATCAAGGACAATAGTATCTGGAGTTACAACATCAATTCCAAATAATGGAATTGGCAATACTAATATTACTGGATTTAAGTCTTACTCATTAATGAAGGTTGGTCTTTCTACTGCAGGTTGGTTGAGACTATATACTGATAGTGCATCTCGCTCTGCTGATGCCTCTCGTTCGATTGGTATTGATCCATCACCTGGAAGTGGAGTGATTGCTGAGGTTATCACCACAGGCATTTCAACAACGCAAATCATATCTCCTTTTGTAATGGGTGGTAATTTGAATAACCCTGCTGATACTACAGTTTATGCAGCAATCACGAATCTTTCTGGAGTCACTTCAAGTATTTCTGTAAATCTAACACTTCTTCAACTGGAGGCATAAGTAACAAATGGCTATTACGACTACAACATTTACAAAATCAGTAGGATGGGCAAGAACTGATGTGATTGATCAGTTGGAGCAAGCATTCACTTGGTTAGAATTGCACGGAACTCAGATATCAGGACTTGTGACCAGTATTAGTTCTTATAGTGGTGGTGGAACGGTTGGATCTTCTGGTACATATTATTATGATGTTCCTGTCGCAACTACAACTGGTATTGGGACAGGAGCAACATTTGATATTAGTAGAACTAGTGGTTCAATATCTGCTGTTTATGTCAATCGTCCAGGAGAAAATTATGTTCAAGGAGAATATGTAACTCTATCTGCTGCTGATATTGGTGGCGGATCTGCGGTTGCGATAGGAATTACTGTAAATGTTGATGGTGGTGCATCTCCAGTTGGATATGGATCAACCAATCAATTTTTTGATAAAAACTTCACACCTTCTAATGATAGCACTCGTCCTTGGGGAGTATTAAAACAGGACTTTGATACAAACAAAAGATTTGGAGTAACCTATAGGGGATTTAAGGTTTATAGTAACTATCAAATGACATTAGTTGCTGGATCATCATTTTTCCCATACAATGTAGATAACGTTAACAATAGAGGTGGATACTATAGAGATTCTTTTAGGGGAACAGAATTTTTAGATATCTCTAGAGAATCGCTAGGTACTCAGACATCATTGGATCGATCCAATGATGCTTATGCACAAATTTCTGCACAATATGAAGATGTTTTTAGATTTGCAACATTAAACTCACCAACAACTCATGACCTTAATCTAAACATTTATCGTTCTGGTATTGATCCTAATTTTGCCGTTCTTTCCTATTCACAACCAACAGTCTCTGGAACACTGAACGATAGTACGTTTTCAACATTTATTGTCCATAATTTCACTTCAAGTTTATATAATTTTGATGAAGTATTTTCTGCTGGACTTACTGTTGTTATGCCTAGACCTTCTATTAATACAAATGGTGGAGATTCTGCTCATCTTGGATTTAGAACTTATCTAACTGGAATGAAGTATCTTACTGAACAGAATATAAGCTTAAGATCAGCAGAAGCAGGATGGTCTCAGATTTATAGTGAAAATAGTCGCTATGGACTGGCTGCTCAAAATTATTCAATAGCATCATCTCAAACGTCATATACAAATTCGACTGGAGGTGGAACTGCTGGTAATGACTATGAAGATCCTAGTTCTAATGAAGCAACAATCTTTTCAAGGAATAGTAGTTTTAAAAATACAGGAACTTTAACCATTGAGAGTTCCACAAGAACTTATGGAAATAGATATCCAATTACAACATATGCATCTGTAATTAAAGGTATTCCTATTAATGGAAATCTAATTCCTTGTCCTTATTATATGCCTGATGATTTTGTATTGATTGATTTCAAACTAACTGCATCGGGACAAGATATCAAACAGGGAGATACAATCACAATCAGTGGTTCTGAAGTTTATACTGTGATTACTGGTTCTTATAACAAGTCCAATGAGACCGCTGGAATTCTCTTCTGTGCGAGGAAGGTCTGATGGCAGATTTTTCAATTCCTAATCTAGGAACTGCTGTTGTTGGATTTGCTTCAACTTCTCCAGTTGGAGTTCAGACAACTTTTACCGTAAATAATAGTATTCCAGTTCAGGAAAATAGAGATATTAGTTTTAATGAAACAAGACCTGGATTCTTAACAGGAAGAAGACCTCAAACAGGACAAGTGTTCCCAAGAGGAGTCTATAGCAAGTAGGACAATTCCAAAACTGGCACACCCCCTTGACGGGGGTGTTTTTTTGTGTTAATATAAATACATCAACACGTTAAAGAATGTAACAAATCCTTAATGTTTGCAACACCCGCTAACCGAGACCTATGGGTGTATAAATTACGTCTCTCATATCCCCGCTAAGGGTGCGGGGAGCATAGTATCTCCACCATTTCCCTGATGGTCTTACTACCTGTTTATTACAAATGACTGCTACTCTTTCACGTCAAAAATCACAATCGAATATTTGGGAACAGTTCTGCAACTGGGTTACTTCAACCGATAACCGCCTCTATGTGGGTTGGTTTGGCGTTCTGATGATTCCCTGTCTGCTTGCTGCTACGACTTGCTTCATCATCGCATTCATCGGTGCTCCCCCTGTGGATATCGATGGTATCCGTGAACCCGTTGCTGGTTCACTCATGTACGGAAACAACATCATCTCTGGTGCTGTGATTCCTTCGTCCAATGCTATTGGACTGCACTTTTACCCCATCTGGGAAGCTGCTTCCCTAGATGAGTGGCTTTACAACGGTGGTCCTTTCCAACTGGTTGTGTTCCACTTCCTGATCGGTATCTATGCTTATATGGGTCGTGAGTGGGAACTTTCCTACCGTCTTGGTATGCGTCCATGGATCTGTGTTGCTTATAGCGCACCTGTTGCTGCTGCGAGTGCAGTGTTCCTGGTCTATCCTTTCGGTCAAGGTTCGTTCTCTGATGCGATGCCTCTGGGTATCTCTGGTACTTTCAACTACATGCTTGTGTTCCAGGCAGAGCACAACATCCTGATGCACCCCTTCCATATGCTTGGAGTTGCTGGTGTCTTCGGTGGTTCTCTGTTCAGTGCAATGCACGGTTCTCTGGTTACTTCCTCGCTGGTTCGTGAAACCACTGAGAACGAGTCCCAGAACTATGGTTACAAGTTTGGTCAAGAAGAAGAGACCTATAACATCGTTGCTGCTCACGGTTACTTTGGACGCCTTATTTTCCAATATGCTTCGTTCAATAACTCACGTTCGCTGCACTTCTTCCTTGCTGCCTGGCCTGTTGTAGGCATCTGGTTCACCGCTCTTGGTGTTTCCACGATGGCTTTTAATCTCAACGGACTGAATTTCAATCAGAGTATCCTGGATAGTCAGGGTCGTGTGCTCAACACTTGGGCAGATGTCCTGAACCGTGCTGGACTCGGAATGGAAGTGATGCATGAGAGAAACGCCCATAACTTTCCTCTGGACCTCGCTGCTGCCGAAGCAACTCCTGTTGCCTTGACTGCTCCTGCGATTGGTTGATAAGTTAGAATTTTCTAACGGAGACCCCGAAAGGGGTCTTTTTTATTGCTAAATACTTAAAGTTATGGTATAATAACTTTAACAAATAAACCGACTATGAAAACTTGTAAAATCTGCAATCAGTTAAAACCACTTACAGACTTTTATCAAACTGTAAGAAATGGTAGTCCATATGGGCATCACGGAAAATGTAAAAAATGTTATGTAAAAAAGCAACAAGAAAATTATGACCCAGTAAAAAAGAGGGATGAAAATTTGAAAAGAGTTTATGGTATTGGTATTGAGGAATATAATACTCTGTTAGAAAAGCAAGGGCATAAGTGTGCTATTTGCAATTCCACTGACCCGAAAGGTAGAAAATCTGGTAGAGGTGGTGGAGTAGATGTTTTTTATGTTGACCACAATCATAAAACTGGTGAGGTTCGTGGACTTCTCTGCAATGTCTGCAACAGAACTATTGGTTATGTAAATGAAGATGTTGAATTAATTAGAAATATGATTGAGTATGTTAAACGGCATAGGGATGAGCACTAATACTCATTGACCTCTTTGTTAAAAAATGTTAAGATAAATATGAGAAATAACAAAAGGAGGCTATGACTTCTTCTACACTTTCAAAACCAATTCAACAAAGGGGATGGTTCGATGTACTCGACGACTGGCTTAAGAGAGACCGTTTCGTTTTTGTTGGCTGGTCTGGACTTCTTCTTTTTCCCACTGCTTACCTTGCTCTTGGTGGTTGGCTTACTGGGACAACTTTCGTTACGAGTTGGTATACTCACGGGTTGGCAAGTTCCTATCTTGAGGGTGCAAACTTTCTTACTGCGGCAGTTAGTACTCCAGCAGACGCTATGGGTCATTCTCTTCTTCTGCTCTGGGGTCCTGAGGCTCAAGGGGATTTCGTCAGGTGGTGCCAACTTGGGGGACTCTGGCCTTTTGTGGCACTCCACGGAGCCTTCGCTCTTATAGGGTTTATGCTTCGTCAGTTTGAGATTGCCCGTCTTGTAGGTATCCGTCCTTATAACGCAATCGCATTCTCTGGTCCCATCGCAGTATTCGTTTCTGTATTCTTGATGTATCCTCTTGGTCAATCCAGTTGGTTCTTCGCACCTTCTTTTGGAGTTGCTGCTATCTTCAGGTTCCTTCTGTTTCTTCAGGGTTTCCACAACTGGACTCTCAACCCCTTCCATATGATGGGAGTTGCTGGTATTCTGGGTGGAGCACTACTCTGTGCGATTCATGGAGCAACAGTAGAAAACACGTTATTTGAAGATAGTGATCAAGCAAACACTTTCAAAGCATTTGAACCAACTCAAGAGGAAGAGACGTATTCTATGGTTACTGCGAACCGATTCTGGTCTCAGATCTTCGGTATTGCTTTTAGTAATAAGCGTTGGTTGCACTTCTTTATGCTTTTCGTTCCAGTTATGGGTCTCTGGACTTCTTCTATCGGCATCATCGGTCTTGCTCTTAACCTCCGTGCTTACGACTTTGTATCTCAGGAGATTAGAGCGGCAGAGGATCCAGAGTTTGAGACGTTCTATACGAAGAATATCCTCCTTAATGAGGGACTTAGAGCGTGGATGGCACCAGTAGATCAACCTCATGAGAACTTTGTGTTCCCAGAGGAAGTTCTACCAAGAGGCAACGCACTGTGACCGCACAGTATCTTCTATACTTGGTCATCTTCGCATTCGCACTTATCGTTATTTTTACTGAAGACCACGATGACGATGATGACCAAGATGGAGGAATCCTGCAACCTGCATATTCACAAGGAGGGGCTTGACTCCTCCTTTTTTATGTCCTTTTAAGTATTTTGTATTGATTTCCAGACAACCATTAAGTTATGTTTTAATAAATAAAATTTCAAGGTTTTGTTCTATAAACTATGATATTAGATCTGGCACATACGATTGCAGATTATACGATTTGTGGGGAAGGTAATGTATCTGAAAGAGTTGATAAAGATACTTTTTTAATTAAGGCAAGTGGTACAAGTCTTCATACACTCTCCGAAGAAGATTTGACCTTATGTAATACAAATGGAGCACAGATAGAATTAAGTCATAAGAAACCAAGTATTGAGACACTGTTTCACGCTTGGATTATGAAAACTTTTCCAGAGATTAACTATATCGCTCATAGTCATCCACCATATACCACACAGATTCTTTGTTCTGATGCAGCAGATGATTTTGCGAATCATCGTTGGTTTCCAGATCAAATTGTAAGAAATGGTCCTAAGTCTTGTTTAGTTCCTTATGCTCCTCCTGGAGAAAGAATTCTTGCATTGGTTGAGGAATATGTAACCAAGTTTGTGAATGAGGAAGGATATTTTCCTAAACTAATTCTTCTCAAAAATCACGGCATCATTACAGCATCTCCTTATCAGAAAGATTGTGCATCTGCAAGTTTGATGTGTGAGAAGTCTGCTGAGATTTTTGTTGGTGCCAAACTTCTTGGTGGTGTTCATTTCTTACCACAAGAAGAAGTTGAACATATTGAAAACTGTCCTGGAGAAAACTATCGTCGTAATATGTACTTTGAAGAATGATAACATCAGAAACACCCTATAAACTCGCAGAGATTATTCGTGATACTTGGCCAGGTCTTTACAGAAAACCAGAACCATCTTATAATGAAGAAAAGGAAATAAAAGATGAACAAGTATCGTGATGAGTATTTTTCAGTGATTGATAAAAGAACTGGAAGAAAGATTCTGGACTGTGGCGAAGAGTCTGATGCTCTTGAAATGGTTTCCTTTGATCCACATAACAGAACTTATACTCGTAATAAGTTTCTGATGGGACCTGTTGTGGATGTTGAGATTCCAAAGGCATTACCAACTAATGAGATTGTTGTGAATATGGATGGTGGAGTTGGCGGTTCTTGGGAAGTGAAAGAACTGCCACAAATCAAACTTCCAGAAAGTCAAGCAGAACCAGTGGTTGTGTAAAATGCTAAAAAAGATACAACACTTTCTTGAAAGAGATCAAGACATTACTTATTACGATGAGATCCATTATATTTTTATAACACTGAAGGAACTTGTTTTTGTTATTGGATCAAAGAATAAATAATTTTAAAGAGTCTGTATTCAGATGGAAGAGATTTATAGTTTAAAACCAGCATCAATATTTGAAGTTGGTGATGAGGAATTCTTCTTTGAAAGAGAAGAAGAAGGTCATAGTGATTATATCAATTCTGGGAGTCATTATGAACTCTTCTATGCTATTTCAAAATATTATGACCCAGATAGTATTTTAGAAATCGGAACAAGAAATGGATACAGTCTTTATTCTTTATCTTTGGGTTCGACCACTTTAAATAAAATTGTTGGATATGAACTGGATAGTGAATCTGCTACTCGGACTGAAGAGAATTTGACAGAATCTCTTGCAGAAAATATTGATATAAGAGTCGAAACAATTAATAGTCAAGAACTAGAATCTTTAGACGATAGTTATTATCTGATTCATATTGATGGCGATACAACTTTTGAAGGAAGATATCATGACCTTGAATTAACTAAAGGTAAGGCAAGAGTTGTATTGGTTAGTGACTTCTTTAGTGAAAGGAGTGGTAGAGATGCTGCCCAAAGATTTGTTTATGATAACCGCCACATTATTAAGAAGACCCACGTAATCGAATCTCTAAGGGGTCTTTACATTATTGAGTATGTTGGATAAATAATTCAAATCGCAATCGCTTATGGGACCTCTACACTCTCCAAAAGAATACTTGTTTCAGTTACACGCAACAAGTTCTGGGGAGGCGAAACGAATGTGGAGGCAACATATAAAAGAACAGTGGAATCATCAATGTGCTTATTGTGGGTCGGAGGAGAGACTCACAATTGATCACATTATCCCTCAATCAAAAGGTGGAGCAGACTTTACAAAAAACGTAGTCTGTTGCTGTCATGATTGTAACCAGTCGAAGGGACATGAGCACTGGAAATTATGGTTTGTTCAGCAAGACTTTTATAGTGAAGAAAGATTTAATAAAATAGAAGAATGGATGAAACCAGACCCTCCTCTTAATCTGTTTAAATACAGACCAAGAAGAAATAATGCTTCGTAGATTTTTATAAATAAACCAGAATAGTAAATACTGTTCCTTCTGGTAGATACCGAATGTGTTAAATGGCCGATCCAATTATTAGGTTTAAAAGATCAGCAGTCCCTGGTAAGAAGCCAACTTTAGAGCAACTTCCTCTAGGTGAGCTAGCCATTAACACATATGACGGTAGAATTCTTTTAAAGCAGGATAGAAACGGGGTTGGGATTGGCACCAGAATTGTAGAAGCTGGTGCAGCAACAACCGCTGGTAAGACACTATTCGTTACAATGAATGGTTCGGATGATAATACTGGTCTGAACCAAATTGATTCAAAAAGGACAATTGGTGCCGCAGTTTCTGCTTCTGGTCCATATGATACGATAAGGATTTTCCCTGGAACATATGTTGAGAGTAATCCTATCAACATGTGTGATAACCTTGGAATCGAAGGTGCAGAACTTAGAAACTGTATAGTTACTCCATCTGACCCATCAAAAGATTTGTTTTATATGGGCAATGGTTGCCATATAACAAACATCAGTTTTATGGGGCAACCATCGACAAATGGTGCGGCGGTTGTTTCACTAAGACCACTATTAGGAACTGCAGCAGACAGATATTTTGATGCTGCTCGAATGATTCGTAATAATATTGAATTTATTGCTAGAGAAACAGTAGGGTATATTACAAGCACAGATTATAGAAATCCTGCATTCAATATCGGAATTGGAACAGTCAATAATTGTATCGAAGATATTCGTTCAATTTGGAATTGTGTTTGCCACGACATTACCAGAGGTGGCAACTCCAAGTGTGTAGGTGCAGGTAAGTCATATTACAATGGTGGTGCAATTCAACATATTGTTGGTGTAAAGACAGAAACGATTGATGCAATTCAATACTCTGCAGGCATTGTTAGATCGATTATCAATAACGCTACTTGGGGTAGTAAGTCTGCTGGTATTGGAAGTCTATCAGTTACTAATGCAACTTATGATAGAACAACTGGTGTTACAACAATTACCGTAGCAAATCACGGACTTTTAAAGGATGATCCTGTAAAAATTATCGGTCTAGGATTTACTTGTAATTCTGGACCTGGAACAGTCATTTATCCAGATGGTTCTTTCGGATATATTTTCCCAGTCAAGAGTGTTGTTGGAGTTAATACGTTTGAAGTTGTGGTTGGTGTATCCACATTGGACCACTTCTATACGTCTGGTGGAACAGTTGAGAAATATACAAATTATCAGAATGAATTTACTCAGGTAAAGGATCTATCAATGCAAGCTGATCCTCTAACTGGATTTAATAATAGTGTGAATAGTTGTGCTAACGTTGTATCTGCAATTTATTCTTGCGTTGGGATTGTTACTACTATTATTGATGTCGGACTTTCTGCAAGTGGAATCAATACAAACTATCCTGGTAATAATGGTGCAATTAACTCAGGAATTCTAACATCTTCATTAAGTCCTCTGCAAGGAACTGGTCCAGTTACAAAAGGACCTTATGTTAGAAACTGCACCAACTTTATTCCTAATAGTATTGGAGCTAAAATTGATGGATTCAACTCTGAAGTAGGAGACCAAGGAGACATTGGTATTCAGGGTGCATTCCACGTTGATTCCTATACACAATATAATCAAGGTGGAATTGGTGTTTCCATCACAAACGGTGCTTATGCTCAGTTGGTTTCTATCTTTACTATTTGTACTGACCGTGCAATTTATACTGGACAAGGCGGACAGTTAGACCTTACAAACTCTAACTCTTCATTTGGTAGAGAAGGTCTTGTATCTGAAGGTGTGGGTGATGAAACTACAAAATCAACTGATAGATATACCGCAGGACTTACAACCCTGACAACAAGGGGTGATAATGTTGTCGTTCTCTCTGGGGTTGGTACATTCAGACCTTATTCTGGACAATCAGTTTATTTTGATAAGAAGTATTACTCAGTTCAGTCCGCAACAGTTACAAATCCTGGAGCAGGATATTCAACACCACCTTTGGTTACTGTTACTGCACCAACTGGTCCTGGTAACGCAATTCCTGCTCAGCTTACTGCAAATCTTAATTCTCTTGGTGGAGTTGATAGTATTAACATACTTACAACTGGATTCCAGTATGAGTTAGATAGTCCTCCAGTAATTACAATTGCTGCCCCTGTTGGTGGTGGAGTAACAGCAACTGCAGAACCAGTGCTATCTCCAATTTATTATTTGATTGATTCTGCAACTCTTCCATCATCTGGAATCACAACAGTCTCTCTGGTACAGAATCTAAATAATGATGTTGGAGCAGGATTAACTGCATATTTTGCTAGACAAAGTTTGCAAATCGCTTCTTCACATTCTTTTGAGTATATTGGTGCTGGAAATGCAATTGAAACTGCAAGACCTTCTAAGGGTGGAGTGACAGTTCAAGAAAATGAAGTTGTAAAGATTGATGGTGGTGAGGTCATTTATACGAGCACTGACCAAGATGGTAACTTCAGAATTGGTGATGGTGTTATAATCGACCAAACTACAGGAACAATTTCTGGAGCAATTTATGTTAAGAGTTTGTTCAGTCAGGTTACCCCATTCATTCTAGCTCTAGGAGGAGATTAATTAAATGGCAGCAGCATCGGCAGCAGTAAATACTTTTCAGACGGTAACACAAACCGTAGGAACTTCAAACGCAGTAGTTTATACTGCTCCTGTTGGATACACAGGAGTAGTTCTTTTGGCTCAATGCACAAATATGGGAGCTACGACTTATACAATGACATTAAATTTCCGCAGAGATGGATCTGACACTCCTTTAATTAAGGATATTCCTATTGCACCTAATGACACTGTTAATCTACTTGCAGGAAAATTAGTATTAGAAACTGGAGACTCTCTGGTTACCTCTGGTAGTAATGCAACGAATTTGAAATTTTTAACTAGTATTCTAGAAACTTCTAACCTCTAATTCGTAGAATAAAATGGCAGGTCCAATAAGATATCTCAGCGGTAGAAACGAACTTGTACGCATTGGTATTCCTGATTATACCGAAAGTAGATCAGTATTACAAATAACTGGTAGAGTCGGTATTGGCACAACCAATGCAACTAGTGACTTGTATGTTAAAGGTGGTGCAGAAATCACTGGTATTGTTACCGCTAGTTCTTTTGTTGGATCTTTTGAGGGTGAAGCAACAACTGCTGGATATGCAAAGACAGCAGGTGTCTCTACATATGCTTCTTCTGCTGGAATTGCAACTTATACTCCTACCGCAGGATTCTCAACGTATTCTGGTCAAGCAGGTTTCTCCACTTATTCTGAAGTTTCTGGAATCGCTACATTTTCTGATTATGCGACTTCTGCTGGTGTAGCAACTTATGCCGCTTCTGCTGGCGTAGCAACTTATGCACCAAAGGCTGGATTCTCTACATATTCTGGTCAAGCTGGGTTTTCAACCTACGCACAAATTTCTGGAATCTCTACGTTTTCTGGTTATGCCACAAATGCAGGTGTGGCAACCTATGCTTTTGTAGCTGGTGTATCTACATATTCGGGCCAAGCAGGATTCTCAACGTATTCTGAAGTTGCTGGCATTGCAACATACGCTGAGGTTGCTGGTATTGCAACTTATGCTCCCCTATCTGGAATTTCAACTTCTGTTATTGGTGGAATTGCAGATCTGACAAGACTGTCAGTAAGTGGAGTATCCACTCTAGGTGGTGGTCTTACTGTAAGTAAGGCACTAGATGCACAGAATATTTTTGTATCTGGTCTAAGCACATTCTCTGGCAACGTATCATTTGGTGCCTCTGCATACTTTGGTGATAATGATAGATTGTATTTTGGAAACACTCCATCTTTGGATATTTATCATTCATCTGGTCAATCCTACATTAGGGATATTGGTGCTGGTAATTTAAGATTGGAAACTAATGGTGCTGCAGTTGTTATTGCAACCACTGAGGGTGAAACTATGGGTTCATTCATAAGGAATGGATCAGTAGAACTCTATTACGATAATTCCAAAAAGTTAGAAACTGTTGCAACTGGTTCGACTGTTTATGGAACTCAGTTTGCCAATCAACTTTCAATTACTGGTGTTTCAACATTTGCTGATAATCTTGATATTGGTGATAACGAACTAAGATTTGACTATGGGGTAGCAACTCCTACTGGGTCAATCATTAGAACTTCTGTAGTATCAAAGGATGTTGATATTTTCAGAGTCAATGGTCTTGCTAATGGTATAAGTGGAAATAGTGCAGACTATGGATTTAATATTAAGTATTTTGGAACAAGA